CCTTTCCCTCTTGGTATACTTATATTGTATACTATTATTTCACCATTTGCAAGAAAAATTTTAAGCGTGCGATTTAAAAAGCAGTCATATGATATAGCTGGTCAACTAAAAGATAAAAAAACAGTCTCAGCATTATATCCTTCACTGTCTCGAAAACATAGCACAAAATTGTAAGCAGCAGAATCGCTATCGTCCAAGCTACCACCGTTAGGATAGATGTGAATATTACAATCAGCAGTTTTATCAGAAATATCAGAAGCGACTCGAACATAAAGTTTATCCTCTTCCTTCTTCACGATATTCAAGATATGCCAAGAGTACTTGACAACATTATCATACATAAAATCGTGGATAAGCTGATTCATAAACTTATTCATCTTACACTCCCAACGTTTGGCAAATGGCGGCATAAACATATGCACACTCCATATAACCTGCACTATATACTATCAATTCCTCAACATCGTCACTGCCGAGTGCGGCAATAACGAATAGCGGCGCATATTCAAAGCCCTTATAATTAACATAAGCCGTAACAGTCACATGCTTATCACAAAAAGAATAAGTATAAGTCTGCTCGTCCATACTTGCAATTGCCACATCCTCATGGCACATACGCATCACATGGTTGACGCTGGCAAAAACCTGATTGATAGTCTGCTTGAACTTCTTGCTGCTCTGGGTCATATTTTATCCCTTCCTTGTCTTTCTTTATATATATTATATAATAATATAAGACTGGCCGCAAGTATAAAATTATCGGTAGAGCATCTTAATTGCCATGTCGATAATGTCATTCATGTAGATGCTACCGACCTCGCATTTATAATCTTCTACATTAAACTCTAACGAATCGCAACCATCATAGAACAAAAAATGTACCCGACCAATAGGCCAGTCAGGGTCACGCTCAATGTACTCTTCAAAACAACTTATTGCGCAAGAGCAAAGAAGCTGATTGTCTGCCTTTTGCCGCACATCGAATGATACCACATTATCATACTCTTTAGGTTTACATGCTTTCCCAGTTATACATATCACCATTACTGCACTTACCATGAATGGTATCAAACAAAATCTTAGCGCTCCTCATTCTATTTCCTCTCTTAGAAAATAAAAACAGGGGCGTAAGCCCCTGTTTACAATTAATATAGAGACAACTTGTTCTCTGGTACGTGAACGGTAGAGCCATTCAGATACTTAACGAGGACTGTTCCGTTGCTATTGAAGTGCAAAATCTTAACAACACTTACAAGACCAGCAGGACTGGTATAGGTAACATAATCTCCAACAGATAGCTTAAGCATCTTCATTCTCTTCCTCTTCGTTTGTGTCTTCAATCCACTCATGGTCTTCATTGAGGAACCCGGCTTCTTCCAAGTCATATTTCATATAGAACCAAAGATAATCGTTAATCTCAGTCTCAGTGCGGGCTTCGCCCTCTTCATAGAAATACAACTCAGCTTCTTCAAGTCGGTTAACGATATAATCGTAAGCCTTTGGATGGTCAATCAACTCTTCTAACCAAGTCTTGCCGCCAGACCATGCTTGAAAACGATTAAGTTCACGTTCGACAACGTAACGCATATCTTTCTTCTTTCTCTTGCCTTTCTTTAATAATATTATATAATATTAAAGAGCGTAGGTCAACTAGAAAATAGTAAGGATTTTTGATTCTTTCACCATATCGCAGAAGAGCATAACTGCGAAGTTCTGGACAGGACTTTCACCCATTACGCCTTTCTCGCCTAGATATGTGCGGCCAATTTTGCTGTATGTAACATCCTTCCCGTTTTGATATTCACAATAAATATCAAAGTAGACAGGTACTTGCTTGCGGCCAACCACTATGAACTTGATACCATGATAATAGAACGTGCTGCGCGTCTCGCCGTTAGACTCACCAACCAGCCAGCCTTCATTATATGCGATAGTCTCCAAAGCCGACAAAATGTTAGAGATAAGGTTGCAATTCATTAAATCTCCTTAGAGTTTGCGACCACAGAAAGGACAATATTTAATCTCATGCGACAGACCGAACTTATCAATGCCATTATCGTAATACTCGCCAATGAGATAGTGGGTTTTATCTACGTAAGAGTAATGAATATATATACCAACGTCGGAACAGGCGCTGTCATAATCAGTGCAGTCGATGCTATTGCCCCAAATGGCCTTCATCTTGAAATTACAATACTTGCACATGTTAAACTCCTTAGAGATAGTAGACATCTTCACGCTTGGCGGTATGGAACACGCCGTCTTCATCAACAATGACAAGGCTATCGCAGAATAAAAGAACATCAATAACTACGCCATATACATCGCCGCACAGAGCCTTATAAAGAACCATGGAGCCAATCATGTAATTTCCTTTCCCTCTTGGTCTATATATATTATATAATAATATATAACAAAATGCAAGAATTTTTTATTGCGGCGGCATCAGAAGATGTACAAAAGCGCCATAAGGCGATACAATCCAAGGAATCATAGTTGCAAGTTCTACCACTAAAATGACTGCGGTAAATGCACTGATACCATAGCAGATAAAGCCTACCATTTCAAAAATTTCATATTTATCCTTCATATCGCTGCGCTGATACTTAGTTAGTTTTTCTTGTTCCCAATTAGCATATTCCTTGCTTTTAGCTATGAAAAATCGAGCCAAGACCAAAAGAGCAATAGTAATGGCAGCAAAAATAATAACTCTACTAACATGCGCCGCAATAGCATACGAAGCATATGCTGGAATCACTTCTTTGGTAACTGCATCAACCGTAATACCAAGTTGGTTCGCAATCTCTTGAATAGCTTCTGCGTCCATTATTCACACTCTCCCATCATTGAACGGCCTAAATCGGTGATAACACGACCACGCGGCTGCTTTTGAATATAACACTTAGATAACAGATAAGGCTCAATCTTCGTCTGTACAGTATCTTTATCCATACCAAGAGTAAGACAGATTGTATCTACACCTACAGCACGAGTATTGCTGTTAAGGAAATTCATATAATCCATATCGTCTTGATTAAGACCAAACTTATTGATTCCCATCATATATAGAGCTTCATCAACGATTTCAGGATTGATTATACCATCATTCATAACCAAGGCAAAATCATATACACGGGCTACATAAGAATTGGCATTGCGCGGAATGCCGCAATCTTATAGATACTCTTTTCATCAATCTTGATTTTCTTCTCTTGGCAAATCTTCTCTACAATAGATGCCATATCAGTTTTAGAATATGCGGCCAATTTAATTTGAATAGGAAAACGATTCAAGAGTGCATCATTAAGACCGCCATAAAGATTAGTCGCGGCAATAAGAGTGAAATGCGGCAAACTCACCCTTGTCGCTACACCGTCTACTACCACGTCTGCTTCAAACTGTTCCATTGCGAAATAAAGAGACTCTTGCAGTCTTTGCGAAATGCGGTGTATCTCGTCGATGAAGAGAACGTCATTCTCTTTAAGATTAAGAAGAATCTCGTCAATTACTTTCTTGTCGTTAATCGCAGGACCAGAGAAAGCCTTGAACCCGTAGCCAAGCTCATGTGCAATCACATTGGCAGTTGCGGTCTTGCCGCAACCAGACTGCCCAGTGATAATCGTGTGCGGGAAAGATTCGTTCTTAATCTGTGCTGCCTTAATATAGATTCGCAGCATCTTTTGGACTTTTGGCTGTCCTTTCAAATCTTCAATCTTACACGGGCGAAAACCAAACTCAGAAGCCATATAAAATCCTTTCTGCTTCATTTCTTAAATATATTATATCATTTTATATGGCTTACTACAAAAAAAAATAGGGCTATTTCTAGCCCTACCATATTAGTACTTAGGAATTCGTCCATTAAACTTACGCTCGCCGCATTTAGTAAATTTGTCGCAATCTAAGTAAGAACATACAAAGTTATCATCTTCATCGAAGATACCGTTATCACTATGGAATACATATACATCGTGCGGCTTCTCGTACTCTTCCCAAGCGTCCATATTGTAGGCAATATCATGTGCGAGGAAAAGTGCAATATCTGCATCACTATCTAGAATAGGGATTACCTTCATTCCACGATAGGAATCAACACCATCTTCAAACCAGTCCATCATAACAAAAAACATATTTACCACTCCACTACTAAAACAAAATGACCGTTACACGGTGTTATATAACAATTATAACCTAAGCTATGATAATACACAACAATACTGCGGCGAAATTCTACATCCTGCGCTCGTTCATCATCACAAGGAAAAAGCTCGACCTTACAACGAAACTTCATACGCTCTGCCGCAGCAATAATCTCTTCATTGATTTTATCTTCTAGCTCTTGTGGAATATCATACTCATATTTATAAAGAGTATCATATACCATTGTGCGGGCATCGTTAGCAATCATAAAATACCTTTCTAAAACATTGCGCGACAAGTTACAACTGGGCGACCTTGCCAATCGCGCATACAATCTCTATTAAACCAAGTATCACAAGGGCGATACTTAGGTTCAAACCAAGGACAATTAGGACAAGACGCACGCAATGGTGCGATACTGCCTGTCTGTCGCATCCATGCACGGCATACATCTTCATGAATACATGCGGCCATTACTCATGCTCCTTACGATAACGCTCAGCATCTGCCGCAGTCGCTAGAAAATACTCATGCTCATGGCTGGGCCAATTATATTCAACAAAGATACCCATTGAGCGTAGAAGGGACTGCGCACCGCGAAGCTGCGTCTCATAACGTTCACGATTCTCAGAGAAAGCCTTTAGCTCACGTTCAGACTTGCTCTTTACAGAAGTGCTGATAATACTGCGCTCAATGTCTTTCGTTGTATTGAACCAGCTTAGAACGCTCTCCTGCTGGTCTTTTGTAAGATAATTATAATGTTCTGGATAATCAAATGTACACATATCTACTCTTTCCTTACTGTAATTGTAGACTCACTACCGAGTCTATGTCCTATAATTGCATTATACCCAAGTTTCTGCAAGATTATACATATATCTTCACATTCTTTTTGTGGCATTTCATATACGCAATATTCAAAACCAATAGATGAACCAGATGTTTCTTGCTCTTGGATAATGTCTAAGATGCGTTTGAGGTCATATATAGTATCTTTTTCCATAATCACAAATTTATTCTTTGCTTCTTAGTTTACGGATACGCTCTTTAATTGAATTAAATACCAAAGAATCGCATCTGTAATCAATGCTGCTTGAGTCAATAGTGCAATCACAGCACATCCCAGACTTGCTATAGTAGCAACAAGAGTCATTGTTGGAAATACATTTATCTAAGTCCTCTTCTAGCTTCTTCCAGCTATCCGGCTGTGTAAGATACATTTGTGAAATGAACCTTCTGACACCATTCTTGTACTCGACTGTCCATTTGCTATCGGTAGTTTCACCGCTCAGGTCGTAAATGAATTTTGCAACATCCCGCTGATTTCCATATTCGTCATATAGTGTCTTTGTGTCTAACGGAACCTCTTTACCTTCGGCATCTTTGGGTAGTGTGATTTGAATTGCCATTTAATCTCCTTTTACACAATCATATACTCGTCTACAAGACCCTTGGCCTTAGCGCGAGCAGGCATATAACGACCAGCCCACATGCGCTTGATAACATCATCAGGTACACGTTCAACACCTCCGCGCTTAGCATTCTGCGGCAAAGCGATGTCAAGACCACGGTTGAAGTACACAAGGATAATCTTGTCGGCGTTCTTGCCGCAATTCTCAACGGTCTTGCGAAGCGACTTCCAAGAAATATGAGTAGCATCTGCAATAACATTAATATCATTGCAAAGATTGTCGTTAATCTGACTATAGAAACCCTTAATAACGTCACTCTCATACTTAAAGTAATCCATAGAAGGAAGAAAATCAGGGTCATTTGCCATATACTCAAAGCGAATATAATCACGAGAAACAATTTTGGCATTAAGTTCGGCGTAATGCTCATGCGCCCAAAACGACTTGCCGCACCCGGGAATTCCTGCTAGAACATAAAGGTTAGCCATATTTATCTCCTTCTTTTGGCTTAATGTCTAATCGTAAAGTCGATGTGCTTTTCTTGCTTTATCATATTCCTGCTTTGGATTATATTCATCTTGGCATTCATGTGTTAAATGCCAAGATTTACATATTTTACATTTATATGGGCGAAGAACTTTAGAACTATTAACAAATACAGTCTTTGCCGCACACAATGCATCATATCGACAGGAATACTTTCTCTTTGATTTACAAGTATCTATGTTTTTATACCTTACATGAACGAAGCGATTACAAAGAAAACTTTTATCGTACAACTTTGTTGTATCTTCAATCATTGGGCGAGTATCATTATAGTATCCACAATTAACTTTGCTACCATGTTCTTTAATTCTATTTTGACATACGGTACAAATGAAAGTAGGCATTTTATATTCTTTCTCTTGGCCTTTTCTTTAAATATATTATATCATTTTGAATTGCCGTCTGTCAATAAAAAAATAGGGTAACTTCTATAAAAGAAGTTACCCTACATAATGTGTGGAGGAAGTGACTGGTGACGCTCCAGATTCCCTGTTAAGGAACACATCGCTTTCGAGGCGAGTCCGAACGCTGGTTCGATTCCACTTCCTTATGGCGGCGGCGCTCTGCTTCCTAGTCGTTGCTCATTTCGGTCGCTGCTTTAACACCACTGCCAATATGCGGCGTTGCCTATTCTACCGCAAAAGCTGTTTTCGGCACAGCTTCAAAGCCACCGCCAATAGGGGCGTGAATGTATGGCGGGGCAACTGTAATACGATTCCAATACTTGAATCACAAGTACGTTCTGATTAGCAGTCAGACCTAACTCCCCGTTAGTTGTCTGCCCCATATAAACAGCATCAGACCTCTCTCGTCAAGTTTCGCTATGAGGAAGCGCTTCTGAGTTATCATTATCCTGTATCTAATGCTGTTTTAAACTAGGTAGGAGCGGCGTAAGAGATTCTAACTCTCACCCAAGGCTTGGAAGGCCTGTATGCTAACATTACACCAACGCCGCGTATTAATTATATAATAAAGTTAGAGGTGCGGGATGAAGAAGTTGAATCTTCGTTTCTTTCTTATAAGGAAAGTGTCCTAGCCGCTGTACGAATCCCGCATTACTGTAACCAATTTTAAACTATTGGTGAGACTTTAGCCACTTCTGAACATACCAAAGCTGGCCGCATCCACCACCAATATCATCTTGACCAGCTGGGTCAAATGTCCTTACATTATAACCCTTTTCTAAGAACTTATTCTGAAACTTCTTAATAACATCTAAGTTCCTAAACGCAGCATCTTTCATGGTTTCATCAGATGCGCAAACTACACTAAAAGTAAAATTAAAGATTACAGGAGAAAACAGGTCTGTAAGTTCTTTAAAGTTCTTATCTTCATTATTCGTTCCATCAATGCAGTAGTTTAAGAATGGATGCCTACCGGTTTCTTTCCACCAAACAGTTCCAGCATCTCTAATCTTTTGAAGATTCCTCTTCGTCATACTCTCCATCATTGCACATCCAATCATTGACGCATACCTTTTCAGGTTCATCTTCAATCAGATGCTTGCGGCAGATGCCTAGATACCAAAGGTCTATTGACTCATAATATTTGCAATTGCCGCATATATTAGTCGCTTCAACCATTATTTCTTCTTTCTCTTGGTTTCTTTAACTATATTATAGCATATCTTTTAACCAAAAGTCAAGAAAAAATTAGGCATAAAATTCGTTGAAATTATTAAGCCAATCCAAGAGAGCTAAAGATGTAAGTGGAGCCATGTTCCATAACTGCTCAGCACAATAAGTGCTAGTATGAGAAGGATTCTTTTTCATAGCATTTACAACAAGGTCATGGAAAACAGCACGGTCAACCTTTTTAAGTTCATCTACAATCTTCTCAATATCTTTCTGCTGACTAAGGTACACAATGAAATCAAGAATCATAGCAGTCATTTTATTAAGGTGCATACTACACATTTCACTCATATTTCTCCAATTTAGGATGAATTGCCCATTCACCGCACCTATCTCCACTTTGCGGTGAAGGATGTACTGTATAGATATTATAATCTGTTGGGTCAATAATTACATTTGGAGGAAAGCGATAGCAACTGCAATTTTTGTAAAATCTGCAATTGCCGCAGATACGCTGGACCTTATGCTTGACTTCCATTTTACTCTCCAAGCTCAATCTTCTTCTGCTGGACATCGAGCCAAATGTCATGAATATTAACAGGAGTAAGATTATTAGTGTCAACACCTACATGATATGTCCAATCAACAAGGCCCTTGGGAGCCGCATCATGGACATGACCATACAGAATTACATTGGCGCTGTCTCCACGCATTTCCTCGGGACGCTCGTGAATCATAATGAAACTGACATCATTGTAATCAAGACAAGATACCTTGTTTTCAATAATCCAGCCGAGCTTTTCCATTTCAGCAATGCGCTTCTTGGTATCATGATTGCCGGGAATCACATGAACCTTTCCATTGAGACGAGAACCATATTTAGCTACAGTCTCAAGCGGTCCCATGAAGCAATCACCAAGATGATAGACAGTATCATCAGGAGATACAACGGAATTCCAGTTTTTGACAATAGCTTCATTCATTTCTTCGACCGTATCAAACGGACGCGTCTCTTGACAGAATTTCTCAACAATGTTGACATGATTAAAGTGCGTATCAGACGTGACAAAGACGCTCATTGAATCTCCTTTCGATTTCTTAAATATATTATAACATAATATATAGCCAATAGTCAACAAAAAAATAGGGACTCAAAAGAGTCCCTATAAAATATCAATGTGTGCGGAAAAAGTTTATTCAGTGTTGGATGGTCATAAAAATTGCTATATGAAGTAACTGAATAATAATCACGCACATTTGCGTCTATATAGCTCGCACACTATATAGGCGAGAAAGGGGTCTACAAATAACGGTAAGGAAAAAGTGTAAAGAGTATAGGTGGGGTTGCCTCTTTCTAATGAAAGCTGCTCTTATTTAAACATATAACGAAGTAACTCTTTACTAATCACTTGCCGCATAAGAGAAAGCGATACGGAAATAGGTGTTTCAGTTTGAGTAATCAGCTCAGAATGGAGATTTGAAGTATCTGAAACGTTATCACGTATCGCCTACTTTAATAAAATAAATGCGGAAAAGATAAAATCAGTTTAAACGTGCAACCGACACAGAGCTGGAGTCGAACCAGCGAATACATTTTTCCAGAATGAAGTAACTGATTTATCATCACGCATTATGTTAATAAATGTGGAAAAGTTAGATTCAGTATTACAATACATAAACCCAAACATACGAAGTAACTGAATCTTAATCACGCATCTAATAATTGTCTGGTGCCGCATCTAGGTAACGCTCCTAGCCAGTCATAGACATGGAATTTACAGTCCCACCCTCGTCTTTAAAGGATTACTGCGGCGTACTGGTGAAGAGATTTGAACTCTTACGGGTCTAAAGCCCAACTGATTTTGAGTCAGTCATGTCTGCCATTCCATCACACCAGCGTTTTTAATTTGTCTGTTCCTGAATCCCAAGCTGGTCAAAAAACTCGTCTGGAATAAACTTGTCATCCAAAGGCTGGTAGTCTTTCCAGATAATTAGAGGATACCAAGTCTTTGACCACTCGGTAAATTCAGCAAATTCATCATTATATCCAAAAGCAACAGCGAAACCAAACCAGCTTGGCTTGACATGCGGGAAAGTCTTTTTGATAATTCCCTCGTTGTCAACAAAATCGCCGATACGACCGCAAATAGTACAAACATTCCTATAAGCATAAGTCCATGTGCCAGCATACTTATCAAAGTAATTTATAACAATACTCTTATCGTAAGTGTGCTTATGATTGGCTTTCTTCACTGTCTTTTTCTTTTTACGAGCGGGAGCATTGGCCGCATCATCGGGAATATAAGCATATTTAGTTGCCAACACTTCACCTTTATAGGGATACGAGGACATCAAAGCTCCTTTTTTTACTTTTGGATAAATTGAATAGCTATCTACTCTGCTGGAATGGTAGGACTCGAACCTACAACAATGCGGTTAACAGCCGCAGGCTCTACCATTGAGCTACACTCCAGCAGGGTAGATAAGCCACGTTTTGTTCTATTGGAGTGACAGGACTCGAACCTGCGACACGTTTAGTTAACAACATTCTACCAACTGAATTACACTCCAATAGAACGAATTACTTAGACAAAAGGATGTTATGAAGGTAGTTGTCTGCATCTTCAAACGTATCGAAGTCTTTGATTATCTCAAAACGAACAGTAGAGCAATCGGTGTTGACACGAATTGAATAGATGCCGCAGGTCTTTTCACGACAAATGACGAACTGCTTCATAACAAACCTCTTTCTCTCTTGGTCTATATATATTATATAATATTATAAACCAAAAGTCAAGAAAAAATATGCGGAAAAATTGGGGTCAGACTAACAAATGCAGCGTACCGCATTTAAAATATACCATAAAATCTTCATGAAGTAACTGAATCCTCATCACGCATAATAAATAAACTTAATTAGGAAAGAATGACACCCTGCTTTGCCTTGTTAATCTTGCGGCGAAGTTTGCGCATGATACCTACATTCTCTGAGTTCTTACCTTTACGATTGATAAGCATCTGATAACGCTGTTCCATCGTCTCGATTGACTGTGCCATACTTTCTTACCTTTCTCTTGGTTTGCTACACTAGAAGAAAACAAATGGTCAAACCTAACAGCGTACTGAGCATTACACTTTTGGGTGTTGGCAATAAGCCGCAGGGTCACTGGTTTGTTGACGGTACTGTTGACTATCCTTTTTCCCTTTTCTTCTAGATATATTATATCAAATTATTTAACTGTTTGTCAAATAATTTTTTATAACAAAATTGGTCGCGAGGTGCCATTGACGCTATGGCTTAACAGAGCTTATGAGACTCCGTGAGATACTGACCTCCCACCCGCAATTAAAGTAGTAGTTTTCACATCTGCCGAGGTTTGAAAACTACCAAAATATACCAGATTCCTCTTCCCCTAGGCGCTTCTTTTCAAGTATGCGCTGGCCCGCATTGTCTACGGCTACAGAGACGGCATATATAAAATCTTGCAAGCAAGATAATATAATCACGTGGACGGTTTCAAACTGGGAAAACCGCCAACCCTTTAATCTATAATCCCTGCAAAAGACTATAGAAGTCGGGAGACATTTACCTTGCAGCGATAACCTCTCCCCAAGCATTGGATATAACATAATCGCTAGGTGCTATTCTCACCAATTAGACTAACCGCCGTTAACTCGGCCTGTCCGGGAGTCGAACCCGAATCTTCACCATCACGATTTGTTAACTATATTATATAAAATTACTCGGCGTTTGTCAAGTAATTTTTTTTAACTGGGCTGGCTCTGAAAGACTCGAACTTTCATTAATGCGGTCAGAGCGCACTTTCCTATTCCGTTAGAAGAAGAGCCAAAAAGTGGGCAAATTTATATAGCGACTGCCCAAACCGCTAAATTGACTTGGGATATAAGCACAGACGAGTTCAAAGTTCGCTCTACTATATCACTTGGAGAGTGTCTAAGATTAGCACTCTATTTTAACAATATAATACATATATTGTTAAAATACAACACTAATTTTATATATACACCCAATGAAAACCATATGCCGTCTTTTCTTTATTTTCACAAACTTGCTTAATATGCCTTGAAATTCCTTGTGTTGATTTATTTGTAGTGTAGTTATTATCAAAAAGCCAAGCGGATGCTTCGTGCAACGATTGAAAAATCTTGTCTTTTTCTATTAAACATACACTTTTAGAATATCGTTCTTTAGAAAGAACATTAGATTGCAGTATTTCTACATTGCATTGTTTACATGCGTACCTAACCGTATCTGCACAACAATGAAAATGTTTTGCTACTTTTATCGTATCATGTGTTTCAGTATACATATCAGCTATTTTTTGATAATCATAAAAAGGTTTTCCGTCTCCACCTTTTGTAGCATTATATCCATTACAGCCATATGTATTTAGCTTAAAAATCCAATATTCTTCTCGTTTTGCCGCATCTTCAACGGAGCATTTTTCTAATTGCTCAACATGAAAATGCTCAACGCCATATTTATTCATAGCAGAATACAGAGGACGTTTTTCACATCTTTCTTTTCTGCTATCTGAAATATGCTCTTTAAATCTTTTGCTGATTGACTTATTAGCTTTTCCAACATATTGTTTTCCGTTAACATCGTTGGTAATTACATAAATATAAGACATTTTATCACCAACTTAAATAATAAATGGAGCCAACTGACAGTGCTGCCCTGTCTGCTTCGCTTTACAAAAGCGATGTATTACTGTTATACTAAGCTGGCTTTACCAAAAGAAAAATGAGCCTGCAATACTCTAGAAATCTTGCAGGCTCTAACACCACTATTACAATATAAAAGTTATTATACCATATTGGTATAACGTCTGTCAAGAACTTTTTTAGCTGTCAAACCAATAGACAACAAGAATATCTTGCGGAGTTAGATAATATGCTCCTTCAATGCTACAATAACGCTTAATGTCTTCGATGAAATCACCGACACTATCTTTAAGTTCATTGTTAGAGGAATGACTTCCGAGCATATCATTAACTGCATACTTGTGAGAGTCAATCATATTATAATGGTCAATAATATCAGCAAGCGTGACAACATTATATCCATATGCGCAACTCTCTTCCCAGTCTTCCCACTCTTTGAGAATCTTTCGCGGCACAAGACCATCATACTCAAGATATTTACCGATAGGATGGTCAGCTTCATCTACATATACGCGTCCATTACCGTCCATGAGCCAAGAAAACAGCTCATAATTGCGGCCACAATAAGGGTCTGCATACTCATACGAAACAGCACCGTCGTTGTCATACTTAGTATACAGCTCTACTGGATAATACTCTTCACATCCGTTGTCCTGTGCGTATCTACTAGTCTTCCTAGCAAGATAAACATGAATGTCCTGTCCCATACAAAGCTCCTTACAGCGTGTCCCTGTTATATACTTGGCAGGAAAGGTTTAAGTCCATAAGATTATCGTAAATATCATTCAGTCGATTTGCAATGTCCGCACGAGTGTTGTTCTTGCACGAACGACCATTGAGATTTTTAATCTCGTTTTCCAAGTCACTCAGCTCAGAGTTGATGGCATGTTGTACCTGGTACAAATCATCACCAATAAGGCCTTCAACGCCAGTTGCGTAGTTCGTATTGTGATAATTGAAAAGCATCATGGACTCTAGTTCATCATAGTTGAAGCCGTTCTCTTTCAAGCAAACGTCCAAGTCGCGCTTCGAGTCAATATTGTAATATTTATCTTTGACAAACAAATCCATGATACCTTCCTCTCTTTCTTTAACTATATTATATAACTTCTTAAACCTCTTGGCAAGAACTTTTTTTAACCAAATAGCTTTAGCAGACGAGCGAAATCTTGGTCAAGAAGAGACTCATAGGAAGGACGGCTTGTGCGAACAGTCTTTGCATCCTTGGTATCATTTTCAATTTCCTCAATCTGCTTCTTGATTTCCTCAGCCTGAGACTTTAGGTCAGCGAGCTTTGCTGCACGCTCTTCGCGCTCCTTCTTAATCTTCTCAGCCTGTTCCTTATCCTTCTTCTGCTTGCGGCCATTGGATACAGTCATAAGCTCGCGCGTAAGAGTGCTAGTTAGTTCATCAATAACCTTCATAGCATCTTTGCCACTAGCTTTATGGTCTAGGTCAAGACCGTCAGAATCAGTTACATGTACACCAAAGTCTACGACACCATCCTCATTTGCTGTCATAGCTAGATTAAAGTTTAAACCATAAGATTCTGCCATTTACCATTCTCCTTTTAATTCTTTTGTTGCTTTAACTTCGTTAATATTATAACAAATATTTTTCTAGAAGTCAACTATTTTATTGAAAATATTTTAGTACCAACCATGAGATTGCCAATGTGCAGCCGCATTTTCCCAGCTACCATATCTATTTGATACATATTGTTCAGCAACCCTGTCTTGATTTTCCTGCGACAAGTCTCCATTCAAATAGGAAATATCAAGCTGATATGCGCCATAGTAGCGTCCATTGGTGGCACTATAGCTGCCGCCACTTTCTTTAGAAACAATGAAGTCGCGCGCTGAACCATTCCAAGAGTAATCAGCATATGAATAACTTGGAACGCTATACGAGCTAGATTGCTGATTCTGGTAGTTTGCCTGCGCAGCCGCTTTAGCAGCAGCTTCTTGAGCCGCACGTTCTTCTGCTTCTTTCTTCTCTTGGAGTGCTTTCTGTTTCTTATCTGCACCATACTGTTTCCAGCTATCAAGTCGAGCCTTATACTGTTTTAGTTCTGTAATAGTGTCGCAAACAGATTGCTTCTCCATAATATCTTGAATCTCTAAAATATCATTCTGTTCAAGATAATCTCCGTAATTTTGAATAATATATATGACTTCATCAAACTGTGAGTCTTTCATATTACATTTATCCACTAGCCATGTCTGAGCGTTATCGTACCCATCTTCCTTATATGGAATCATAGCATCAAGTGTAGTTGTGCGTACTGCTGCATTTGTAATTTCGTCATTAACGATAATTGCATTTGCTTCGTTTACACAAAAAGCATTTGTCACGCCAGCGAGTGCCACTACGGATAAGCACATAGCCAATGCTTTCGTTTTGTTTTTAATGAATTTCATTCGGATAATTCCTCTTTCTATTCCTATACGACAAGACGATTGCTTAAAGATATATAAAAAATGTGGGCAAAAGATTATAATCATTTGCCCAATTAGTTAATTTGTAAAACGGATTTGCTTTTTCTTTAAGACCTCGCCAAGAGACAGAAAATCTTCACACTTATTACAATGATTTGATAGACGCTTGCAGCAACGGCGTTCGCAGTCAATCTTACTTGCGGTGAAACTTGGATGGATTGCATCACAATGAAAGCCCATATCTACATCTTCATTGATTTCGCTCATTTGACCATGCCAATACTTGTTAATAAACCATGCGCGATATAGAACATCAAACTTCGCCCAGTCATACGGCAGGCCGCATTCAAATTCAAAAACATCAAAATATGGATTGATAATATCCATATCTTTTGGCATGAAAATTGGAGCCTTTGGATTGATACCACGGTCAAGTGTCATTGACGGCACCTGATTTAAGATTAGCCGCATTTGAACGTTATTCTCTTGGCAAATGTCATGTACATTCTTTAGATTATAACATAAATCATCAGCAATATATACATCAGATACACCTAGATTGATAAAAGATTCAAGACAAGAATAAGTTGGAACCTTCATATCTTGATTAAAGAAAAATTTATATGAGTTCTCTTTAAGTTCTGCGGCCTTTGTAATATCTGTTGGCGCTACGCGGATATAAATCTTGTCTGACACCTTATTAATTGACTTGACTGTAGGCATATGAATACCTTCTGGGAATTCAAGATTGATACGAGTATCCTCATACTCCTGCACAAAGTCAATAAGGTCTTCAATTGAATTGCGAGATTTGTAAAAGAGAATGTTAAACTCTTTGACTTCATCATTCAATTCGCCATTCAATTGAAATGGAATTGCCAATTTAATCATATATCATCCTTTCATAATAACCTATTTTATATTATATAACAAAAAAGGGCAATTGTCAAGAGACAATCACCCTAAAAATCATTAAAGATATACGGCCAAACGATTCCACAACCATTGCGGCAAATCAGAAGTCTCAACCTCATAAGAATCCAAGAGGTCATAGACAATATCAGCAGAAGCCCGCCCATCATATTCAGTTTCAATAGTCTGGATTACAGCATCGACCTTCTGCTCCATTTCTTCCTCAGAAGCAAGAAGCATCATGGGATTGCCCACAGAATTATCCATGTGCAGCATTGTTAGTCCTCCATCAAAATGTCGGCAATCTTATACATATCTGCGTAAACTCGCTCTACGCGCACGCCATAGATGTTGTGAATCATATCAATTGCACCATCAAGATAATACCCGGAAATATCATCATGATACCCGGAAATATCATCATGATGCTCAAGATAATAGTTTGCAAGGTGCAGAATAGCAGTGTTATAAGAAGCCATCATATCTTTTCCTCTCTCTTGGCTATACCATAATTATAGCATATGATATAGCCAATCGTCAAGATTAATTTTCAAACCAGTTACGCAACTCGATTACCGAAGGGCAAGTTTCTCGACTTTGCTCGCGGCACTCTTCCACGAACTCAGGAATTGCATCCATAAGACGAGGTTCAAATGCCAGCTTGGTCTTGATATTTTTGATAGTCTCAATATCACGTCCAGTCCAAACCTGCTGCAAAACTCCACGAGCCTGTTTCCAGTTCTTGTACCAAGGGGTCTTATATTTCACCATGAATCCGTCTGCATCCTCGAAGACAAAGCCCTCGATATATGCACGTGCGGCCCACTTGTCAATGAAAGATTCAAACTCCTGCCAGTTAGCAATGACTTTGCTAAGAACCTTACAATAGAATCCAAAATGTCCAGCTACATCAATAAGGGTATAGTACCCCGCATGGCTATAGTTGAAATCATTGTACACCAAGTCCAAAAGCACGAGGTGAGGATGCGAATACTCAACGATATGCGGGTCATGGATTGGGTCAATGCACTCGAAGACAGCAGTGCAGTCATTCTTGCGCAGATATTCTGCGAATTCCTCCTGCTGTGCAGTGGTCAACGTCTTGTCAAGAACGTCACAGATATATCCTGCGAAATCTCCCTCATTTGTGCTCTTGGATGCGATGAACAGCTTACCGTTCTCGGTCGGGTCGGCAGAAATCATCGCAAGAAACCCGTTAGACTTGACATATGCGCACACGGGGAACACAAGATTCTCGCGCAGGCTAGCCATTTCAGTCTCAGGACGCTCTCCAATGTTAAAAAACTTGTTGTACGAACGTGCAACAACCTTATTATCTTTTACGAAAAGTCCGCGTGCCTTTACATTGATGGAATCCCATGCTTGGTTGAAAAAGCACTTGTTTGAGAAATTAAAAGAAGAGATTCCATTGGCAAGATGCTTCTCGCGCACAAGCGAGCTATTACGCAGCATATCGACTTCGTTCATTTATCTTCCTCTCTCTTGGTTTAATAATATTAAACCATATATAAATGTGTGCGGCAAATATTTTTTTCTACAAAAAAAGGGAGAGGAACTAGTCCTCTCCCTTAGTAGCATTTTCTTCAAACTCCATGCGCTCTAACTTTTCCTTACGTTTTGCCTTATAAGTATCGTCTTTGCGCTGACGAATTAGTTTTGCTTTGTGGGAAAACTTTTCAAAAGTATCATCATCGCTATACTCAAGTTCGTCCCAGTCACGAATTTTCACAATAAATCCTTTCAAAGAAAAATGCTGTCTAATATAAGTCTGACAATCTGTCTGGTGGGCTATACAGAACTCGAATCTGTAGCCTAAAGATTAGAAGTCTTTTGCTCTATCCATTTGAGCTAATAGCCCGTCAAACAGATTGTCTAGAACTTGTCTAATAAGTGATGATATAGACCTTGCGGCTAGCGTCGTGATAAATCTGCGTCACTTCTGCTAAAATGTTGTGCAGTACAGCATCGCCAACAATCTTCTTAGCTTCATCATCGCCATATGCGAGAATAAAATGCGGAACAATTGCATCATATGTATCACGAACAGGAACGCGCTTGCCATTAACGAAATCTACAAGGGTAGTATACTGCTCACACCATACAAATACAAAATTCGGATTGAGCTTTGTAATGTATGAATTCATTTCCTTGTCAGGAATAATAATACAATTCATTACTTAAATCGCTTTCCATAATAATATGCGTATACAGAAAAAAGAAAAATAGAAACAATTCCTATAATTACAATCAACATGTTATCACCTTAGTAAAGTTCTTGAAAAGCCAAACCATTGTCATCTGTGTAATAGATATGGCGAATTCCTTTGTCTCGCAAAGCGTTAAGACATGCGGCGCAAGGAAAACTTCTGCCCATAAGAAGTGGCTTGCCGGGTGAAATACGATAAATATAAATATTTGCCTTGCTATAATTGATATTTATATCAATGCACTTTGGAATGTTTAGCAAACAATCCATTTCAGCGTGCAAATAATCATGAATAGGCTTTCCATTATATCTAAAAGTCCTATATTTGCGATTATACTTTTTCTGCAAAGGATTAGTCTTGCGACTATTATGACCAGTAGCAAGAACACGTCCCTTGTATGAGATTACCGCCCCGAGTTTGAAAGGTTCATATGTAGATTCCAGTGCCGCCTTTCGCGCCAAATCAAACATCTTCATATCATGCTTACTAAACTCAGCCATTTATTAAATCCTTCCACATCTTATATTATATATAATATCATAAGATGTATCCAGCGTCAAGAACTTTATTTCACCAAAGTAAAATTAGGATGATAACCAATCGACTTGCCGCACAAAGTCAACAAATTAACGCAGTTAGAGATAATACGCTCATACTCTTTAGTGCTATTGGCATTCTCCAATAGAGAGATAGAAGCGGCCATAGAAGTTTTTGCAAACCCTACAGGGCTTAACTCAATATAGATTTTTGCTTCTGGTGATAAATCGTTCCAATTCATATGACCGCATCCTTTCTTAAACTAAATATATTATAGAATAAAATAATTCAAAAGTCAATAATTATTTTTCATCGTATGCGGCAAAAGCATTTAGCATTTTAGTGATAAGAGCGTGCCTTACAACATCTGCTTCTGTCATGCGTACAACGCCGATACCAGATACATCTTTCAGACTATTGGCAAGATATTCAAGACCGCTTTCGCCTTTGGAATCTTGCTGAACCAAGTCGCCGCACAAGACAATCTTAGAATCTTCTCCTAAACGTGTGACTGCGAGCTTTCCTAGAATCGTATTCATGTTCTCTGCTTCGTCCACGAGAAGGAAAGTTTTATATAGAGAACATCCGCGCATATACCCTAGCGGCAACATTTTGATTTTACCCTTTTCAACATATGAATCAAGTTTCTCACGCCCGAGAACTCGTTCAAATACATCCATCATAGGAAGTGCATATAGTGAAAACTTTTCATCAGCAGTGCCGGGAAGTGCGCCTAAATCTGCTTCACCTTTTGCGGAAACCATAGGACGAGAGATAACAATACTATCTACATTCTTATTGATAAGCTGAGACAGCGCATAGCATACTGCTGTATAGGTCTTGCTTGCACCAGGAGGTGCGATACAAATAGTGATAGCATTGTGCCGCATACTATTCAGATATTCAAGTTGACCTTCTGTGCGTACTTTGATTTCTTTTTTACCATATTTCAAAATCGTGGTAGAAGAATCAGAATTATCAAAAATACCACCATCTGCACTTTGCTTGGCAAGAAGTCGCACTTCATCCGTACTAATATCATCCTTTGAGCAGGCAATTTCAATCAGCTTTTCAAACACCTCTTGGGCTTGATGGACAGATTTCTCTTTGCCAAAAATTACGATATTATTTTCTTCCTTAGAGCGTCCAAGATTAACACGAAGTGTATCGTCAATTTGCTCTTTTACTGCCCTTATATACCTATCTGATGGGCCTAGCACATTGACGGCATCAATACCACGAGGAATAGACACATTAACTTGGATACTGTTGTTCAATAGAATCCCACCTTTAATCTAATACTAGTTCCGTATTCTTCTTATATCGCTCATAGTCCTCTTGCGGCACATCAAAGATAGTTAAAATACCAGTTTTGATATAAACTCCACCCATATTTCCATCACGTTTGATGCGGCTAAGAAGGTCTTTCCAACCTTCCTCAATAACTTCAACACGCTGTTGCTTTGGCGTTACAACGCAAGCCGTTGAATACTTACAGCCTTCATCGCCAGCAGTTTCACCGCTCATATAGAGATACTGTGTAGTTTGGCTAATATCTTCCTTATATGAACGATAAATTGTGACCATGTTATCCATGAGATTTCCGAGTACATAAATTTGTAACACTGGTCGAGTGTGTTTATAGTCGCATATAACTGTAGTAAGCCAATCTGTTAAAGTCATATCTTCACATTCAAATTCTGCACCAGCAGTATCCATTAGAAGAGATTCAATATCAATATCTTCTTCATCATCGTCTGTATTGAGGTCAATAGCTTGAGAAATATAATATTCAATTTCATCATACGAAATCAAATTGTCAAATTGTCCATAGAAAGTATATGGCACATCATTTACAATAGTTTTAATTTTGCAATAGCGCATATTAACCTTTCATCCTATAACGCCTAGAATATTCCATCATACAACACGCGGCCGCTTGTGCAACATTTAATGAACGAATACTGCCATCTTGACGAATATAAATCATTTCATCACACTTGTCAATAATTTCCTGCGGCAAACCATCGCACTCACTGCCATATACAAATGCGGATTTCATTGGAATATCTGCATCGAAAATATTCTGAGGATTATATTCAGGAATATTATCTACAGCAAAGATACTATATCCAAGAGGATGAAGAATTTCAATGACTTCATCAAAATTATCCGCATGATATACACGCTCTACATGAGTGCTGCCAACCGCTCCCCTTCTGTCAAAACGCTTGCGGCCAACGACATAGGTTTCCTTTGCAAGAAAACAATTAGACGCACGAATGATTGAACCTACATTGAAACCGTGGTCGAGATTAATACAGATATTCACTAGCGGCATACGGTTAGGTTGAAGTGCCGCACGAATTTCCTCAGCAGACCACTTCTTATAAATGTCAATTACATTATTACTTGGCTTTGCTTCTGTATTTATACCATGTGAATACTGAGTAATCATAATATCCTTTACATATTAACCAGAATAGTAAGCATTAAATATCCATAGTTCTTATCAACTTTAATGTTGAAAGTAACCACATCTGCCTTTAAAATCGCGTCATGTTGTTCCTGTATCCATTCATTAAATGGAACAGAAGGAGTGCTCATTTCAGGAATGTTATACATCGCAAATGAAATATATAAGTTATTTCGCATATCATCATCAATAGCATCTAACAGACAATAAACATTCATATTTACCACTCAATCAATGAAAGCTGGTCAGTAAGGCGCTTGGACAGTTCATCATCTTCAATATAGAAAATATCTTCCTTGTCATTTACAAGATAATTAGAGATAATCTGCCCAAAACGCTGGTCAGGATACTGCTCCCAAAGGTCTTGAAACTTTACAAGAATATCATAGATTCTATTTACATCACGCATAATTGTTCCTTTCGAATATAAAATCAAGAGACTCCTACTGGTAACGCTCCAGTTTAAACGCCTTTGCAGGGCGCTGCATAACTTTTCTGCCAAGGAGTCTCTTGACTTTATACTTATATTATATTATATATAAAGTCAAAAGTCAATTAAAACATTTCAAGAAATGCCTTATAGATTTCAAAACGAAACTTCTCAAAACGTGCGGCAAGTGCAACATATGAATAGCCGCACACAAAAAATACATATAGTACAAACAGACAATCTGCCATTACTACTCCCTAGAATTAAACATAAGACATGCTACAGTGTAGCCTACAAAGAAACCAATAGCAAAACAAATCATTACTTAATCTTGACCTCCTAAATATCATTGGATACGTATGGCATGTTATCAATGTTTTTCTGCCGCAGACTTGCTTTGGGGCAAATTTTTCTAGTTTCTAGAGCTATATGCTCCATATAACATTTCCCAGCAATTGCCGCAATCACAAGAACAGTGATGCAGATAATTGTAATAGCATCAATCCCCATTACTCCTCCTTCTCTTGGATTTTATTTAAGTCTATTATATAGCAAAAAAGTCCCAAAGTCAATAGAAACTTTGGGACTAATTTATATTATTTTGTATTTACTACTGGTGTTGACCCTTGCGGCACAACGACAGTATTACCATTCTTTGACATTTCCTTTAGAGCATCAATGTACTCTTGGGTTAGAACATTATCAGTTAGAGACTCGTTGAGTACACGGTTTGCTTCTGCTTCTTTCGTAGCTTCAATAACCTTAGTCTCACCCTTAATCTTTGCAGTCTCCTGCTGGTTCTGAGCCTTAGCTTTCTCTACTTCTGCGGCCTGAGAATCAGCATAAGCATTGGTAATGGACTTAGCATAAGAAATATCCTGAACGCTTACCTGTTCAACAGTAAGACCAATCTTAGACCACTTCTTTTCAAGAGCCTTTTGGACAGCCTTGGTGTACTGAGCGCGGTCAGTCAGCATTGTAATGGTATCAAATTGACCTGAAACTTCACGTGCAACAGAACGGAGGTCATTAGCTGCGTAGTTCTTAGTAAAGTTTTCTTGAGTGCCATATTCAGTGTAGAGATACTCAGCTGTCTTCGGGTCAAGACTATAGTTAATCTGAATATCAACATTAGCAGAAGAGCCTGATTTATCATTTACAGTTACGCAAGGACCTTCAGCAGAACCACCATCATAGGAGTATTCTGTGTCTTTACCGTAAAAGTTGATTAGGTTATTGCGCGTATCAAACGTAATTACATCGTTCCAAGGTGCGGTAAAGTGAAAGCCTGCATCTGTAGTAGAACCAGCTAGATTGCCTCCAAGAGAACGCAGAACAACTACTTCACCTACATCTTGAGAATAGATACTGCTAATGCCAATAGCAACTAGACCAAGTACAACAACTACCGTTCGTCGTCCTAATGGAACTCGCTTTTCATGTTCATCTTCTTTGAAGAAAGATAGGCATGTGGCAATTCCAGCAATAGTAATGAGAATACCGATAATAAAAATAAGAATTTTAAACATTATAACTTTTCATCGTAGTTGATTTCAATATTTAATTGTAAATTAGATTGCCTTTAGTTGGTCAATGATTGGCAAGATTTGCATATTATTTGTGCCGATAGCGTAATTTTGCTGCTCTGAAATAAATACAATCCTATCAAACGGTTCATCATCTTGCGGAGAAACCTTGCATCTATACATTTCTGCAATTTCTTTTTCGCTTAGACGATGATATTTGTCACGATTTTTATTACGTGCAACGGCTACATTTTGTGGAGTTTCAACCCAAACGCAAATTACTTCACAACCATTGCAATTTACATTATTGAAAAACTTATCTCGCTCAATACGATTTATATTGCGGTCATTCGCTACAACATAGCGATGTGATTTCAAAGCAATATTTACTGTATTATAGAAACGCTTGTCAACTGTGTCTGCATCTTCTGAATTATACATGCGGCAATTATCTCTTTTGATTGCCATACAGTCTTCATGTGAATCTTGAATTGTCTTTGCAAATACAGACTTACCACTCTGCGTTACGCCACACATTAAAATTAGCGTATGCTTCATTTTAGCCTACCAATAGATAGAATATTTGCTAATAGTAATGTCAATGCGGTCAATGCCACGGAAATAAGTTACTTGATAATGGTCATTGCGTGCCACCTGATAACCAAGAGACTCTTCAAGGGATGCAAATACTTCCTTCTGTGGATTGGTGAAGTCTTTCTCTGCGGCAGGAACGATGCTACCGCTCTGAACGATTTTTTCATAGAAGTCAGATACATGCGGATAGAAGTCTACACTATTCTTACCATCATTGGCTGCTTTCTCAATATCTTTCATTACAATATTGAAATAATTATATTTTTGAACTTGCTTGAACCGCTCTTCCCTTTTCTTCTTTAGAGCGACATAACGCATGTCACGTGCTTTTTCTGCTGTAATTGGTTCCATGTAATATCCTTTCTTTTATGTGTTGGCTATATTATAAACCATAATCATATTGTATGTCAATACTTTTTTAGAAAGAATTTTAATTAAAAATTTTTCTTGACAAAAGACTTGAAAATCATTATACTTTTAACTGGGTTGTTAAGGGGTTTACCCCTTAAATATATATAAAATAAATTATATTAGTTTATAATATAATTAAAATATATATAAAATAAATTATATTAGTTTATAATATAATTAAATTAGTTTATATATGTATATTGACTTTTATATATATAAGAGATATTATATAATTGTTTTATATATAAAAGATTTTATTATAAAGAAATTCCTGTGCTACGCACAGTAATTTCTATTAAAAGAAGAGAAAAAGGATTAAAGAAAAATAAACTACTTTGCTACGCAAAGTAGTAAAAAGAAACAGTAAAAAGAGAAGAAAAAAAGTTCTTGCGTGCGGCCAAAAATTTGTGTATAATGTAATTACGAAAACAAGAGAAAGGATTTTATAATGTCTCATTTCAATAAGTATGTGCATCTTGAGCGCTCGACTCGTGCAGAAGTTCAGAACTTTATCGGTCGTGACACAATTTTGCAGCCGAAGCTGGATGGTACGAATAGTTCTATCTGGGTAAACGATAATGGAAATATTACTTGCGGTAGCCGTACTCGTGAGATTTCTATCGAGAAGGATAACGCTGGTTTCGCTGATTATATCACCAACACTGACGATACTGAGGTTAAGGCACTAAAGAATTGGTTGCTTGACCATCCTAATTATATCATTTACGGTGAGTGGCTTGGCGGTGTTGATGGCTGCAAGTTCACTGGTACTATCAAGACTTATCTTGAAGGCGGATTCTTCATCTTTGATATTCTCAATACTAAGGATGGTAAGTATGTTGATTATGATGTATGGTGTCCAGTAGTTAGCAAGTTCTATCATCGTTGCGTTCCTGTCATTTGCCGCATTAGCAACATGACTTGGGACGCTGTGAACAAGCACGTTGACGAGTGTACTTACAATCTTCCAAAGGGGACTATCGGTGAGGGCATCGTAATCAAGGCTTACCCTTGCGTGTGCGACCCATGGGGTAATGTTCAGATTGCCAAGATTGTTCGTGACGAGTGGCATCATGACAAGTCTAAGAAGAAGACTGTCTACACGGGCACTGACTCTTTGGAGAAGGAGTTTGTAGAGAAGTATTGCACTGATGCTTTTGTCGAGAAGGAAGTCAATAAAGTTCTTATCGCTCTTGATATGGAGAAAATTGATTGCAAGAACGGCAAGTTCTTCGGCATGGCTATCAATAAGGTTCTTGACGAACTTATGGAAGAGAACTTCTGGGATTTCTTCAAGAAGAAGAAAGCTGCTTCTGTCAAACTGGCCGCAATCAAGGATCTTACTCAAGCACGAGTACGCGAGTACATTCTTAACAACTAAATAAAATTTTAAGTGGGCTGTCAAATTTTTCTTGACTGCTCACTTTTTATATGTTATAATTATGTCAAAAGAAAAAAGACATTCTCTAGGGAGATTTAATGACACTCGAAGATGCAATTATTCAAGGCCGACCTGAATATAAGACTTTTGATTTGTTTGGTTTGGTAAATCAAGATGGATATACGCATTTTGTATGGCTTGGAAATGTTGACCAAGTATATGATTGCTATCAAGACCAAGAGATAGAAGCAATTAACAATTTTACTAAAGAAATTCGTTTAAAGCATATCATAGAAGAATGGGAGTATTAAATTATGTGGATGATTTACGGAAAGCGCACCAAGGAACCTTATATTGATAAGCAGTTCCGTATGCTTACAGCAAAAGGTATGCGCACAACTGATTCAAGCAAGGCAATGATGTTTGTCGAGAAGAAGGATGCCGAAGCATTTCTTGAGAAAGTCAAAGCTGGCAAGACTTATTATGACCCTATCTTTGAAATCCGCAAGGCTCGCTAATGTATACATATATTGGCGAAGACTGGGTATATAAAAATCTTGTGCCGCCAATGAATGTTGAATTGAAACATGGACAGCAATATGATATTCATATTGAATCTGATTCACAGATGATATATGTAAACGGTGTTCCTATAGTCACAGAGTCAGTAGAAGTAAGAGTAGTTCTGCCACCAGATTATCAAGCATGGATTCCATACAATCCAGCTAGATTTATAAAAGACTGGCAACCAAGTGGATGATTATACAATCGTTAGCCTATATTGCCATGAGTGCGATAATGATTCATGCCCATTGTGCCGCATAGGTGAATATGTTCCAGAAGAATCTAGGCAAGGATGCACTAGAAAATTAGACAATGATACATATGCTGAATATGAGCATATAAATAATGAGATTCTACCCTTTCTTTCTTTTGGTATGTACAAAAATGAGACTGAAAGGGTAGACGAATTTTTAAAATATGTCTATAAAAGATGTCCTATCGGTACAGTTTTAGATGAAAAAGGCAAGGCCATCGGCACTAAAAAGAAAATAATTGACAAATGCAACTCTGAAATGATATAATATAGTGGAACGAAGAAAGGAAACTATATGAATAAATCAGAGATGCTTAATTTTATTGATAATAGGTTTCGTAATTGTAATCCTGAGTTTTTAAAATTGTCTCAGGTATATTTTGAAGATGCCGTTGAAGATACTTTTTATAATTTTATTAAGCAAATTGGCAATACTATTGGTGCTGATTGGGTTAATGGTGGTTGTTCTAAATCTGTATTTCATTTTAAAGAGTTTGACAACTATGTGTTTAAGATTCCTTATATTGGATTTTTTCATATTGAGGATGAAGATAATCAATATTTTAAAGACTGTGCTGAGCAAGAGCGTGTGCCTACGTATTTCTGCTTTGATGATGTAGTCCTTTATAAAAATGCAAATAATGATGGTGCATATCCAGTAGATGCAAATGACTATTGTGCGGTTGAAGAATATATTTATCGTATTGCCCGCAAGTATAATGTTAATCAGATGTTTACTAAGACTGCTTTTTTAGGTTTTATATGCGGCGTTCCGGTGTATGTTTCTTCTTGCGCTGGGAAAACATATAGTCGTAAAAAGAGCAATTGCCGCAAGACGGATAAAATTGCAAAGGCAATGATTGATAAAAGCTGCAAAGAGCACAAAGATAGCTATAGTGAATTTTATACTACAGAGTGTGGCGTTTTCATTGAAACGTATGGTCGAAGGGCAACTCAACGCTTTATTGATTTTCTTTATAAAGAAAAGATTTCAGACTTGCATACTGGCAACTATGGTTATGATGCTCTTGGCAATTTGAAAATCATTGACTACTCTGGTTTCCATGACCTAGATGTTTTCTAAAATTTTACTTGACAAGTCATATAAACAGATGTTATATTTTCCTTCCAAGAGAAAGTGATAAAATATGTCTAAGTTTAATAAAAAGGTTAAGCCCGAGCGTTCTATGTCATACGAGGGCGGCGAGAATTACAAGAAGGATGTACTTGAGGATTGGATGAATTTCCTGTTCTCTAGCAAGATGGACGATGGTTTCTACGAGAATGCCGACACGCAGCAGACTCGTTTCATCGAACTTACGAATCTTGTAATTGATAAGTATGGCGCTGAGTTCACTGGTAAGTGTGCCATGTTTGCACGAAACCAACTTGGTATGCGTAGTGTCTCGCAGCTTGTTGCGGCTATGCTGAATGGTCAGAGCTTTGAGCGCAAGCGCGATTTCTATAAGGCTTTCTGTCATCGTCCTGATGATATGTCTGAGATTTTCGCAGCTGTTGACATGCTTGGTGGCAAGCGTTCTCATTCTATGATTCGTGGTTTTGCAGATTATATGTCTGGTCTTTCTGAGTACAATCTTATGAAGTATCAGATGAATGGCAAGCGCTATAACATGTATGACCTTATCAATATCATTCATCCCAAGAGTGGCATTGTTGATGGTTACATGAATGGTAAGCTAGAAGCTGCTGATACTTGGGAAGTCAATATCTCCACTGGCAAGGATAGTTGGAAGAATATGGTTGAGGGTAATCGTCTCGGTTATCTCGCTCTTATCCGTAATCTCAACAACATTCTCGCAGAGGACGTTGACGACGAATGGATTAAGCGTAATCTTGTAGACCAGCTTATTAACGAGGTTTCTATCAAGAAGTCTCTTGTATTTCCTTATCAGATTTATATCGCTTATCGTAATTTAAATGTTCAGAATTTTGCGGTCATCACTGCACTTGATACTGCTTTCCGCATTGCTTGCGGCAACATGCCAAAGTTGGAAGGTAATTCTGTTATCATGCTTGATGTCTCCGGTTCGATGGAAGACCGCTATGGTAATAAGTCCAATCTCACCATCAAGGAAGTTGGCGCTTGCTATGCTGCGGCTCTTTACATTAACGGTAATTGCGACTTTGTAAAGTTCGGCAATCGTGCTAAGTCTGCAACTTTCAAGAAGGCTTGCGGCCCATTCCAAGTAATTCGTGAAATGTGTGAAAACGATAATTGCGGTTATGGAACTGACATTACTCCTGCTTTCGGTCTTATCAGTGACAAGAAGTACGACCGCATCTTCGTTGTCTCTGATATGCAGGTGATGGCAAGACAGTATACTTATTGGGGAGATAGCACTGACGGTATGTGCAACTATAATAATTATTGTGCTGTACATGGCCGCACAATTCTTTATAGTTTCGACCTCGGCAACTATGCTGACCAAATTGCTAATCCAGGCAATCCCGACGTCCACCTCATGACAGCTCTGAACGATAACGTCTTCAAGATGCTTGAGTATGTAGAGAATGGCGGCAAGTTATACGACTACATCAACGATAACTACCACTTCTAATTTTCTTTCTTTTGGTAAAGGCACTCTCGTGGGTGCCTTTTTTTGTATTGACACTGGTAAATAAATCTGTTATAATACATATATAGAGAAAGGAAATAGAAATGGCAGAAAATGTAAATAAGATTCAGAATAGGGTTGAAGAGCATCTTGGCGCTATTATTGCCACAGGCAAGTATTGGCAGTATCCGTATCTTGTATGCGCAGCCAATGGTTCCATGAATTATAATCTATGGGACGAAGAATCTGATGTTGATACAAAGTTGCTTATGATTCCAACAGCATATGATTTGTTCTTGGATAAGAAGCATCTTAATAAAGTCGAGATTATGGACAATGACGAGCATTGTACAGTTAAAGATTTTCGAGACTATTTTAAGATTCTCCATAAGGCAAATATTAACTTCTTGGAAATTCTTTGCACTGAGTATTATGTTGTTAATCCTAAGTATAAGATTTACTGGGAATATCTTCGTAAACATTGTGATGATATTGCCAATCTTAATCCGCAGAAATTAATTTTTTCTTCTCTTGGAATGGCTATGGAAAAGGCAAAGAAGATTTGCCATGATTCTCCTGCAAACCATGAACTGATTGAAAAGTATGGGTATGTGGCGAAGGAATTGCAACATATCATGCGACTGTATCTGTTTGTCAAGCGTTATCTTATTGATGGAGCGTCATTCTCAGAAGCTATCTGGATTGATGAACGTAATTCTTTAGGTAAAGAGAACCTATATCGTGATGAAATGATGGCTATTAAACGTTATGGTATTATATATTCGTCAGAAGATGCAAAGGCAAAGGCAGAACACTATGTAATGAAAATGGACGAGCTTATTGAGAATAATTCTAAGTTTATTCCTGAGCCGTCTAAGGATGCGGTAGATGCACTTGAATCAACTCAGTTTGCTATCATGAATTCTTATATGTCCGCAGCCTATAATAAACGATAAGGAGAAAACAAATGGCGCATTGTCAGCTTACAGATTGCGATTGGAATGAGGAAACTAAGGTAGCATCGGTTACTATTACTTCACAGTGGGGTAAATTCGTTGAATACGCTAAGCCGCATGATGAAGATATGGACGTTGCTAATAAGTGGATTGGTTGGAGCATTGCCGAATACAAGTGCCGCATGAAGCTACAGCAGAAGCGTGCGGCAGCTATGCGTGAACGTTATAATGGTCTTGTGGCTTATGAGGACCAACTTTGGTATTCATTTAAGTACAATGATGCACTTCGCTATGCTAAAAAGGATTGGTATGATGCTCGTGACAAGTATCATGTTTTAAAGAATAATTTCCGCACGTTCTGCAAAGACCAAGTGGAAAGCCGTAGAAAGTTCTTAGAGGACTTAGAGAAAAAGGGACTGTAGTTTATGATGGGTGTCGATTGCTATAATCGGCATCCATTTTTTGTTGACAACTGAAAATGAAAATGATATAATATCTATAAAAGAAAGGAGGACTTTTGAGTAAAATTAAAACTGTAAAAGGTTCCTATATAGAAGATATTACAGGCCAAACTTTTAACAGACTAACAGTCATTGGATTAACTGATAAACAAAATAGTGATAATCGTTGGCTTTGGAAATGTCAATGCTCTTGTGAAAAACATAGTATTGTATATACTTCTATGCACCACCTTAAGTCTGGAAATACAAAATCTTGTGGATGTTTAAAATCTGAAAAGTGTGCCCAAAGAAATCATGACAATATTTTAGATTTAACAAATACAAAGATTGGTATGTTAACGCCAATTAAATTGCTTGAAACTCCAGATGGAGAACAAAAAAGATGGCTATGTAAATGTGATTGTGGAAATTATGTTGAAGTTTTATTAGGAGAACTTCGTAGAGATAATTATGGCAATGATTCAAGACACTCACAGTTAAGTTGTGGATGTATGAAAAGGTCTGCTGGCGAAGAATTGATTATACAATATCTTGATAAACATAATATTAAATATGAACCAGAAAAATATTTTTCTGGTTGTATTAATCCTAAAACAAACGGTCGTTTGCGTTTTGATTTTTATCTTCCAGATTATAATTTATGCATCGAATTTGATGGTGAACAACATTTTAAAACTGGTAAATAGGCTTGGACAAAAGAAATTAAAGCGGAGGACATTCATTATAGAGATAATTTAAAAAATCAATTTTGTGAAGACAACAATATTAACCTATTAAGAATTCCATATACTGATTATGGCAAACTAAATAAAAATGATGATTATTTAATGAGGAAAATTAATGAAGCAACATCGTGAAATTGAATCCTTATCTCCATTAGAGCATGTAAGATTACGTAGTGATGTATATGCGGGAGACTGCTCTGATGCAACTCAATTGATTATTGAGATTTTAGGTAATTCTATTGATGAATATAATATTGGATATGGCAAAGAAATTATCGTTAAAGTTGATAATATAAATCATATCTATTCAGTAGAAGATTACGGTCGAGGTTTCCCTGTCAATGAGCTTAGGGAAGATGGTGAAACCACTCTTCAAGCTAGTTTTGACGTTCTAAATACCAGTGGTAAGTTTAGGAATGATGGCAGCTATGCTGGTGTAAGTCTTGGCAAAAATGGCCAGGGTGGTAAACTCACCAACTTTCTTTCACATTCTTTGGAAATATATAGTTGTCGCAATCATAATTATGAATTTGTTCAGTTCAAAGAGGGTGTTTTTCAAGAGAGAAAGTTAGGTAAAAGTACAAAAGAACATGGCACGACTGTTACTTTCAATCCTAGTGAAGAGTTTTTCGATTCTCCTGCTATCAATGAATCTAAAGTAAAACAGTTTTGCAATGAAATTACTTGTTTATGCCACGGTCTAATCATTGATTATAATGGTCAAAAGATTTTTCATGAAAATGGAATCGCAGATTTATTGAGCAGTCAAGTTAAAGATAATATTGAGATTGTTTCAAATCGTTTCATTGAAGAGTTTACCTATGGTAAACAAGGCATGAGCGTTGGACTAACGTATACTAGCTCTTCTTCTTCAAGTATTATTTCATACGTCAATTGCGGTTTAACTAGTGCTGGCCCACATATAGCTTCTATGAAGTCTACAATTACCCGTATTCTAAATAAGTGGGCTAAAGAGAATAATCTTCTGGGTGATAAAGATAAAAATCTAGATGGTGTTTCTTTACAAGAAGGTTTAATTTTAGTTTCTAATATTACTGCGGAGAATGTAAAATATGAAGCGCAAGTAAAAAGTACAGTTACTAAAATTGATACTGATTTCACTTCTATTTTTGGACAGCAGCTAGAAGTATGGCTAGATAGCAACCCAGAAGATGCAAAGGCTATTCTTGAAAAGGCTATCCTTGCGCGAAAAGCAGCAGAAGCAGCTAAACGTGCGCGTGCGGCAGTTAAGAATAATAAAAAGCGTGGCAGTAACTTTTTGAAAATGCCAACAAGTCTATCTGATTGTTGGTCAAAAGACCGTTCTATTTGTGAGTTGTACTTAACAGAAGGTCGAAGCGCATCTTCAAACATGGTTGCTGGTCGAGATTCTAAATTCCAAGCTGTTTATGGAGTTCGAGGAAAAATGCTTTCTGTGTTAAAGGTAAAACAAGAAAGTATTATAAAGAATCAAGAGATTAATAATTTGATTCAAGCTCTTGGTTTAGAATTTAATCCTAAAACCGCAAAATGTATTTATGATAAATCTAAATTAAGATACGATAAAATTATTACTGCTACAGATGCTAAATAAAATTGGCTGTGTAATATTTTTCTATTAATCAATAGGGTGCTTATTTTCTCGACAAAACATTATAATCATGATATGATGGATTTCATATTAGATATAGATGGAAGTCAAGTTGATAGGCGCTAACGGGGAAACCTAAATTATATATTTATAACATGGCAATCCCGTGACAAATTTTGTAAATCTAGCGCCTTTCAAAGATACAGAAAGGTGTAAAACATGATAGGTATTTATAAGATAGTCAACAACATAAATGGTAAGTTTTATGTTGGGCAAAGTAACGATATAGATAGACGATTTGTCGAACATTGCTCTCCAAGCAGGTATAAGCAAAGTAATATTCCTGTTGATTGGGCAATACATAAATATGGAAAAGAAAACTTTTCTTTAATTGTTCTTCAAGAATGTTCTGTTGAAGAGTTAAATGAATTAGAAACATATTGGATTGACAAAACCAATGCGATAAAAGAAGGATATAATTGCAACAGGGGTGGAGATTGCGGCTCTCGTGGAGAAGGAAACCCAAGAGCTAAGTTATCTGCATCTGATGTAATGTTTATTCGTAAGTGTTATAATGAAAGACTTATTACACAAAAAGAAGCATACGAATCAGTAAAAGATAAAGTAACGTTTGGAACTTTTCAATCTGTGTGGCAAGGCAAATCTTGGTCAAATATTATGCAAGAAGTATATACAGACGAAAACAAGAACTATTATCAAAAAATGGCTGGAATAAAAGTTACTTCTAAACTAACAGAAGAACAAATAATGCTTGCTAGAAAAAAATATGCCGCAGGAGCACAAGCAAAAGAACTTTATGAAGGCTATAAAGAAATTATTACATATGAAGCATTTCAAAAAATGCTGTGCGGAATGTCAAACAAGCATTTGCCTTATTTTCATAAGAAAACAAATAGATGGATTTTTCCTGGAGAACAGCCAGAAAAAAATGTCAATAGAGTAAAAAATAATTCTGGAAGATACACTACAAATGCTTATTCTGATGAAGAAGTACTTGAATTTAGAAAGCAATATGTTTCACAAAATTATAAAGAAGTATATGAAAACAGTGATAAGCGTCTTTCTAGAGAATCTTTCCAAAAAATGCTATCTGGAAGAACTTATGTTAATGTACCTATTTATTCTAAAAAAACTCATGAATGGATTTATAAATAAAGTTGTATCGACTATCGCCGGAACGGGCGAGTAAAACTATTATTGATACATAGTTTGAAATAATATCTTGTATTTTAATACAATAAGAGATAGTCAGGGCTTATAGAAATATAAGAATAACTGGATTTTGATGGTTTCGCAATCGAAAACTTAATGCTCAATATCTTTTGGTATATTTGTCCAGAACTTATTTTAAATGGTCATGTATATAGTTCTGAACCTCCACTTTTCCGAGTAATTACGAAGAAGAATGAGTATGTATATTTAAAGGATGATACGGCATTACAGCAATATAAACAAAAGCATCCAAATAATGTTAAAGCAATTACTAGGATGAAAGGCTTAGGTGAGCAAGATTCGGACGAATTATCATATTGTCTATTAGACCCATCCTCACGAAACATCAGTCTACTAACCGTTGAAGATGTTGAAAAAGCAAATAATATGTTTAATGATTTATATGGTAAAAAGGTTGAGCCGAGAGTAGAGTTTTTAAATAAACACTTGGAGGAAGCAAATATTGGATAAATCAAATCTTATTGAAGTTGTTCAACAGAATTTTATTGACAGCTCATATGATGTAAATTGTAATAGGGCTTTTCCAAATGTTAAAGATGGATTAAAGCCGGGCCAAAGATGTATTCTATGGGAAATGTATACTAAAAAATATACAGCCGACAAACCTCATGTCAAATCAGCTAAAATTGCAGGGAGCGTAGCGGCGCTGTACTGGCCGCACGGCACCCAAGCAATCTACGAAACCTTTGCTCGCATGTCTCAGCCTTTTACCAACAATGTACCAGAGGTTGATTTTCACGGAGCGAATGGTAATGTAATCTTGGGTGGAGACGCAATCGCAGCAGACCGTTATACAGAAGCGCGTCTTTCTAAAATTACAGAAGAGTTTATGTTGAATGGAATTGAAAAGAATACAGTTCCAATGATTCTAAATTTTAGTGAAGACGAGTATATGCCAGTAGTATTGCCGTCATATTTCCCTAGACTTCTGGTTAATGGCGCTCAGGGCATTGGCGTTTCAATTGCAAATAATTGGTTGCCGCATAATCTGAAAGAAACAATTAACTTAATTGGCAAATACGTTAAAACAGGAAAATTTGAATCAGATGAATACTATCCTGATTTTCCTACTGGTTGTACAATTGTTAATAAAGATGAATTATCTTCAATCAATAAAACTGGAAAAGGTAAAGTAATTGTAGAAGCTACATATAACATTGATGGTAATGAAATTACTTTTACTGAAATGCCTTATCAAGTATATATAGAACCTTTAATTGTAAAAATTAAAGAACTAATTGAATCAGAAGATTTAATTGGTATTAAAGATGTATATAACAAGAGTGACAAAAATGGCATAGCTTTAGTTGTTGAATGCCAAAGAGGATATGCGGCAGAAAAAGTATTGCAGCAGCTATTTCAAGCAACTCCTTTAAGGTCACAATATAATGTTAATCAGAATGGAATTATCAGTAAAACACCAGTACTTTTAAATCTACAACAAACTGTAGACGAATATCTATTCCATTGTTTTGAATGTTTGAAACGTGAAACTGAATATGATAAGAATATCGCGGTACAAAGGAAAGAGATTCTAGAAGGATTAAAGTCTGCTTTAACAAACATTGATAAAATTATTGAAATTATTCGTGGCTCAAATGATAAAGCAAGTGCGGCAAATGAACTTAAAAAAGAATTTGAATTTACAGATAGACAAACTAAATCAATTCTTTCAATGCCACTAATGAAATTAACTAAGTTGGATACTCAATCAATTGAAAAAGAGCTGTTAGAAAAGAATGAAATCATTGCAAAGTGTGATTTAATCTTAAATGATAAAAAGGAACTTGATAAAGTATTCTTATCAAAGCTCAAAGATATGGGCAGGAAATATAGTAATCCGCGCCGCACTAAGGTAGTCCAAAAGGAAATTACAAAGACGAAAAAGGCAAAGTCTTCTGCATCAAAAGAGAATAGGAACTTTGTCATTGCTTTTAATCCTCTTGGTTATCTGCAAAAAGTCTCACCTTCTAAGTACAAGAGTGACGGTAGCCTTGCATTTACTGTATCTGAGGATAGAAAAGTAGCTCTATTCTCGAACAAGGGGCGATTCTTTAGGATTGCTCTTTCAGATATTAAAGAATGCGGTTCAAAGGATAAGGGCACAGCTATCGGTGCAATCATCAATCTTGATAATGACGAAAAGATTATCACAATTCATAATGATGTATTCGTAGATAAGCCTTATATGTTCTTTGTTACAGAGGATGGTAAAGTTAAGAAGTGTGAAGGTAAACAATTCGCTGGTGGCACTCGTAATGTTAAAGGTTCTGTAGCATTTAAGACCGACAGCAAAATTGTCAGCATCCAAGAGACAAATGGATGTGTTGTAACATTAACATCAACTAAGAGACAAATTAGTTTCATGGCTGATAGTGTGCGGGCAAGTAGTATTCGTTCTGGCGGCATGTGCGGCATTAAGTTAGATGATAATGATAAAATTGTATCTATGACAATTACTGAACCGCAGAACTTTACAGGTAAAATTGCAAACAAGGGTGGGCGAGGGGTTATTCTTTAGTCTGCCCTTTTCTTTCTATTGGAGGAATATGTCTCTAAATATTTACGCTCCCATGCTGGTGGGCAAAGCTCCCAAGAACTACGAGGATATGTTTAAAAATACACCAATCATCGGCACTATTAAGAAAGATGGATATTGGTCACAGTTAATTAAAGACAACAATGAGGTTCATCTTTATAGTCGCACAGTCTCTAAAAAGACTGGCTATTATAGCGACAATATTGATAAAGTGCCGCATATTAAAGATTGGGCTATGAATGAACTTCCTAATGGTACATGTATCATCGGTGAAGTTTATTATCCTAATGGTACATCTAAGAATGTAACATCTGTTTTAGGTGCTTTACCAGAAAAAGCCATTGAACGTCAGAAAGGCGAGTACGGCAAGATTCATTTTTATATGCACGATATTCTTGCATATAGCGGCGAAGATTATGTTATGAATAATATGACATATGATTATCGTTATAGTAATCTTTGTGAACATATTGATATTGCCACTCCTTTAATTCCAGAACTTGAAGTAGCACGATGCTACGATAACGCTTATCTAGACTTAGATAAAGTTACAATTGATAAACTTGCCGCAGGCGAAGAAGGTATGGTATTTCGTGTAGAGAATGGTCTATACGCACCAGGCAAGCGACAGCCAAAAGTAATGTTCAAAATTAAACAAGCGCAGAATGATATTGATTTTGTAATTACAGAAGTTCTGCCGCCAGAATATCTTTATACTGGTAAGGAATCTGAGACTTGGGGCTATAAAGATAAAGAAGGTAATCTAATTACAAAGGCCGCATATTATGGTTGGGCTGGGGCTTTACGACTTGGCGCATATGATAATGCTGGAAATCTTGTGTCTGTTGGTCGTGTGTCTTCTGGTCTTACAGATAATCTTAAAGCTGACCTCGCAGCCAATCCTGATAAATATATTGGAACGGTTGTAGAGGTAAACTGCATGAGTCTAGATAAAGGAAATAAAACCATGAGACATTGTTACCTATCTAGGCTTCGCGCGGACAAACCAGCACAGGACTGTAAGCTAGAAGAAATTTTTAGCTAAGGCTTGACTTCTAGAATATTTTATGTTATCATGTATATGAAATAGAAATAAAAAAGTAAAGGAGTTATATGATTACAATTACCAAGCCAGTATTTTCAGACAATGCTAAAAAGGTTCTAAAGCATTTACAGGAGAACCAAGGCAAAGATGAAACTTTTAAGGATATTGCAAAAGCTGTTCATCTAACTGATAAGGCTACTAATTGCATTATCACTTCATCGCTTGTTCGCAAAGGCTATGCAATTCGTGAACTACAGCCTGATGGCGGTACTAACTTTATTCGCCTTACCGATGAAGGTATGAAAGTTGACCCTGAAATCACTGTAACATACACCAAGTAATATGGTTCTCGAATTTATTATAGCTGTTGTCTGCGCTATTACATTTGTCGTATGCGGCTATAGCGTAGGCGTTATAGCTGGCAGAAAAGAAACATGTGATATAGTCGAAGAGAACAATAAAGAAGTTCTTATTGCGCGAGAGCATATTGAATATCAAATTCAAAATGAAAAGGCACATTTAAAATCTCTCCAAGAGAATGTGGAACAGCAGAAGCAGAGCTTTGAAGATTTTAAAAAAGTTGAAAAAGAGAATATCATGAATAATCTTCGTGATTTTCAGGCTCAAGTCGATGAAGATAAAGCTGAATATGTCGAGCAAATTCAAATTCTTCAAAGCTCGCTTGATAAACTAAAGCGACAAAAGGCTGCGACAATTGAAGCGTTTCAACGTGAACAGACGGTTCAAGATTCTAAAGATGATTATCGTATCATTATCGAAGATAGTGATAAAACAGATATTGATATTTTAAATTCGTTTAAGAACCGCCTTTCTAACCCAGAGATTCTTTCAAAGCTAATTTGGTCAACGTATTTCCAGAAGAAAGCAAAGGCTTTATTTATCAATATTGTTGGTACTGAAAAGGTTTGCGGTATTTATAAGATTACAGATATAAATGATACAAAATGCTATATAGGTCAGTCTGTAGATATTGCAAATCGTTTTACACAGCACTGTCGTTGCGGATGCGGAATAAAGACACCTAAAGATAACAAGCTGTATGCGGCGATGCTTAAAGAAGGTTTAGACCAATTCACATTTGAGGTTGTAGAACTTTGCCCGCAAGAAGAATTAAATGAAAAAGAAAAATATTATATTGATGTATATAATTCAGTTAATTATGGTTTTAATTCACAGGATGGTGTAAATGGGAAAAGTAACGATAATGCCTGAAACGATTAAGAACCCCTATTCGTTTATCGGTGCTTGCTCAGGTGTTGCTTATGATTCTGATGTGACAGATGATAAGAAGAATTATAGACGCGGCAAGCAATGTGTAGCAGACGGGCATGGACGCGTTCTAGAATTTGTAGACGTGTATATGGTTATTGAAGGATACTCGACTAGAACTATGCGAGAAATCATGCGTCATGTAGGAGACGGCCTTACAGTTGTGCAACGGTCTACTAGGTATTGCTATGAAGGCGGCTTTGAATACTATACTCCGCCCGTAATTGAAAAAAACGAGACAGTATTAAAGACCTATCAAGACGCTATGGCCGCGATTGAAAAGAGTTATCATGACCTTATTGGTGCTGGTGTCCCTAAAGAAGATGCGGCAAACATCCTTCCTCTTGGAATTAATACGAAACTTTCGATGAAGAAGAATGCTCGTTGTCTCATGGATATGAGCCGTGTACGCCTATGCAATCGTGCGCTTAAAGAAGCGCGTGACTTTATGAATGACGTGGTAAATGCTCTAAAGGACTATTCGCCAGAATGGAATGAGCTGGCTGACCAGATTTTCATGCCTAAGTGTGAAGCTCTTGGTTTTTGCAATGAAAAGTTTAGTTGTGGAAAATATCCTAGAAAAAGTTGTTGACGTAAATTTAAAAACATGTTATAATATATGATATAGATTTAAAGAAAAATTAGAAAGGAAATTGAATGTTTTCAAAGACAAATAATTCATGCCATGTTGAAGGATACGTATTTTCAACTGACCGTCTTGCACAGCGTGTCTCTAAAAAGACAAGCACTCCATTTATTAACGGTACAGTGAACATTGCAACTGATGATAAGGGTCTTAATGTTGTTCCTGTATTTTTCCGTTATGTTACCGAGACTTTTAAGAACGGCAAGCCTAATCCAGCATGGGAGATTCTAACTGCCCTTATTGAACATATGGGGTCAGATACCTTTGAATCTGTCGGTACTTCTGCTATCAAGGTTCGTATTGATGGTTCTGTCGGCACAAATGATTTTGTATCTCGTGATGGTGAAGTTGTTTCTCCTAAGCGTGTCGAGGGTCAGTTTATGCACGTTATGACTAATGAGATTTCTGAGAATCCCGCGACATTCGATGCCGATATGCTGATTGCAAATGCGGCTGAGCGTGAGGTTGAAGATGGTGATGATTTTGTAAATCTTCGTGGTTATGTTTTTGATTATCGTGGTGGCATTCTTCCTGTTGACGTTAATGTCCGTTCCAAGGGTGGCATGGATTACTTCATTGACCAAGATATTTCTAATAAGAATCCTCTTCTAACTCATATTAAAGGTTCTATCGTGTCTCAGGCCATCACGACTGAGAAAACTGAGGAATCTGCATTTGGTGACCCGGTAGTTCATAAGGTCGTTCGTCATGTTCGTTCTTGGGATGTTACTTGGGCTGCGGTCGAACCTTATGAGTGGGATGATGAATCTACCATCACCAAAAAGGAATTCAAGCAGAAGTTAAACGAACGTGAAGAGCGTATGGCAGAGGTCAAGCGTAATCATGACGAGTATCAGGCTAATCGTAACGGTGGTCAGAACTTTGCAGCAGCAAAGGTAGTCGCAAAGGTTGAAGCTCCAGTGGATGAAAATGAAGATGATGATGACGAGGCATGGCCTTTCTAGTCAAGTAGCAGACAATTAAATAAATAGGGGAGAGATTAAGTTCTATCCCCTATAAGATAGAAAAGGATTTAAAATGGAATTTAATTTTACGTCATGTGCGGTCCTGCTGCCAAGTGCTCGGAGTGCGCCGCAAGATAACGAATAAGTTGTGTAAAGCCGGTGAAGGGATGACTGAGAAATACATCGGAAAGGCCAGGCACTACAAGCACAACAACGACTTGTTCTGGAAGTATAGAGACATCGTACTTGACAATAATGGCAATCCTGTTACGGACGATAACGGCAGACTTGTATGGCTCCTGCTCAGATGGAAGGGTTGCGACAACGCTGCATGGTGGACGAAAGGGTACAAGGATTGCAAGCTGTGCCGCGATAAAGGCAAGACATACCGCATCGACTTTACCAACTGCAACGTCTACGAGGTCGTAAGCGAATGAGCTGTGGAGCGAAGGCGGTGAGCAAATGCTAACAGCGGATGGAGTCAAGTTCCTAAAGGAGCTTCAAGACAAGTTGAATACGCAAGAGACGTTTTGTCAAGCGGACCCACGTTTCTGGGTAGTTGAGCAGGATTGCTGGTACACATGCCCAAAGGGCTACGAAGACCGCGTTGTTGTCGTAGACAACGAAGGGTGTGACACAATGACTCTTGGGCAGAGCGTGAAAGCAGCATTTTCTAGCATCCAAGCGAAGTTTAGCAGCGAGAACGCAACTGAGTGGCTAAGCAATTGGGGACATAGCACTTGCCGCCGAGACAATGTTATTTATCTAAATCGTATTTAATAGTAGATAGCAAAAGATTAAACCAAGAGAGAAAAGAGAAAGCAATATATGTCAATTGATATTTTTAATATTGAACCTCACAAAGTTAGTCGTTCGCTAGAGGGCTATACAATCATGTTTTACGGTGAGCCTAAGACTGGAAAAACATCAACAGCAGCCAAATTTCCAAAAGCCTTACTATTAGGTTTTGAGGTTGGCTATCTAGCAATTGGCGGCGTAAAACCGCAACCTATTAACAAATGGTCTGAATTTAAACAGGTTCTAAAGCAGCTAAAAGACCCGAAAGCTCATGAGCTATACAGCAATATTATTATTGATACTGCTGACATTGCTTATGACCTTTGTGAAAAGTACATCTGCAATCAGGCTGGAGTCTCGGCTGTAAATGAGCTACCTTATGGTCAGGGGTGGTCTAAAACTAGTAAAGAGTTCGATGAATGTCTTCGTTCCATTCCTCAGATGGGCTACGGTCTAGTAATGATTTCACACAGTCAAGACAAGACTTTTACGGATGAAAATGGTAGTGAATATAACCAGATTGTTCCTACTCTTGGCAATCGTCCACGTCTAATCGTTGACCGAATGAGTGACGTTATCGGTTACGCTCACCCAGTAGAGGAGGAAGATGGCCGCACTCATACTATTCTGTATATGCGCGGAACCCCTCGATTCGTAGCTGGTTCTCGATTTAAATATACGCCTGACTCCATTGACTTCACATACGACAATCTTGTCAAGGCTATTGGTGATGCAATTGATAAGCAGGCAGAAGAAGATGCTGGCAAGTTTGTCACCGATGCACGTACTACTGCATATGATATTAATGATGGTCCTGATTTTGAAGCTATGAAGAATGAATTCAAAGAATTAACCGTCAAGATTCAGCATAGTGTTTCTAAGGATGAATTCAAAAAGTCTTGGGCGCCTAAGATTATCGAAATTACCGATAAGTATCTCGGTGTCGGCAAGAAGGTCAATGACTGTACTGCCAAGCAAGCTGAACAGCTTTCGCTTGTCCTCGATGACCTTAAAGACCTACTGTCTAATGGAATTGATGTAGCTTAATTTTAAAGACCGTCCATAATTGGGCGGTCTTTTTTATTGACAAAATCTCCTGAATATGTTATAATTATACTATAAAGTTAGGAGAAAACATGGTAAAGCAAAGACCTGTTAAATGCCCATATTGCGGCCAGATGATTGACCGTGATTGTGAGTTTGATTGGAAAAAGATTGGCAACCGATATTGGCATGATGAATGTTATACCAAAAGCCAAGAGGAAAAAGAAAAGAATAAAGATAAGCAGAAAAAACAACGAGAAGCAGTTATGAAAATGGCTGGCAAATATCTCGGTGCATATGTAGACTATCAGAAGGTTACCTTAAATATGGGGCAACTTATTCAAGCTGGCGTTACATATGAGCAAATGGCTAAGTCTTTAAAATATTGGTATGAGGTAAAACATAATGACCCGAGTAGGTCGAATGGCGGCATATGGATTGTCAAATCAATTTATATCGAAGCGGAAAATTATTTCAAGCGATTGGAAGAAATTAGAACCGTACAGAGTGAAGAACAAGTGAATACAGATATTACAGATGAACATCGTGTATTTGTGCGGCCAAGGGGTGTAAATATCTATAGAAAAAAGCCACGTTTCAACTTGGAATAGAAGGGAGGATATTTGATTAGTAAATACTATGATTCTGTTGCGGCATTGCAGGTAATTGGATGTTGTATGCGGAAACCTGAATACTTAGCGGCAGATGGACAATACTTCTTTTCAGAACACGACTTTTGCAATGACTTACATAAGGTGGTATTCGGTGCGCTGTATAGTCTATATAACGCAGGTGTAACCGACCATCTTGCACGAGAGATTGAAAATTATCTTAAAGATAAGCCAAAAGCATATGCAATCTATAAAGCTAACAAAGGTCGAGAGTGGATGTTTGAAACTCATGCAAATGCCCACTTAGATGCTTTTGAATATTATTATAATCGTTTAAAGAAAATGTCTCTGCTTCGCGCATATGATGATGTTGGTGTGGATGTATCTGATATTTACGACCCTGATAATATCTTAGATTCTGCAAAGAAGCAAGCGCAAGACGAGTATCTTGACGGTACAACATTAGAGCAATTAGCAGATGATGTAGAAGGTAAATTTTATTTTATCAGGGATTTATATGTAGACAATAACGATAATGACTCTGTTGCTATTGGTGATAATGTCCAAAAGATTGTAGATGAATTAGCACAGCATCCTGCTCGTGGTTGGGCAATGTATGATTTATATGAAGATGCAATCGCTATGGGCGCACGACCTGGCCGCTTTTATTTAAGAAGTGCAGCGACAGGTGTCGGTAGAGTATGGACAATTCATTATAATTGATATTTGATATTTGATATTTTTTATATCTATTAGATAGTAAAATATACATCTAAGGAGATATAAAATGACAGAAGAGCAATATAACCTAGCTAAATTAATGTACGTAGAACAACAAAAAAGCCTAACATATATTGCAAAAACTTTACATATTGACAGAGGAAAGTTAAGTAAGCAATTAAAAGCAGATAACGTAAAAATAATCAACAAACAGAATTTAACAAAATTCAATCAAGATGTATTTGAAGTAATAGATACGGAAGAAAAAGCGTATTGGCTTGGATTTTTATATGCTGATGGATATGTTGGAGCAGACAATAATATAATTGAACTGTCTTTAAAAAGCAATGATATACAGCATTTAAAAAAATTCAAAAAGTTTTTAGAATTTGATGAAAACAAAACTATTTTTTGTGACTCGGTTAGATGCCGTTTAAATTTTAGAAATAAAAAACTTAAAAATGATTTAATAAAATTAGGATGTACGCCTAGAAAATCATTAACTTTAACTTTCCCAAATAGCAATCAACTTCCTAATCATTTATTATTGCCCTTTACAAGAGGATATGTAGACGGCGATGGAAGTGTAATGATTGGTCATAGAAACGTACCTAGATTAAACGTACTTGGAACACATGAATTTTTAACATCATTGGTAAAAAATAATGGCTGGAAACAAAATAAAGTTAGATATAAAAATAGAGATACTAATACAGGTGTATGTTCTACAGAATGGTGCGGTAAATATGTTATGCAGTATTTAGATTTATTGTATGAAGATGCGAATATCTATTTAGATAGAAAATATGAAAAATATCAATTATTAAAGGCGATGAATTGATTTGCCGACAATAAACTGGGGAAAAAATCTGGAACCCTAAACCAAAAGAGCAAGGGAATCAGAGGTGAAGGTTAATTTAAAATTAACCAGCCGCAACGCATAGCAGGTGAAAAGATATAATCCTGCCACGAGGCCCCAGCTTTCTTTACAAGAAAGAAAAGATATGCTGAACTTGCGGGAAACTGTAAGAGCTGTAGGATAAAAAGCCTACAGGGTAACAAATTGAAATCAAGAACTGGTGTTGCTGATGCTTGTTTTTTCTCATGTTCTGAGTATTATTCAGATGAAGGTAAATGGGAGCGTTTATATAATCGAGTACCCACTTTATATATTTCAGTAGAATTAGACATTGAAGAGCTTACAACTATGGCGCTGGCTTTTATCGGTAATATTCCAGAAGACCACATTGTTGAAATGGATTTACTTACTTTTGAAGAAGAAGAGAGATTAAAGAGAGCAGTACAGATTCTAGAAGAAGCACCACTTCGTATGGAATATCTTCCTAACTATGGCATGAAAGATGTTGAGAATTGTATAAAACGCAATATGCGCAAATATACATATCCACGAGTAGACGAACAGGGCAATACAGATTACCTAACTTTTCAATGTGTTGTCTTTGACTATCTGACTTCATCCATTAAGATGATTGAAGAAATCTCGCATGGGACGGGAGTTAAAATACGCGAAGACCAGATTCTATTTCTTATGTCATCTAAACTTAAAGAAATAGCTGTTGAAAATAATATCTTTCTTTTATCAAGCACGCAAATCAATAACAATTTTAAACAAGAGAAAATTCTAGACCAGAGTATGCTTGCAGGCGCAAAATCAATCGCAAACCGAATTGACTACGGTGAAATCATGGTCGATTGTACAGATGAAGATATTCAAGATATTGAAGGCGTTTTGGCACAACATCCCGGAATGTGTCCACCAAATGTAAAAAGAAGTGTATATAAGAATCGACGAGGAAAATTCAATCGTGTTATTTGTTGGATGCGCGCAAATAAAGGTACTTGTCGATATAAGACTTTATTTGTAACTGATTTCTCTTTTAAGCCAATAGACAAAGATGAAATTTTCCAAAAGAAGAAAGAATAGGAGGTGCGGGAATTGGGATACGATAAAGCAAAGGTAAAGGAATCAATTGAACCAGAAAACGTATATGATATTCTAGAATACTTTGGAGCAGAACCAGAAATGTATTCTGATTATATCATTTCCCGCACAATCTGTCACAATGGCATCGGTGAAGGTTCAAAGAAGTTATATTATTATTTTGAGAATAGTATGTTTAATTGCTATACTGAGTGCGGCGCATTTGATATTTTTGAACTTGTTGAGAAAGTTAAAAATGTAGACCTTAATTCCGCAATCTATTTCGTGGTTAATTTCTTAAATCTTCAAATTGATTTAGATAATGATATTGATTTAAAAGATAGTCAAGAAGACTGGAAAATATTCAATAGATATAAAGAGCAAAAAGATGTAACTGTAAATGATAATACCATTGAGTTACCAGAATATGATATATCTATTATTCAGCATTATCCTCAACCTATTATTTCATCTTGGTCTAATATCTCAAAAGAGGTGTGTGATTTTGCGCAAATTCATTATGACTCTCTTGGCGGCAATATCCTTATCCCGCACTTTGACCAGAATGATAGATGTGTAGGTATTCGACAAAGAACTATTATCCAAGAGCAAGAGAAAAAAGGAAAATATAAGCCTTGGCGAGTCCACGGTGAACTTTATAATCATGCTCTTGGCTTTAACTTGTATGGTCTTAATTGGGCTAAAGAAAGAATTAGAGAAATACAAACTGCGGTTGTAGCCGAATCAGAAAAGTCGGTTCTTGCCTACATGTCATATTATGGTACAGGTAATAATATTTGTGTTGCAACATGCGGCAGTTCCTTATCTAAATATCAATTCAAACTTCTTAAAGATGCAGGATGTAAAGAAATTGTTATCGCATTTGACCATGATTTTGATGAATATGGTTCAGATGAAAGTTTAAAGGTTGAAGAAAAGATTGCCAAAATTGGTAATAAATATAAGCCGTATATGAATATGTCTGTAGTTTTTGATAGAGAGAATATTTTAGGATATAAGGCAAGTCCATTAGACCAAGGAAAAGATGTATTTATGTATCTATTTAAGAACAGGATTATGCTATAATGTGTGTTACAATTGGACAAATCATAGTTTTGATACTTGTGCTTTTGTCACCGATTCTTTTGTGTCTTGCTATTATTATGGCTTATATTATCATAGACAAATGGGTAGATATTATATTTTATCCTTTTGAGATTATTCGTGATAAGATTGATAATTACAGGCAGAAAAGAGATTTAGAATCATGGTATGAAGAAAGCGAAAATAACCAAGAGGAAGATACAATATGACAGAAGATGATAAATTAAAGATTCTCAGTTATCGCCGCAAACATCAGCGCTGTCGATATTGTAAATATTATTTTTATCCATATGTGCCGTATGAGGTAAAATTAACTAGTTCTGTTCCTCCTGAATGTTATATTAAGGATAAAAAGATTTATCCTTTTATTCTTGGTTTTAAAACATTAGCAGGATGTATGTGCAAAGAGTTTGGAGTTGATGAAAATAGATTATAAATTATATAAACCAACATTAGATAGCTTGACACCTAAACAGCAAATTTTATATAACAGAGATATTCCAGTAGAAGAACAAACTAACTGGCTTAACGCCTATTGGAGTGATGTAAATGATTTTCATCTACTAAAGAATATTAAAGACGCGGCTGGAATGATTATCGATCATTGCATGTATACAAGTTCTAAAATTACCATTCTTCAAGACTGTGATTGCGATGGATTGACTTCAAGTGCGATTATAGCTAATTACATTCATCGTATTTGTAGCAAGGAACCGACTATTTTAATCCACGAAGGAAAAGTTCACGGACTTGCAGACATTGATTTAGACAATATTATAGAGACTACCAGTCTTCTTATTATCCCAGATGCGGCAAGCAATGATTATGAACAACTTAAATATTTGCATGACAATGGCGTAGATATTGTAATTGCTGACCACCACCATTGCGAAAAATATTCTGAGGATGCTATTGTAGTTAATAATCAATTAGACGATTATCCTAATAAAAACTTTTGCGGCGCAGGCGTTACATGGCAGCTCTGTTGCCAGATGGATGAAATATGTAATTTCGATTATGCGAATGACTTAGTTGATTTGTGCGCTCTTGGTTTATGTGGCGACATGATGGATTATCATGAAAAAGAAGTGAGAGCGCTTGTTAATATTGGTTACGCCGATATTAAAAATAAATTTTTTAAAGCATTTGTAGATAAACAAGAATTCTCTTTAAATAAGATGAATGGACTTAATTACCTCAGTTCTAGCTTTTATATAGTTCCTTATATTAATGCGTGTTGTCGAACTGGTGAAATGGTAGAAAAACGTCTTCTTCTTAGCGCTCTCTTGGATTATAAGTGTGATACTATGATTCCATCATCCAAGAGAGGTGAAAAAGGTAAAGAGGTTCCTATTTGGCAAGAAGCTATCACTGTTATTGAACGAGTGAAACGTAGGCAAACCAAGCTACAAGATGAAGCTATGGAGTTCTTTGAATATCAGATTCAAACCAAAAAACTAACAAATAATGCTATCATTACTTGCGTATGCGGCAAAGATGATGCTGAACCAGGCATCTTGGGATTAATTGCAAATAAAATTCAAGCTAAATACCAGCATCCTACATTAGTCTTACAGGAAGTCGAAGAAGAAGACGGGGTGCATCTAAAAGGGTCTGCTCGTAATTATTCTTATTGTCCTGTTGAAGATATGCGTAGTCTTTGTGAAGACACTGGTGTTGTCGATTATGCTGCCGGGCACGGGTCTGCGTTTGGTTTGTCCTTGCCTTTAGAGAACTTTTATGAGTTCTTAGACAAGACCAATGAGCAATACAAAGGTGTCGATTTTAAGCCTGTCTATCTCGTTGATTATGTTTGGAATTATGATAGAGTCAATCCAAAATATATTCTAGATATTGCAGAATTGAATATTTATGGTCAGGATATTCCAGAATCTAAAGTTGTAATAGAAGATATTGCATTAGACAATGTTAATGTTCAGCTTTTAGGTGAAGCAAAGGGTCATCCTACCATTAAAATTTCTTTACCATCTGGTGTTGATATTATAAAATTCAAGTCTTCTAGAGAAGAATTTGAGGAATGGACAAGTGGAGAAAAGAAGCTAACCATTGTAGGTAAATGTTCAAAAAATTCTTGGATGGGAAATATTACACCGCAAATTCTAATTGATGACTTTGAATTAGAAGATTATGAAGAGGAATGGGTATTTTAAATGAAACTTCAAATTGAAGAAGCAGAGCTAAAGAATCTTGCGCATAAGGCATCACGTTATGATATTATCATGGATGCTCTTATTCGTGAGAAGTTTGATAAGATTGATATTTATAGTGATTGGGAAATGACTGAAAACTATATGCAAGATATTCTCAATCAGCAACCAAGTGATATTATGCCAGTAGATGAAGATAAAATTAAAGCAGAGCGAGAATGGTTTGATAAGAATCCTGACTTTGGACAATATAATTAAATAAGAAGTCCTCTAGTTTTTATTTGACTAGAGGGCTTTTTTATGTTATAATGTATTTATACAAAGTCCAATAGAAAGGAGTAGCATAGATTATGCGAATGGCAAAATGTCCTATATGCGGTCAACATAATGTCAACGGTTTTAAGAAGAACAACAAATGGTATTCGACTTGTTATAATAAAGAGTGCCGTTATACTACTGAGGTTGGTATGCCAACACGTAAAATGAGTCGCTTTAATTGGAATCTGAATTATGAGCGTTTGACTGGCGAGACTCTTCCTGATGAAATGACTGGTCGTCAAAAGGGTGCTTATATGAAAAAGGAGATTCGTTGCGGTGTACCCGAACTAGTCCAGTGTTTCACCCAAGAAGACTTTGAGAATTGGGAACAGACTTATGACTACTCAAAAATTGACTGGGTTAAGGAAAATGGTAAGAAAGCCGGAGCAGCCTGCCGTAAAACTCGTGCCAAAGAACGTGCGGAAAAGGGACAGAAATGCAAATAGATGTGCTTTACGAAGTTATTGTGCCTGAGCATATGGATAAGCAACTTAAAATAGGTCGGCCAGGATATTATGAAGACGCTGGATTCTTTTCTGGTTATCGTTATGTCCCAGCAGTTCCTGCAACTTTGGAGCCTGTAATAGTTTCTGAAAAGCAATATATTTTTGAAAAAAGAAAAAAGGCTAAAAAGTTTTGTTTAGAGCATAATTATCCGTTTGAATATATTCATAAACGAAAATGCTAAATATAACATTCTACATATAACGAAGGACGGTGATGCCAATGACAGTGCCGCGATTTGATATTCACAATCACACGCACTACTCCTAACCAACTTACGACTTATTGATTCAACTGTCAAACCAAAAGAACTAATTGATAGAGCTATAGAATTAGGTCTTGCGGGAATCGCAATCACCGACCATGAGTCATTAGGTGGACACGTAGAACTTGACCGCATTCAAGAGGAATATAAAGATAAATATCCTGATTTCAAAATCGTTCGCGGCAATGAGATTTATCTTACAGACACACGAGATTCGGGTCAATATTACTATCACTTTGTTCTCTTAGCCTTAGATGCTATTGGTCATAAGATGCTACGTGAGCTATCTTCTACTGCTTGGATTAACAGCTATTTTGACCGAGGAATGGAACGTGTGCCTACTCTAAAGTCAGACCTTGCGGCCATTGTTGAAAAATATGGAAAAGGTCATCTGCACGGTAGTTGTGCCTGCCTAGCTGGAGAAGTTAATCATAACCTTAGTCTTATGATTCAAGTTGAAAAACAAGGAAAAGCCGCACAAGTCAAAGTGTATCATAAAAACATTGTACATTTTATCAAATGGTGTATGTCAGTCTTTGGCAAAGATTACTTTTCTTTAGAAGTGGCTCCTGGTCGCAGTGAAGAACAATTTGCTGTCAACACTAGAATGAGTTCTTTATCCAAAGTGTTTAATCTTCCAATAGTAATAGGATGCGATACTCATTATCTTAAAAAAGAAGATAGATACGTACACAAGGCTTTTCTCAATTCCAAAGGTGGAGAGCGTGAAGTAGATTCGTTTTATGAATATTGTTATCTACAGTCTGAAAAAGAGATTATAGAAAATCTTGACGGTACAGGTCTTGATTATGAAGAACTATGCGCCAACTCAATGAAGATTCTTGATAAATGCCAGTATTATACTTTATATCATAAACAGCAAGTGCCACAAGTGGAAGTTCCTTCTTATCCAAAAGAAGAAAAAAATCATCATTTCTATGATATGGATAAATATCCTACATTGGATTATCTTATGCACTCCGATAATCCACAAGAACGTTATTGGATAAATTATTGCCAAAACGAATTAAACAAAAAAGGATTAAATAATGAAACATATCTTGCAAGGCTAGAGGAAGAAGCAGACATTAATAAAGTCATTGGCGATAAACTTGAGACTTGTATGTTTGCTTATCCTATCTTTCTACAGCATTATATTAATCTCTTTTGGGAGTGTGGTTCAACGGTCGGTGCTGGTCGAGGGTCAGCTTGTTCTGGTCTTAACCATTGGCTTTTAGGCGTTACACAACTAGACCCAGTTGTTAATAATCTTCCTTATTGGAGGTACTCGAATAAGGAACGTATTGAACTAGGCGATATTGATATAGACTTGGCCCCGTCTAAGCGTGAATTAGTCTTTGAAAAAATCAGAGAAGAACGCGGTCAATTAGGATGCGTGCAGGTTTGTACATATGGTACAGTTACTTCTAAGGCGGCAGTAAAAATTGCCTGTCGAGGATACCGTTCAGAAAAATATCCAGATGGTATTGAGCTAGATGAAGCTGAATACCTTTCTTCTTTAATTCCTTCTGAACGTGGCTTTGTTTGGCCTTTATCTGATTGTTTTTTTGGCAACGAAGAGAAGAAACGTAAGCCTAATAAAACCTTTGTCCAAGAGGTAAACAAGTTTCCCCGTCTACAAGAAATCTTATTAAATATCTGCGGCCTTGTTACACAACGAGCTATTCATGCTTCTGGTGTTAACTTTTACGGAGAAGACCCATATCAGACGGCTTGCTTTATGAAAGCTAAGAACGGCGCTATTATTACACAATATTCTCTAGCGAATGCAGAGTATTGCGGTGATGTGAAGCTCGATTTCCTTGTGACAGAAGTGCAGGATGTAATTACTCAGTGCCTTAATCTCTTACAGGAGAATGGTAAGATTGAAACTGGTCTAACACTTCGTCAAATGTATGATAAGTACCTGCATCCTACCGTGTTGCCGTTACACGATGAAAAGTTGTGGAAAGCAGCTGTCTCTGGCAAGGTCTTGAAATTTTTCCAATTTGACACACAGGTCGGCGGTCAGACAATTAAGCTCTTAAAGCCGCACACTCCACTTGAAATGGCGAACTGCAATTCTATTATGCGTCTCATGGCTAGCGAACAAGGTGATGAAACACCAACAGAACGATACAAACGCATGAAAGATGATATGTCGCAATGGTACGCGGAAATGGATAGGTGGGGTCTTTCAAAAGAAGAACAAAAAAGTCTAGAGAAATATTATCTGCCAACGTATGCGGCACCTGCTCAGCAGGAAGACATGATGATAATTCTAATGGAAGTCTGCGGCTTTTCTTTATCTGAGTCGAATTTTGCAAGAAAAGTTTGTGCAAAAAAGAAGATGGACAAGATTCCTGAGTTGAGAAAAATGGTATTACAAGGTGCTCCAAATGAGAATCTTGGTAAGTATATTTGGGAGACTGCTATCAAACCACAGATGGGCTACTCATTTTCTCGAATTCATTCTCTTGCTTATTCCTATATTGGCCTTCAAACGGTCTATTTAGCTACCTATTTTCCTGTCGTATATTGGAATACAGCTTGTCTTCGAGTCGATGCTGGTCTTGATGAAGATGCCGCATCTAACTATGGTAAAATTGCTAAAGCAATTGGTAATATGATTAACAATGGTGTTACAGTAAAGCCAGTCAATATCAACAAATCTGGTTATCTATTTGAGCCAGACGAAGAAGATAATGCTATTCTATATGGAATGAAATCTTTAAACGGAGTTGGCGGCGAAGTTGTTTCAAGAATTATTGCAAATCGTCCATACAATTCGTTTCAAGATTTTCTAGATAAAAATAATGAAAATAAGACTACAGTTTTAGCTCTTATTAAAGGCGGTGCTTTTGATTCTTTCGATAGCCGCAAAAATATTATGAAACAATATATTGAGATTGTAAGTAATCCTAAAAAGCGTATTACAATACAAAACTTTAAATCTTTAATTGATTATAAGCTCATTCCAAAAGAATTAAAGTTCCAAAAGCAAGTGTTCAATTTCGATAAGACAATGAAAAAACAATGCAAATATACAACAGAAGAATTTGATTTAAGCAAATCAGATATACATTATAAGTTTTATAATAAATATTTTGATACTGATAATCTATATATTAAAAACAATTCTATATGTCTAAATAAAAAGACTTGGAAAAAAGAATATGATAAAGTAATGCTCGCCGCAAAAAACTACATCCAAGAGAACAAAGAAGAGTTATTACAGAAGTTAAATAGGAAGCTATTCTTAGAACAATGGAATACATACGCGGCAGGTACATATTCAACTTGGGAAATGGATGCTCTTGGATATTATTACCACAAGCATGAATTATCAAATGTTGATAAATCTATTTATAATATAGTATCATATAATAGTCTGCCAACAATTCCGCCTACTGATTATGTATTTAAGCGTGGCGATAAAGAGATTAAAATTCCTAAGACCTATAGAATTATGGGTACAGTAGTCGGCAAGAATAATACAAAAGGACAAGTTGATATTCTTACAACTGATTCTGGCGTTGTAACTGTTAAGTTTGCATTAGATTATTTTGCAAAATATAATCACCGTGTAAGTGAAAATGTAAATGGTGAAAATAAGGTCATGGAACAAGGATGGTTTCAAAAAGGTGCCTTAATTGTAGTCAATGGCTATCGAAACGGTGATATGTTTAGGGCAAAGAAATACAAGAAGACTAATTCACATCAACTATATAAAATCACGAAAGTGAATAAAGACGGTACCATAGAAATGACTAATAGCCGCTATGGCGAAAATGTTGACAATTAAATAAAGTTATGTTATAATATAGGAGTAAACAAAAAGGAAAGGTTTGCTCCTATATTTTTGGAGGTTTGATGTATCCAATAGTAATTGGCATTTGCGGCAAATCTGCGGCAGGCAAGGATTCAACTGCCACTCACTTAGTCGAAGAGTATAAGAAGATTGGCATCCCAGCAAAAAAGGTAATCAGTTATACAACCCGTCCTCCAAGAGAGGGAGAAGTTGATGGTGTTGATTATCATTTCGTTGACTTGGAAACTTTCGTTGAAATGCAATATGATGATAAGTTTATCGAGCATACTGAGTTTCATGGGTGGCGATATGGCACTGCAATCAATTCATTCGATGATGATTGTATAAATATCTGTGTCCTTAATCCTGTTGGTATGACAAAGCTCGAAAGACTTTGTCCTTGGACATTACAATGCGAATGCTTTTATCTGAAAGTTCCTTTACTTGTGCGACTCAAGCGTTCTATTAACCGAGAGCATACTTTCAAGTGGGAATTCATTAGACGAGCATTCGCAGACTGGGAAGATTTTAGTGGAGGATATGATGATTACTTTGGATATGGTTCACATGAGCATGTGCTTCGCTATCGAGGTAGCCGCACAGATTTTGTATCCAGTATTATGAATACTGACGAATTAATTCATACAGTTTCACAGCTAAAACGTAAACATTTATCCAAATAAACGCATGGGCATAAGTTTAGAAAGTTTATTAACCAATTTTTATATAAGAGAAAGAGGATAAAATGATTTTTCAAGTACGACAAGGAGTGTTTGAAACTAATTCAAGCTCAACACATACGTTAACTATCTGCTCAAAAGATGATTTTGACAAGTGGAAACGCGGCGAGGTGTTTTGGCTTGACAATGATTGGCACAAGTTAGATACAAATAAGAATTTTGTCACTCCAGAAGAGCTAGAAGAGCTTGCAGAAAAGTACAATGAAGAGCAGCAGGAGCGCATTGACGCAGGAGATAAGTTCGCTAAGGTGCTTGATATTGACAAAGTTCTTAATGAGCGTCCAGATTACAATAGTTGGAGAGATAGCTATTGGGACACTGAGCGTAGTTCGCTTGAAGCATATACAACAGATGATTTCTATATGCGTAATGGCGACCTTGAAACCTATAGTGAAACTTTTACTTCTCCTTCTGGTGACGAAATGGTAGCGTTTGGAGCGTTTGGATATGATGGCTAAAGATTGGAATATGACAGCCAAAGGTTTTGACCCTCGCCCTTCCAATTGTGTTTCTTACAATAATGGTAACTATACAGTTACGTTATCTCTTGCAGACGGGACTATGATTCGATACAGTAAAGACGATAAATTAGTTCCGTCTTTTCCTGACTCAATGGATATTAAAATTACCAACTGCTGTTCGCTGAACTGCCGCTATTGTCACGAGAAATCGACAAAGGATGGACAGCATGGAGACATCTTATCAGATAGCTTTATTGACAAACTTCATCCTTATACTCAATTAGCTTTGGGCGGTGGTAATATCCTAGAGCATCCCGACCTTGTACCTTTTCTAAAGAAGTGTAAGGAACTAAAGTTAGTCCCATCTGTAACAGTGAACCAAATTCATTTTATGCAACAGCATAAGTTTCTCAAGCAGTTGACAGATGAAAAGCTAATCTACGGTTTAGGTATTTCTTTCCATCACCCTGATAAGAATTTCCTGCTTATGCTCCGCAGCTTTCCTAATGCGGTCATTCATACTATTGCAGGTATCACCAAGGAAAGAGATTATGAGTTTCTTTATGACAATGGCTTAAAGATTCTTATTCTTGGATATAAGAAATTCGGTCGTGGAATTCAAGCCTACCAAGAGTCTCACCAACACATTGATTATAGTATCATAAATCTTAAACACCTTTTACCATATATGGTAAAAGAAAAATGGTTTGATAGTATTTCATTTGACAACCTTGCATTAAAACAGCTTGATGTAAAGAACCTTGTTCCGCAAGATAAATGGGATATGTTCTATATGGGCGATGAAGGTAGTTCCACGATGTATGTTGATATGGTCAATCGTGAGTTTGCGGCGAATTCTACGTCTGAAACTCGCTATCCTCTTTTGGACAATGTAGAAGATATGTTGAAAGTAATTCACCAAGAGAAGAAGGGAAAAGATATTGACTAAATATATTACAAAGCGAAATGGAAATAAAGTAGAGTTTGATATTTCTAAGATTGAAAATGCGGTGTTTCGTGCGGCAAATGACATTGCGGATACTTTTGGATGGACTTCTGATTGTTGTCATGAAATTGCAAAAGATATTGCCTTTAGTTTTGAGGATGCAGAATATTACCATGACGATATGACAGTTGAAGAGATTCAGGATGCTGTTGAAGAACTACTCATGGGCGATTTTCCGCATGTTGCAAAGTCATATATGATTTATCGTTACGAGCATCAGATTGCACGCCAGAAACATAATGATGCTGAAATTCTTGATATGATTAAGAATGACCCAGAAAGTTACTGGGCAACAGAGAATAGCAATAAAAACGCTAAGCTCGTTACTGTGCAACGAGACTATCTTGCTGGCATTACAAGCACAGATATTGCTCGTAATTATATTTTCCCTAAGAAAGTAATTGAAGCTCACGACGCTGGTATTTGCCATCAACACGATATGGATTATATGGCACAATCAACTCTTCATAACTGTGACCTTATCAATCTAGAAGACATGCTGCAAAATGGCACAGTCATTAACAATGTGCGCATCAACAAACCGCATCGTCTTTTAACAGCTATGACAGTAACAACGCAAATTATGGCTAGCGTTGCGGCCAATTCTTATGGTGGAGAATCTATTACATTAACTCATTTAGCACCTTTCGTTCGTGATAGCTACAATATCTTTAAAAACAAATATAAAGATGAAGATATTTCAGATGAATTAAAAGAAAAGTTTGCATTTGCAGATTTAAAAAAAGAAATTGCTGATTCAGTGCAGACTTTTAATTATCAAATTTCAACGTTGTTTACATTAAATGGACAGGCGCCATTTTGCTCCCTGTTCATGTATATTGGCGAGACAGAAGAATATAAGAAAGAATTAATTCTTCTTATTGAAGAGTTTTTAAAGCAACGAGAAAAAGGTATGCCAAATCGTCAAGGTGTATATGTTACGCAAGCATTTCCAAAGTTGTTATATGTTCTTGAAGAAGATAATTATAAACCCGGAACCAAATATTGGAATGTAACTAAAAAAGCAGTTGAATGTTCTGCTAAGCGCCTAACTCCTGATTATATTAGTGAAAAGGTAATGAAGCAAATCAAGGTAGATGCAAATGGTGAAGGCCATTGTTTTCCTTGCATGGGTAAGCGTAAACTATAGCCCATGTAAAATCTTTTGAATTCGGATAGGACTTAGATTTAAGTTGAGTCCGAACTAATATACATATTTAAAATCATAGAAAGGAGTTCTTTCTATGGAAAAATTAACACAATATAATAATATTTCTGTAACAGATGATGGTAAAGTATACAAAACAAAAAAGAATGGTAACAAAATAGAGCTTTGCCAATGGGTTGATAATGTTGGGTATAAACAAGTAAAAAGTACAGATGATAAACAAGCTATTTATTTACGTGTGCATAGATTAGTCGCAGAAACTTTTATCCCAAATCCACAAAATTTACCGCAAGTTAATCATAAAGATGGAAATAAATTAAATAATGTGGTAGAAAATTTAGAGTGGTGTAACAACAAAGAAAATACTCAGCATGGATATAACCACAATTTATATAAATCAACAGTTAGATGTCCAGTTAAAGCTACTAATAAAGAAAGTAAAATGGAATATGTATTTCCAAGTATTCGTAAATGCGCAGAAGAACTAAAATTAAACAGAAAAACTATTACAGCTATTTTAAAGCATGAAAAAACAAATAATTATGACTATGATTTTGAATATGTATAATGTGTATCGACTATTCCGAAAGGAAGTAGAGATAATAGCTATCTCGAAGTAAGAAGACTATTCAATAGGATAGATGATATAGTCAGTGCGGCAGGTGACTGCCGATAACATGTGTAGAAGTTTTCTATCTCCATATTTAGATGAAGATGGTAAACCAAAATATTACGGTCGATTTAATTGCGGAGTTTCTAGTTTGAACCTCCCTGATACAGCTTTTGCGGCGCAAGAAGAACTTAAATATGATACAGATAAATCGCAAGAACATCTTCTTGAAATCTTTTTTAAACTATTGGATGAACGAGCTGAAATCTGTCATGCCGGACTAAAAGTTCGCGTTGATAGACTTTCAAAAACAAAAGCTGGCGTAGCTCCAATCCTATGGGTAGATGGTGCTTTAGCTAGACTAGACCCAGAAGATACTCTAGACAAGTTAGTTCATAATGGATACGCCACAGTCTCGCTTGGATATAATGGCGGTAACGAAGCCGTTAAAATTCTTATTGGAGAAGACAATTTCACCAAGAATGGACAAAAACTGATGCTACAAATTCTCAAGTTCTTAACCAATAAGTGTGAAGAATGGAAGCAAGCAGAGAACGTTGGATATTCACTTTATGCGTCCCCAGCAGAGTCATTGTGTTACAAGTTTGCAACTAAGACTAAAGAACGTTATCCAGACCAGTTCAAGAAACTGTTTGGGAATAAAAAGTATTTTGAAAATTCTTATCATATCCCGAGTTTTCAACCAATTGACCCCTTCTCTAAAATTGAACTTGAAGGCGAATTTCAAAAATATTCAGTTGGTGGTTGCCTAAGCTATGTAGAGAGTTCTGATGTATCTAAGAATATTTCCGTTCTGTATCCAATTTTAGAGTGTATTTATAATAATATTATGTATTGTGAAATCAATACAAAAACTTCTTATTGCCATGTGTGCGGCGAATCACAGACTATTGACGTTCACAAAGATGAAGAAGGAAATACATGGTGGGAATGCTCTAATTGCGGCAATACAGATATAGATAAAATGGATGTTGCTGCGCGTACTTGCGGGTACGTTGGCGTGAATTTCTGGAATGATGGTAAGACTCAAGAAATTGCTTCTCGTTATAAGCATATTGATGACCATGAGATTGGTGAAGAATGAGATATTTTCAAATAAGGTCAATGGACATTAGCAACGGCATAGGCATTGGCGCTAGTGTCTTTCTATCTGGCTGTCATTTCCATTGCAAGAATTGCCATAACCAAGAGCTATGGAACTTCAATAGTGGTAATGAATACACTAATGATGCCAAGAATAAAATCTTAAAGACTATTCAGCCAAAATGGGTAGAGAGATTTTCAATTTTAGGTGGAGAACCATTAGAGACAATTAACTTAAAAGAACTATTAGCTCTTATCGAAAATATTAAGGTCTTACGTCCTGATATTAAAATTTGGATTTATACTGGATACACCTATGAACAGCTCCAAGAGAGAATCAAAAAGAATAAAGACGATTATTATCTAGAACCTATTTTGCGACTCGCTGATGTTCTAGTAGATGGCCCATTTATCCAAGAGAAAAAAGATTTAACGCTTGCTTTTAAAGGCAGCTCTAATCAACGAGTAATTGACCTTCAAAAGACACATGCAGCAAATGATATTGTGCTTTTGGATATTTAAGTACGAGGGATAGATTTTGTTCTATCCCTCATTTTTTATTGACTTTTGTAAAATATTATGATATAATATAATTATAAACAAATAAGAAAGGAAATAGCTTGGACACTACTATTAATAATTACGAAATTAACAAAAAAATGTATGCCAAGATTACGCCACCTTCACAGGACGAAGTAAATGCAATGTTCGTCAATGTAGGGGCATGGCTTTCAACGCATCATAAAAAGCATTACTATATGCTACTTAATAATGAACTTCATTATTACACTACCTTTAATCTTAAAAACCCAAATTATGATAAGATGATTCAAGAACTCAAAGAATGCCTTGCGTTCCGTGGCCGCATTCTCGATATTGAATATCAGCACGCCGAAGATACTTATCAGATTTGGATTAAAGAATATAAGACCGATAATGTTTATATGTTTATGCTATTTGAAGCAGAAGATTTTGTAATTGAGGTAGAATAATGAATAAGCTAATCGTGGCGGCTTTTCCCGCATCAGCTATTAAGTTTATGGTACAAGGTGATATAGAGCAGGTCGATTCACAAAAGATGTGTTGGTTCCCTGAATTTGAAGAAAATCTTACACCGTATCTAGAAAAAGAATATGGTATTCAAGAAATCTATGTTCTTGGACCTAAAAGTTATATTCCAGAAGTAGTAAGTAAAATCAAGGGTCTTACGACTCTACCAGTTATTGAGGAAGGTATTTAATTATGCGCCATTATGTTATCAAGAACACCGCTGAGTATCGTGTTGAGACGATTGAAGATGTGGTAGCTTTTCGTGAAGAGCTACAGAAGCAAGCCGCACAAGACGGCTACTCTCTATCTGCCTTTAGCTATTCCGAGAAGCTAGTCAAAGAGCGCGGAGAAGTTGTAGATAATTTCTATGCAGTTAAGGCAGTCTTTACAGTTAACGATATGAAGGAGCCTACCATTCCTATCTTTGATGTAGAGCTACCTTATGCGGCAGAGTCTATGCGTTCTACTAATGACGATGATAGTGAGGATGATATTTTTGAGTAATTCAGAGACTATTAAGATTCAGTATTGGCCCGGTATGCCGCGTCTAGAGGTTAATCCCAATGGCTCTTGGATTGATCTTTATACACGAGAGGATGTTACTCTTCAAGCAGGAGAATTTGCTATCATTCCTCTTGGGGTTGCAATGAAGCTCCCAGAAGGGTATGAAGCCAATTTCGTTCCTCGTTCTTCTACCTTTAAGCGCTATAAGGTACTACAAACGAACGCTTTTTCCGTGATAGACCCAACGTATTGCGGACCCGGCGATGAATGGGGCTATCCAGTGTATGCTACTTTTCCAGTAGTTATTCCTAAAGGCACTCGTCTTTGTCAGTTCCGTATTAACAAAGTCCAGCCGCATATTATTTTTGATGAAGTTGCTTCACTTGCCGCAGAAAATCGCGGTGGCTTTGGTACGAGCAATACTGATTAAGGAGCGTATATGGACAAGATAATTGAATCTACTATTAAAAAGCTAGAGACAGTTGCTATTGACCCGCATCCTACACTTAATCCTACTCTTGGTATTATCTATCGGGCGGATGACGCGGCAGCTGGTTCGTATCTCCGCTCCATTACGCGCAATGCTGACAAGTATAAATCAACGACAATCTCAGTTAAATGCGATACAATTCAAGATGCAAGTCTACAAATTCGCAGATGGTCACAAGACCCAAATATCAATGGAATAATTCTTATCTCAGATTATGGCGAAGCGACTCAATCATTATATAATATGATTCCAATGCGACTTGATATTGATGGTCTTTCAAATAAATCTGCTGCGCACCTATATGGCAGCAAAGACCCAATCGCATATCGTAAGGCTCCATGCACCGCTGTGGCCTGTCTAAAGATTATCCAAACGCTATATGACAATAATCTCGCAGGTCTTAATGTCGCCATTGTCGGTAGGTCTATGCGAGTCGGGCGACCACTTGCGGAACTTCTTCTACAGCAAGATTGCACCGTGACACTTTATCATACCAAGAGCCGAAAAGATAATTTTTATGATAAGGATGTGCTTATATCTGCTATTGGTCAACCGAAGTATTTCAACTCTTGGAATGTAGACATACAAGACATGAGCATTATTGACGTTGGCATTAACTATGATCCGCAAGGACGTATGTGTGGCGATGTTGATTATGACAATCTAAAAGATTTAGCTAATTATATCACACCAGTCCCAAATGGCGTAGGCGCTGTTACGAATACCGTTCTATTTGCTAAGCTATATGCAAATAAACTTGACTTCGCGGGGATTGATGTTTAATGCGTCTCTTGGCGCTCGACCAAGCTAGTCGAGTAACGGGTGTAGCGATTTTCGATGATGATAAATTATTAAAATATGGTACTTTTGAAATTAAGTCAAACCAAGAGCTAGGTAAGAGATTAACGCAGTTTCTTGAGAACTTAGATAAGCTATATGCGGCCTATCATTTTGATGCTGTTGCCTATGAAGATATTCAATTGCAGATGGGCAATGTTGAAACATACAAAAAATTAGCATATATTCAAGCTATGATTTTATTCTGGTGTGAGAAGCATGAAAAGAATCTATATTGTCTTTCTCCATCGCATTGGCGCAAAGTTTTGAAAGATAAATATGGTATGTCATGGGGCAGAAAAAGAGTAGAGCAAAAACAAACCGCCATTGATTTTATCCAAGAGCACTATGAAAAAGAAGTAGATAGTGATACCGCAGATGCTATTTGTATCGGGTGTGCGGCAAATATCGAAATCAATAGAACTGAATCGGCTTTCTAAAAAGCTATAAAAAAAGAGGGGTATTCTCAATTAAGAGAATACCCCTTATTTTGTTTAATTAAAATGGGTTAGCATCAGAAATGCAGACTTGTAGACGGTCAAGAGCTTCACCATACATGCCAGCGAAATCATCGCCGCCATATGTAGAACCGTCATCGCATACAGAGTTTAGCCAACCTTCACGGTCAACAGTCTGAGAACGATAGTATACTTGCTTATAGCTTTCACCATTTGGAGTAATATAGAACATACGAACACCGTCAATCGCATGACCACCGACGCCAGCGCAGCCGTTAACAAGGTCATTCTGATTACCTTGTGATACGTAGTCTAGCCAGCCGTCCTGCTGAGTGTGAACCTGATACTTAAGAGTACCGTGGTCAACCCAAGCACATAGATAATCATGCTTGCCGCAAGGAACGCCAGCAAAACCGTTAGAATCAGAATTATTGAAGTTAGTAATTGTACCATTCCAACCACCGTTAAGATTGCGTAAAGCATAATGGACATTAACGATAGCCTTGCCGGGAGCTGGTTTATTAGTAGGAGCAGGCGCAGGAGTAGGCTTATTTGTAGAAGGAGCAGGAGCAGCTTGTGAACCATTCTTCATTGCATCATACCATTGCTGCGCACGGTTAATATACTCGTCTTTCTGAGAGCCATATAATTCACCAGGGCACGCTGTAGCAGACCAGTAGCGATGCGGGAAGACATTGACTAGCCACTGAGGACGGCCAAGATTATAATAGAGACAAAGAGCAGCTACAAGATGCGCACCAGACTCTAGAGCAGCAGGGAAGACGGTCCAAGGATTGCTGTTGTTGTTAGCGTGCTCAATAGAGATAGTATGCGTATTAGCATACCAATTGCCGCAAGCCCAAGCAGTATCCCAATCATTGACCATCTGGCCGATTTTGCCATCAGACTGAACCGCATAGTGTGCAGAAGTCTGCGAACGGCTCCATAGATTATAGCATTGGTCGATAGAAAGATTGCCAGCCATATGGTGAATAGTAATACCAGTAATGTTAGCACCTTCACGACCTGCGGTATAGTCGCAAGGCAGAATCTTGGTTACATCAGCTTGAATGTTTTTCCAATCCATAATTTTCCTTTCTGTTGGAAATAAAAAAGGGAGCCTAACGGCTCCCTTGTGTAACATTATTTAGATTCTTTATCGGAACCGTTGAGAAGATTTTTATAGGCTTCAAAAAGACCTGTACTTGCCAAACCACTACTTAATCCTGCAACTACAACATCAACAGTAATTGGAACACCTGTTGTGACCGCAGTAAAGATTGTGGCGGCAACGCCAAGCACACCTACGATAAGAGGAATAAAACGGTTAATAGAATCATTTGGAATCAAGTTCTTAATAATGTAGCCGACCAAAAGACATAGAATAACTACACTAGGAACGAGATAGGTAGAGATAGTTGATAAATCAAACATTGTTGAATCTCCTATTCAGATTTATAATTCTTGAATTCCTCAAGAATTTCATCAGCTTGAGCTTGAGATAGCTTAGGATAACTATTTAGAATATCATCAAGAGTTTCGCCACGGTCTAGACGAATCTTAACGGCTTTCTTAACGATTTTAAAAGCGAGTGCGGAAACACCTTTAGTGGGACGTGCCATTATTCATCACTTCCTGATACAATCTCAGAAACAAGTTCGTTAAGGTCATCAATATCAGATTCCATCTGGATAAAACGATTAACGACAAATTTCTTAACAGTGCCGATAATGGTAATTAGCAATGCACAAGCAATTACACCTAGAATAAAGTCCATAATTACTCACTTTCTTTTGGAGTATAGAATTCACGAAGTTCGACAGTCTGTTCCGCAGACAGTTTAGGATAGCTGGCGAGAATATCTTCCAGTTCTTCGCCGCGTTCAAGACGGATACGGACTGCGCTTTTGACAATTTTAAAGGCCATAGCTGATACTGCCATTATTCATCACTTCCTGCAACGATTTCAGACAACATAATAGTTAAATCCTCGATAGATGTAGTATTAGATTCAAGCTGGTCTGGGCCATTTTCCATAAAGGCAGTTTGTTTTGCCTGCTTTTCTTCCATTTCCTTACGCTCTTTAAGTTCGGCTTCGGTATATAGAACGTAACGCTGAATATCTTCATATTCATCATATGCATCTTTATGTTCTACATGCTCTTGGTCGATTACAGATTTAATTTCTGCACCGTGATAAACATTACCTTCACCTTTGTCTACGTATTCAAAGACGCCAGTTTGGTCATCAATAACCTTTACGTGCGGGTCTTCGTTGGTTTCGATAAGCATTTGCGAGCCATCTTCAAAGACAAAACGTTCAACTTCATAATGTTTTTTCTCTGAAATTTCTGGTTGTTCCTCATGATGAACAATAAATTTTTTATCAGATTTTAAATAGCCTTTCGTGGTATCAACGTCAGATTCTTTAATCTCAACGTCTTCCTTATTTAAAATTCTCATTTATACTCCTTTTATTTCTTAGGATTATTATCCTTTATTGATATACACTGCTTTTATCTTAGCTCCACTTGGGAGATTAACGTATGCAACGGGCTGTATTTTAACGGTAATCTGTTTTGGCGAAGACCAACCAGATACCAATGTATTATCTGCATTATAACATCGAGCACGAATATAACAATTGCTGTTAGTTTTTAATCCCATAATAAAGCTATTAAATGCAGACGAGCTAGAATCAATAGATACAACAGGACTATTACTAGTATTTACGCCAGACCAAGAAGAACCACCATTGGTAGAATATTGCCAGTCGATTTTACCAGATGGATAGTGTGCCGCGCTTGTGTCTACTGTAAAGTTTAGACCACCAGCAGAAGGATAAATAATACCAACAGCGTTAGAAATAGTCGGCATTGCTGGTAACGTATATATATAATTTGAATATAATGTAGCAGAATTACCTGCGCTATTGCCTGAGTTTACTCGGAATTGATATTTTCCATTTGCAGCACTTGTAAATGCTTGGCTAGTACGTACACCGTTTCCGCCTACGCCATTTGTCCATGAACCATTTGAACCATTTTCAGCGTAGAAGTCGGTAATATTCTTTGTTACGCCGTTAGACCCGCTGCCATTATTAGTCCAAGTTCCTGTCAATGAAGTGTCTGAGTTTCTTGACAACTTTACATTTGTAATATTTGGAGGTACGGAAATAGACGCACCAATCGTAACAGTATTAGAAGCCGATGAATTGTCAACGTAGCCGAAACCAGAAGAATTCCACCAAGCTCCGATAGTAAACGTTCTTGCAGATGAAGACGCACCAGCATTATAATAAGCTGAATAAGTAAAAGATTGGCCTCTTGAAAACGTTAGTTTTTGGTCATAAATATTATTGCCGTTAACTGATAGCGTAAAACGTGTACCTGAATATTCATATGTATAACCATTATTATTAAATTTACCAACAACAGTAAAGCCAGTATTGGTTACCCCTTCGGCCCATACGCTAATAGAATTGCCCAATTTCTACCTCCTTTTATTTCTCTAAAATTTTTACTAATTTATATAAAAAAAGGGCAGAACTATTTACATAATTCTGCCCAAAAATTTAAGCTACTTATACATATCAATTAATGTCTTGACATGTGCCGCACCGTCAATTAGTTTTTTGTTTTGCCAATCAAATAGATTCTGCACTATATCAGTTTGTTCTCCAAGAGATTCATAAACCTTGAGTAAATGTGAATGTAATATCTGTATGTGAGAATACTCTTGCTTAGACAAATCATTATACATACTAGACAGTTGCGGTGAATCGTCTTTCAATGACAGCGCTAGCTCCGCATACTCCTTTGCACCGCATATTTCATCATCGACTTGGTCAAGTAGCGTTTTAAAAATTTCCATTACGCAATCTTTACCACAATAATGTTGGCAATACGGACACTCGTAGCACTTAACGCCTTGACGTTAATTGTTGCTTGCGGAGCATTGCAAGGAACCGTGACAAGTGCGGAAAACGCCTGAGACACAAGATTACTTGCTGCGGCACCTGTGTCGATAGCATGTGCCGCTGGAAGAGCGTTGCCGTTGCGATACATTTGTGTTTCTATTGGTCCTGCTTCTGTTGCGGCAAATGTGAAATTCGCCACAATCTGATAAAGACCGCTATTGTTAATAGTGATGTTCTTACCATCGCACGAGACGCACTTATTAGATACTGTTGAGTTAGGTACTGGAATGGTGTCGCCAGCAGCTAGCGTAATTATGGCTATGACTAGCAGCTGCTGCTCCCACCATGTCTGGAGTCCACTCTTTAAAAGACCCACCGCTAGGATAATATGCTTTAGCCAATTACATCGCCCCCCCGCAGACCTCACTAAAGGTGCGCTGTGTTAAAATATTCTTCATAATATCACTATACCTTAACCCATAATTTACAAGTACTCGCGTTGGGCTGCAAAGAAGAAACGATAACTTCTTCTGGTCGCCAAGTGTTAGTGTCGGTATCTGTAAGAGCAATAGTCGCGTTACCAGACTGATTGAGCGTAAAACTGCCCTTGTTCGTACCATTCTGCGTAATCGTAACAGTGCCGTTACCAACAGAAGGAATTGTCGGTCTGCCCGTAACGTTGCCCCACGCGACAGAGCTTGCGCTAGAAGCATTACCAGCGACGTTGCCGTGAAATGTACCATCATATCCAAAATAAGATTTAACGGCACCCGCAGCAGCAATGTCAACAGTTACATTTGCGTCATCTGTCATATTTAAGACTAAATGACCTGAATCGGCACTCCTAGTCTCATAATAAATACTAGCTCCATTTGTAGAGCCAGACCAAGTGATACCTGCGGCTTTAGCTTTATCTCCAATAGAAGAGAAATGAATATCACCACTAACCGTACCACCAGCAAGAGGTAGATAGGAGTGAGAATGGCCTGCTGGAGCTGCGCCAACTTCACTTGCCGTATACGAAGGCTTATATGGTTGCTTTGCCCAAGAATATACGTCAGAAGCAGGCATGGAGGAAGGTCTTCCTGATACATTAGACCAAGCAACGGAACCAGCGCTTGTTGCATATTTAACTGATTTGGCTGAATCCGCTGTATTATCAACGCTACCAAGGCCTACGTCAGCTTTTGTAACATGATGCGGATTGCCACTTGTCTTAGTCGAGTGATCATATGCGGCACGAGATTCATCGCCATAGCCAGCACTAGAATGAGTTGTACCAAGTGCAACAGTTTCAGAAATTACAACATATGCACTACCACTCCAACGATAAATTTTATTTGTATCTAAAGCAGTATAAATCTTGCCAGATTCACCCGTTGTTGGGAACTTAGATAGAGACGCATATTCTAAAACGTCATCAACATAGCTTGGGAGGTTTGCAGCAGCAATTGTACCACTAATGCGCGAAGCAGGAAGATTGCCACTAACTTCACTGATAGTATAGCTAGGCTTGCTTGACTGCTTCGCCCATGAATAGACATCGCTCGCTGGCATACTAGTTGGGAAGTCTGTAATCTGAGCTTTTGTATGCGTGTGCGAAGAAGCGGCTGCACCGACACTAGAAGCCGTGATATTGATATTCTTGACCGCACTACCATCATATGCGCCTTGAGAAGTACCATTTAAAGAAATGGTAAGTGCATTAGGATTCTTTAGAGAGCCAGGAATTGTAGGAATAGTAGGCTTATTGGAAAGGTCATTATATGAGCCGCTTGTCGCAACAGTAGCAAAGGAAGGTTTATTAGATACCTGCGACCAAGTAGGAGTATGATTGGAATCAAAATAATGCGCCCAAGCACTCCAAGCGCTAGAATTAAATTGGCGAATCCAAGTTTTCATAGCATTGGCATTACCCTCAGTCAAAACTTGAACTAAATAACCGCCAGCTGTTTTTTTGACTTCAAGACCAAAAGCGTCTACGCCAGTTGGCTTATTCTTGACACCGTTTGAACCATCAGCAAAATAAAGGCCAACTGTTTTTGTATCGTCAAGATTTTGTGTATAAAGTTCTGTAACCTTTAGTGCGTTTGCGGTTGCAGCAGTGGTTGCACTGCCAGCACTAGCCGCATATTTTACGCTCTTGGCAGAGTCAGCGGTATTATCAACATTACCAAGGCCTACTTCTGCTTTAGAATACGAAGGTTTGGTAGCTGCTTTTGCCCACGCAGGAACATCTGATGCTGGCATTGAAGTCGGAAAATCTGTAATGTCCGCTTTAACGTGCTTGTGACCAGTATTAGACTTACCGTCAAGCGCAGATTTAATTACCTTATTTTGTACAGGATTTGTTGAAGTAGTAGAAAGTTCTGCATCAACGGCAACGTGATTTGAATCTGCGGCAACACCGTCAAGTTTAGCCTTGTCTGCGGCAGACATAAGACCTGCGGCACTGGCAGTAGCATTGCCGTATACAGTATTTGAATCTGTAACATTAAATGTGCTACCATCGCTACCTCTGAGAGTGATTGTGCTACCGCTCTTGGTTAAATTATAAGTTGTATTTGTATTGATATTATCTTTAATCTGAATCAGAGAGGATGAAGAAATACCCATCCACAAAGTGCCGGTATCGGTGGCAACATATAACGCACCATCCAATACTTTGTTTTCGGCAGTGAGTGCTTTGATATTAGGTTCTTTATCTCTGATAAATTTTACTCTTGCTATCTTGCTCACATCCTTTCTGATATATTATTTAATAAAAGACCAAGTTAAATCATCTGACGTAGCAAAATCAGAAGCATCATGATATGCGGCAGATTTTAAACCATATACTGCCACAGATTTATCTTTAACTTTGATTGTACCATTTGTAGTGCCAGTAGTAATAGAAGGAACTGTTAAAACATCAGATGGCAAAGTGCCGCTTGCAACGGTATCGACATATGCTTTAGTGGCAATATCATTATCGTCATTGATGGCTTGACCAGCCGCATATTTAATTTTACCAGATAAAGTACCACCAGTAAGAGGAAGATATTTCGCTTTCTCTTGGTCGGTATATGCCTTTGCATCTTTAAGGGCTTTATCTGCCTTTGCTTGTGAATCTGTTGAAGACGCACCAGATGCAGTCTTAATTGCTGAATTCATCTCACTCTTGGTTGGATAGTTCGATAAGTCGGTCTTAGAGCCACCTAGCTTTTCAAATTTGCCATTAACCCAAAAGTATTCAGTATATTCATTGTTTGATTCAGTAAAATCTGGTAGCATATAAATTGTATTTTCTTCACCAGTAGAAGGAAGAGTTGACCCTTTTGCCAGCACAACACGTTTAAGATGCGGCGCACCTGCTACTGCATTTGCGATAGCCGTGTTCATGGCATCTTTTTTAACATATTCTGCTGGAACTTTATCACTCGGAATGTTAACATCCCAGTTAATATCAGAAGCATCTACGAGTTTGAAAGTGCCGTTATTCTTTTGTTTGATTTTATCAATAAGTTGAACAGGCATTATTTCACCTCCACCGTAGTTGCACCTAATCCTGCATTAGTTGACCTATAGATATTATAAGAAGCGGTATAGCCACTTGCATTTGTGAAATCAAAAGTCTTTACTTTGTTAAAACCACCCTCGAAACCTCCGACATAAAATGCGGGAGTTCCAAAAGAAGCAGGAATAGCAAAGTAAATATACTGCCCGGCATTGGCAGTAACATTCCATGAACCTGTGCGGCCAGACACTAGATTTCTAGTAAGCCCTTTGACAAATGCCGCATCCATCCTAGAAGTATCTGTTATATTGCTCACGCCATAGTATTTACCATTTAAAAAGTAAATCGTAGTCTGCTTAGTAGATGTGGCTTTGCGAGCGTCAGTAGCAGTCAAAGTAAATGCGGTCGTTGCGGTAAGAGGTGCCGCAAATGTAATTGCCGCAGTTCCAGATTGCGTCTTGTTGATTTCAAATGATTGGCTACCTGCTGTAATTGTCAGTTTAGAAGGTTGTTTGTTCAAATTCCAAGAGAAGTTGGAAGATGGAAGACGAGAACCTATTTCAAGTGTGCCGCTATTGTTAGAAAAACTATTAACGGATATCGCTTTATAAATTGAAAGTGTGCCGTCAGAGGTAATATCAAAATCTCCGCTTGGCTTGATAATACCTGCGGCAGAGCCGGTGGCAATTTTAATATCGCCACAGCTGTATTTGATATTATTTTTCATGATACTCTTGGTATCTGAAAGAAAATAGATGCCGTTTGGGTCTATTTTGGTAGACCCCAACGCATCATACTCTGATTGCACGCCTATGTAAAATCTAATATCAGCAGACATACAATCTCCTTAATCTAATTTAAATTAGAGTGTTTGCCATTCAATTAGGCCGTTAGCATATTCTTTAGCAGAAGCAAGAGCGTTATTGGCCTTAGTTGTAGCATCTGCGGCAGCAGCGTCAACGGCTTCGGTCTTTTTTGTGTCAGCATAGGCTTTAGCTTCAGTAAGAGCACCAGCAGCAGCACCAGAAGCATCAAAGGCACCGCTGTTTTGATAAGCAGCAGAGCCTAGACCCTTAACAGCAACGTCTGAACCCTTAACAGAGATTGTACCATTAGCAGTGCCAGAAACAACATCTGCGGCCTGAACAGCAGAGTCAGCCTTGGCGCCTTGGGCGGCAGTAGCATAATTCTTGGCTAGACCATCGGAATAAGCCTTGGCATCTTCAAGAGCCTTATCAGCTTTTTTACCAGCTTCGGTAATAGCAGCAGCTTGAGCAGCGTCAGCCTTTGTGGTGGCATCTGCTGCGGCGGTAGCAATGGCAGCAGCCTTAGCGGCATCTGCCTTGGCCTGAGCGTCAGTAGCAGCTTCACCCTTAGCGGTAGAGATAGCATCAGTTACTTGGTCTTTGGTGAAGTAGTTGCCAAGGTCTACGTCAGAAGTACCAATACGCTCAAAGGCACCATTGACAAGCATGTATTCAGTATAAACAGACTTGTTGGAGCCTGCGGCATCGGTGCTGCCAGTATCGGGAACCATATAGATAGTATCTTCGTTGGCTTCGGAAACCTCGGGAAGAACGCTAACGATTTCACGCTTGAGATGGTGCGCATTAGCTACGGCAGCAGCAATAGCGGTATTGGCTTCACCCTTTGTATAGGCATCGGCGATACCGTAACCAGCAAGAGTAGTAGCTTTGTTAGCTTTCTTGTCGATGTTGGCCTGTAGCTCGATTTTAGCAGTGGTAACCTGTTTGGTGGTTTCAGCAGCAGCTGCTTCAATAGCTTCTGTCTTCTTAGTGGCAGAATCAGCTTTGGCATCTTCTAGAGCTTTGTCGGCTTTAGAAGTAGCGTCTGTGGCAGCGGCGTCAATAGCAGCCTGCTTAGCATCAGCAGCAGCTTTCTTGATAGAGCCTTCGCCTTCACCTTGAATAACCGTTAATTTTCCATCTGCGGCAGAAATATTATTTTCAGCAGTAGTAACACGCTGGGTAAGAGCAGAAAGGTCTGCGGCAACGGTTGTTGGCTTAACAACTGTGATGTACTTAGTACCATCCCAATAGGCAACACTATCTCCTTTGTCACCTACAATATATAGAGTATTAATTTTACCTTGTTCTGGAAGTGCATTTACTTTCTCGTAAATGCCACCAGAGTATGGGGTATCACCTTTGTAAATACGCTGTTCTTCTTCTACAAAATAAAGGGTATTATCATCTTTATTTGTAAGACTTTGATATCCGGCAAGAGTAGCAGCTACAAATTTAACTTGACTCATTCATGTCTCCTTTAAATAGTTGTCCATTCTGTATTATTAGCAACACACATATATGTATGAAGGGCCGCATTCCATTTATAAATTGCTTTATCGGCAATATATATCATAGTTTCTTTTCCTTCTTTTGGAAAATCTTCAACAGAAGTACCAAAAGTTATGGTTTGTAAATTAGAAGGAGTAAGCTGTTTCCACCCGTCTTTATAGCGCCACATCACGCCAGTTTCTTCTACATAATAATAGCCTTCAACTGGTGCTAATTTATCAATTCTATCTTTGTCTGTAGGAAATTCTTGGATACAATTATATTTAATTCGTAGACCGTTATAATCTAAATAGATGTGACGGGTATCGGAAACAAAAACTAAATTTCCATCGCTAACTGGTAATTTATTTAATTTTGCGGCCACAGTTGTATATACTCGAACTACAGCCATTTTAACTCCTAAAATTCTACAATTGTTAAAGCGTTATTCGTGTAAGTTTTAGAAGTTTCAATGGCTTCTTTCTTTGCTGCTGCAATTGCTTCTGCACTAGCAGTTCCACCGGAACCTACGCTTGTATCAATATACTGCTTAATAGTAGTACCTTCGGCAATGTCACCGACTTTTTCAGAAAGAATAGTCTTTACTTGAGCAGCATCGACTTTAGTATTTAAATTCTCTTGGATGGGAGAAATTTGACCATCGGTATATGCTTTAGCTTGTTCAAGTGTCGTAGCACCTTGCGTGTCAGTATATGCTTTTGCATCTTCAAGAGCTTTGGCAGCGGCACCCGCTTTTTCATAATTAACAGCAAGACTGTCAGCATATTCTTTTGCGCTTGTCAGAGTGGCAGTATCTTTTTCAACAGCAGCGGCAATGGCAGCAGCTTGAGCCGCATCGGCTTTTTTCTGCGCTTCTGCAATTGCAGCAGTTTGTGCGGTATCTGCCTTGGCCTGAGCGTCAGTAGCGGCAGCATCAATTGCAGCTTGCTTGGCGGTCGCAACTTCATCTTTAGTCGCGTAATCAGAAAGGTCTACCTTACTGTCACCGATTTTTTCAAATTTCTTGACTTCACTAGCTACAACGAGAATGTATTCATCATAATGGTCATCAACTGGAACCATATAGATAGTATTAGCATCAGCTTCATCGACAGCAGGGAGAGCATCGACAATAGCACGCTTTAAATGGTCTGCTTTCGCAATAGCAGAAGCGATTGCAGTATCAGTTGCTTCTTTTGTATAAGCATCAGCAATGCCGTATCCTGCCAAAGTAGTTGCTTTATCAGCCTTGCCAGCGACAGTAGTATCTGTATATGCCTTTGCATCTACAAGAGCTTTCTTTACAGAACCTTCACCTTCACCAGTCAAGCTATCTAATTTAGCTTGAATAGCTTCAATGGTTGCTTTAAGATTCTCAACTTGTTCAAAAATTACCTTGAAGCCAGAACCGGTATAGATATATCCTTTGTTATCTGTAGTATTAATATAGATAACACCTTGTTCTTGGTCGGTTTCTGGAAGAGCTTCTACTACCTTAACATACTCTTTTACCTTGGTTGGGTCAATTTCACCATCAATTCCAATAGGAGAAAGATTAAAACCTGTATCCTCAGCTTTTGGTTGAAGCATATATGCTTTATACTTACCATCAACCAATGCGGTAATGACTTGACCGCCATAAGCAATAGCTGAATCTGCATAGGTCTGTGCGGCTGCTAATGTCTCATGGACACTCGAAGCATCAAGTGGAAGAGCATTACCACGAGAATAGGCTTTTACAGCAACCAATAGTTTTGTGCTATCAATAGCCATAATTTATAACTCCTTTCTAAATGGTTACTGTAAATGTCATTGGAGCTGCGGCAGGAGCAGCCATAGCGTAACTATAAACTTTATAGTTTGCAGCTGTTGCTCCGTTGGCACCTTCGACAGACACGGTTTGCTTGGTAAAGCTAGAAGCCATACCAATATCATTTGTTTCTTCATATTTAACTTGGCTTACATCACGAAGAGCCGCAGGATAGGCGAAAACAATATACTGTTGTCCTTGAGCGACTTTAATGGTAAGTTTGGTACCAGCAGTAGGATTAAGAGACTTACCAGTAAGACCACGTACAATTGCAGAATTTAGCTCAGGTACAGAGCCTACACCAGTGCCATAAAAGGCATTTCGCTTTCCAACATAAGAAAGTGCATTTGATGTAATAGAACCAGCAGTAATATGACCAGCTGGGGAATCATCTCCAAGATTATCTTGCTTGATTGCACCCTCGGCATAAGAAGCAATAGCTTTAAAAGAAGTGGTACCTTCTCCAATAGTAATTGAATGGTCAGGTAGAACTAGTGGGCTAGTAGTACCCTCAAGTACGTCTACAGTACCATCAGAAATTTTAATTGCGGTAAGAGCGCCAGCATCTTGCTTCGTAAAGTTTGCTGTCATGGTTGCTGTAAGTGTGGTGCCGACTTCATAATTACCTGGTTGAGCGCCTTTTGAAACCGCAAGAGAAATCTTAGGTGCAATATATGTAGCAGGTACACGTTTCATAATAATCTTTTTAATTAATGCATCTAAATCAGTACCAGCTTCAATAACATCGCCAGTCTTGATACCGCCAACACTTCCATCAACGCCTAGTTGAACAGTGTGAGCTTCTTTAGACTTAGCATTGCCAAGAGTATGCGGCACTTTAGAATCATCTACATAAATCATATTGTCTTCTGTAGAAATAACGACGCTATTTGTACCAATAGTCCCAGCGGTAATACTGTCATTTAGTTTTGTTTCAGAGCCATGAAAAAAACTAATCTTTTTTGCATTTTCTGCATCAGCCATTTGTTTATAACCCCTCTCTATTGAGTATAAAAATTTTTATATATATAAAATAAACCATATAATTAAAATTCTCGAATCTTAACTTCCGCGCTAATGGCTATTCGATCTATTCTATTTTCTACAGAAACGGCTTTATCATATGCACTTGTCGCAATTTGTTTGATTTCTTTTGTTTCTTTTGTCCATTCTTTAAATTCTTTGCGCTGTTCTTCCATTTGCTTTTCCATTTTATCCCCAATAGAAGTAAGATGGATTACAGCATTTTGAAAAGCGCTAAAATCATCAGAGACGACAAACGCAGAGCCGTCATTTGGGTCGGACAATACATGCACAAGAAAATTCGTGCTAGAAGCAATTGATACCGAATCAACTAATTCGACACAACAAAGCACGTCTCCTTCGTGTAACATGGCTTGCGGCCATTTAATTTCCCATACGATAGGGTCTTCATGTGTTTTTGTAAAAACATTATATCCTTTTATATCTAGTTGAACATGCCGCCAACTCAAATAAACTTTTGTATCTGCGACACATTGCGCAGCAGCTTCTTGGTCAAAAATAATTCTAAAAGTACGACCATTTGCATCTGCGCCGCCAGCCACAATAGGGTCTTGAATGTCTTGGTCAAGAGACTTTAAATTGACTGTAACTGCTTTTAATTCCTGACTCATTTATTCACCACTTTCATTGTTCTTTTGGCTTACAATAAATTGTGGATTGGAAAGATTGATTCTCGGTAGTTCGCGTATCTCTTCCATTAAGCCATCAATGAATGAGTTGCCGCCTGCCGCTTTATAATATAAATATCTACGCTCTAGAGATTCTAGATTAAGGTCATCAATAGCCTTGATTTCATAGCAAAAATAGTGATGCTTGTCAATGATATAACTGCGGGAATTCTCCTGCAATCTTTCAAGAGTAAGTTTCTCATGCTCTTGGAGTGCTTTAATATCATTCGATTGGCTATTAATTTCTTGGCTAAGACTCTTAATTTCTGCTTGCAACGAAGCAATACTTTCTATAATCTCAGAGTGCTGTGTATCTTTAAGTGTCTGATAATTGAAGATTTTTTTTAATTTATTATAAAAATATTCCAATAGTTCACTTAAAAATTTAAAAGCAACAGCTAAAGTCACAACTAGCATAACGATAGCTCCGAAAGAGTATTGCGACACTAGTTGCGACAAAGCATCCATTCTCGGCAATATCCCTTCTTCTCTACATAATCTAATATAATATGAAAATAATTTATATTTGATTTTAGGAATTTGCCCATAAAAAAACGAGGGAAACATAAAGTTTCCCTCGAATAAATTAGTGTGTTCTTCTATACATTCTACAAGTTATATAAGGTGGCATATTGTTATGTTGCTGACCAGCACCAACAAAAGATGTTGAATTGTTAGAGTCATATGTACCATTATCAATATCTCCACCTTTCCAGAATTCAGAGTTTGTGGCAACAACGCTTCTTAATACGCTTGCATCACCGCCCCAATTAACTGCAACTTTTAATGCGTGTTGATGCTTTGGCATTTCATCTTCTGTCAGAAGATGGGCTGATTCTCCACCTTTTACCCCTATAGCTCCAGAAGTTCCATATAAGAAAACGTTATCCAATAGCTCCCATGTTCCTCCAATAGATTCAGAAGGAGAAGTGCTATTAAACGAAATATATACTGAACCAATAGGATAAACAATGTCTAGGAGGTTTACAAAATTACTCATTTATATCCTTTCTAATTTAATAGAAAGAATATTATAAAATCTTCTTAGGCTGTTCTTTTCCACACATATAAAGAATAATGATATGGAATATGTGCTTTTTGCTCTGCAATTAAATTACCGTCAGCATCAATTCTCCAAGTGCCTTTAGTCCATAGATTCCAACCAGTACTACCAGCAGGATTGCCATATGATAACATTTGCCAAATATTGCCACCGCCAGCATTAGTTTTCCAAAATGCACATGGACTATATGTAGCAGAAGCAGAATTCCATGCTACAACTTCGTGCTGATGGTCTGGAATCTCTAATGTAGTAATCATATCGCTACTAGCATAATAATCAGGCTGACCGTACACGTTTCCACCTGCGGCAAGGGTGCAATTTTCAATTTTAGTCCAAGTCCCGCCAATTGAAGCGGCTGGAGAAGTGGCAACAGTAGAAAGATAAATACTTCCAATAGGATAAATTACATCCATAAGATTGACGAAGTTAGACATTATAGACCAACTCCTTCAAAGAAGCAAGGTTTACGCAGTCCGTTTCCATACATTGATTGCATAATGGTATGGAATGTAGTCTTGCCCCCCCCCTCGTTTGCAATAGGAGAATTTGTTCCTTCTAGTTGCCAAGGCCATTTTCTGTCAATACAGTTCCAATTACCCACATTACTTGGTAAAGCAAGAGTTGTTGGAGCTTCACTAAAATGTACACTATGATTATGCGTTGGCATCTGTTTCACGGTAATAGCTTTATTGCCACCAAAATTTCCAGCGGTAGAATAACCAGAACCACTTGCCGCAAGAGCAGCGCCTTGAATTTGTACCCAAGTGCCACCTACACTATTTACAGGAGACGTACCAGATACACTCAAATATATACTACCTACTGGATAAATAATATCAAGAAGATTTACAAAATTAGACATGGTAAATCACCATGCTTAGAACAGCCATTGAAGAAGAAGCTACATTATTGTAGCCACCCCCCAACGACCGTGATTAGTCATTAAGTTTTTCATAATATCCTTTCATTTAGGATATTAGATTTTAGATTTTAAGCAGTTCGTACCCAGACTCTACAAGCATATGAATAAGGATAATAATCAAGTCCTCTTCCCTCGGTACTAGTATATTTAGTAACGAATATGCCACTGTCGTCAAGTCCACCGCCACCCCATTGGTACGGCCAATCATTATTAACGCCATTACCAGCATGTTTATTTGTGGCAGAATGTTTATGTGCTGGCATTTGGTCAACTGTAATATGTTTGCTGCCCGTATAACCAGAAGTACTAGTATATGCGGCCAAGCAAGCGCCATCTTTAATCTGTGTCCAAGTGCCACCGATAGACATTGCAGGTGAAACAGTACTAGTAGTAATATACATACTATTTATAGGATAAATAATATCTAAAAGATTTACAAAATTGCTCATTATTCAACCTCCTTATTTAGGAGGTTATCTAAAATCATAATATCAAATTGATTTATAGATTCTAAGCTACCGCAGTAGCCCCCACCATTAGAGAGGTCAATTCATCAAACTTATTCACATAAAACTCCTTTTCTTTCTTAGAATTATATTCTATATCTATATGAAAAAAGGGCAAAACCCATAACAGGATTTTGCCCAAAGTTATATTAGATTTTAATCCACAATTTACATCTTGAATCCGTTGGTTGCTCAGATTGTACCATAACGCAATATTCATTATCAGCACTGCCAGCTTTTGTCGCATAGCTCGCCGAGCTTGCATTACCAGCATTTGACGCATATTTCACGCTCTTGGATGAATCAGCAGTGTTATCGACATTGCCCAATCCAACAGAAGATTTAGAAGGAGGACAAGCATTCGTATAAAATTCATCTACAGAGACAACAGAACCAATTGAATAAATCACTCTATAAGCCTTGCCCGGGCCAGTCATAGGAAATAACAATAAATTACCAAATTTATAATTATCTTCACCGACACCGGTCCTATGCGGTATATACAGATAATTATACCAAGGGCCATAAGCAAAGCTCAATCTTTTCTCTTTTGACTCATTGAACGAACATGACCCTAGCGATGGGGATTTATTCACTAATTTCGCAATTAAATCATCTATCGTATCGGCACTGTTTTCTTGCGCCGTCATCGCTGAAAATATAGTAAAATTCTTTCCATCTGAAAGATAAAGCTCACTCACTTCACATCATATAGAATGGTATCTATAGAGCTACCGCAGTAGCCCCCCCCCAGAAATGTGTTATTCATATCTACATCCTTAAATTTGTACCCACAGTTTAACATGTTCTTCTGTTGGCTTATTCATACCAACATAAACAGTACCAACATCATCTGCAAGTTTACCATTTGTAACAGCTTTATTTGCAATTTTGCCTGATGAAACAGCTCCATCGGCAATCTTAGCCGCAGTCACTTTGCCATTACCAATAGTCGTAGCCATTGTAATAGGACTTGCCGTATTAAAACTTGTAGCAGATGTTGTAATATCTCCGCTCAGCGCAACAGTATTATTAAACTTGTTCGCAGATTGAGCGTTTGTAGCGCTAGTCGCATTACCTTCTACATTGCCAGTAAGAGTACCAACAATCTTATTAGCATAAACATAATTCCACTTTGCACTAGAGGAACCAAGAGAATAAGAGTTTGTAGCGCTAGGAACGATGTTCTGACCAGTTAGAGAACCTGTCAGTGTACCGCCAGATAGCTTTAAATAACTCGCATCGTGATTGTGGTTAGCGGTTGCAGCGCCGATATTAGCACAAGTAAGATTGACATTGCCTGTACGGTAATTGCTTTCCGCATTACCCTTAACGCCAGTGACCTCGCCAGCAACTTGCCATGTACCGTCTCCACGAAGGAATTTGTTCTGACTTCCAGCAGCAGGAGCAGGAACAAGACCAGAGTGACCAGCTGCATTGGCAGTGGCAGCTTTCATGACTTCGGGTTTAGTTGTATCTATATCAAATGAAACATCAGCAGAACCATTAAAACTAAATGTCTGTCTGCGAACAGCCGTTTCTGTTCCATATATCACTCCAACACTTAAACTATGACCGACTTTGCCAGCAGTAGTCGCGTTGGTAGCATTATCAGCATTTGTCGCATGACTTGCATTAAGTACCGTACCAGCTTTGTACTCTTGGTATCCTGCATCAGAGTTTAGTTTACTATCATCAACAACAATATACATAATGCCAGTATCATCTTGGATAACACTGTCGCCAGTCTGTACTTGCGTATTAGTTAATTGAAAGCGTGCAGTCTTATTCGCAACATGAACTAATCGTTCTAGCGCACCTTGCGGAATTGTATTTAAAGGTAACACCCCAGTGACACTTGCCGCATCAATTGATGGAATTGTAATTGAAATATTTCCAGAACCATCAAAATTAGCGCTGCCTGTACCACCATTATTACCACCCTTAACACTTATTGAGCGTGCGGTCTTTAGCTTCGTAGCTGTATCGGCATTACCAGTGACATTACCAGTTAGGTTTCCAGTGAATCCGCCATTACCAGTAACCTTGTCAGCGAATGTAGTAGGAGACTTAACTGATTGCGCGTTAGCAGTTGTCTTGTCTAGCTTATTGTTCGCATTGTCATTAACGGCCTTAACTGCTTTTGGCGTAGCGGCAACAACACCTGTGGCCGCACTATCGGTCGCATTTGTCGCGTCTGAAAGCCAGACTTCACCACGCTTATTGTCGGTAGCATCTGGCGCAACGTAAATCGGCCTATATGTTTTAAGCGTAGGGTCATATACCTTAGCAACAAAATTATTTTTCATCGTAGAATCATTTGGATTACCTTTAGCCATTTACTACCTCCTTATTCTTCCTCGTCTTTATAGATAACGTCTACAATTGTCTCTGGCGGCATACTCTTTTCAAAAGTGAATTTTAGCTTTGAGCCAAAATTACCGTCAAGCTCAAGTATACCTGTTTCATTTACCTTATATGAAAATTCACTCTCACTTGTAGTGATTGTAACATCATAATCAGGAATTTGCGGAAAAAGGATAATATCCTCTTTCCCTTCGTTCAAAGCGCGGTATTCAGAATAAGCAATCGGTTGACGCTTTGGAATCTGAATACCAATATGTACATAAGAATTGCCAGCACCAGCTTTAAATGTATGACTGGATTTTATTGAGAACGGACCTTTAATTTGTTCAAGTTTCATATCTACGCTCCAAACTTATAGGTACTAGACCAATAGGAAGGAATCGCGCTGTCTGAAACTGTCACAGAGTTCTGTAAGAAAGCAAGACCGTCAGAAGTTAAAGTTTTAAGACTTTCGTAAGTAGCTGCACTTTCATCCATTAATTTAACATCGCGCATACCAGCATCCGCAATCTTGCCAAGATAATACCACGTACTTAAATTATAATCAAACGCATAGAACTCTTTATCGCTCTTAGCTTCATTGTACGGCTGATACGTAATAATTTTGCCTAGATTAGATTGACCACCAGGCTGGTTTTGCGCACCAGTAAGACCAAAGGGAAATTCACGATTTAGATATTCAATAATATTAGCATCTGTAAAACCTGCTGCATTTAGCTGAGTCTTTGTGACATTAAAGCCAATTAGAATACCAGCTTGGTCTTTGATAGTACCAAGGTCTTTCCAATAGACATTCGAGCCATAATTAGGAATAGATGAATCATATTTCATCGCATCATTATTTGAAATCCAACCATCGGTCGCATTTTTAACACGATGTGATGGGTCGCTGTAAAGAACGAATAGATGCCAGTCAGATGGACGAACAACAAGACGTTCAATTGAGTTGATTGGGTCACTGATTTTTACAGGGTTTGGACTACTATTGTATTTAACATAAATGCTCTTATCATCACTAATACCAGTACCCATGTAGATAGATTTAACGGTTGTTATTTTATAATTCTCGCCACCGTTTTCAGTCTTTAAATTAATTGTCTCACCAGTATTAAAGATAAGAGTTGTTTCACCAATATCGTTAACACGCGCGGCCGTTAGAAGTTTCAGCTTGGCTGGACTAATTTTATCACCAGTAGTTGTATTGATTGTAATCTGACCATTTGCTTGATTAATTGTAATATCTTTGACCCAAGTTAAGCGTTTATCAACAGACGCAGTACCATCATTGAAAGAACATACAAAATGACCAGTATTTTCATCTAAAGTAACTGAACTAATCCAACGAATATGACCGACCTTATTCCTACCATCGTTTGACAGTTTGTCGCCATCTGTACCAGCAAAGGTCCCGATAACATCACCATTGTTTTGAATTTCAAGGCCCTTGACCCACGTAAGGTTTGTTTCATATGCAGGAGAGTCATTGTTAAAGTCCATCTTAAAATGTCCGCCTGCGGCACCGTTACCGGTAGAAAGAGCAACGCCTGTCACCCATTTAATTTTTTTATAAAAGACCGTATCATTATTGTGTGTATAAGATACAGTTAAAGTACCTTTATCATCAAGCGTAATATTTTTAATGATATTGAAGTCACCAAGATAAATTAAAATAGGGTCTGGGTTAATCTGCTTATCGTAGATATATAATTCATATACTACAATCTGACGATGTTTGGCAATATCATCTTCCATATTAGGATAACCAGATTGACCAACAGTAGCAAGACCAGTAGTAGGATTAACTGTAATATGCTCAGTTGAATATACTTTATTGCGTAATGCTTCTGTCATTTCAATAACTTTAAGATTACGAAGTGTATCACCTTTTAAGCCTTTTGGAATATCCATATCCCAGTATTCCCAGAATGGGTGGGTCTTATCGTCAATACGTGTAATAGAAGCCATAGCATTTTCTTGCTTAATATTACCAGCTGTATCATACTGGGAAACTGCATGAGCTTTATAATCAATTACAGTATAAGGGAACTTCATTCCCACATAGAACCAAGAGTCCGCATCTTCATCATCCTTACGGATATTGACCCATGTATATTCAATATCATCATTAAATGAATTGCCACTTTTGCCCGGAACTAACGTGCGATTTTTGATATTGAATTTGAAATCTTTTTTAAGCGTACCGCCACCATCATGCCAGTTGCCATTATCATCTTGTTTCCAGTTAGTGATAACAGTACCATCGGCATTTTGACCAACTGGATACCTACGATAAGTATTTTCTTCAAGTGCCTTTGTTGACATATGCGTTACATTGTCAATAGTATCTACTTGAAAAAAAGGCGTGCCGCTAGACGGGCCAACGATTTGAAATTTATAGATTGCGCCGCCCATAACGTTTTGATAGTCCAAGCCGCGCATAAAGACTTTACCGTTATCGGGATGGTTTTTATTTTTGCATGAAATAATAGCGTATTCGGAATACCATACTTCTTTATAATTTTCACCCATGCTAAACGCATTTATCATATCTTTTACAGATAGAAAAGCGGCTTTAATCTCAAAGGATTTGCCAACATGGGATGCGTACAAGCTGTCTATTTTTCAACACCCCTCTCAAATTTTATATTGATATATTTAGTTAGAATGCTTTTTACATATTCTGTATCAATTTTTTTATAATCGTAATATGGGATTCTAACTAAAACGAGCTCTTCATGCTGTAACACATAAATGTTTTTGCAATATCATGCGAATGTAAAGTTTGATACCCTTCTTCGCCATTATAATAATCCATTGGATGATAATGCTGTTCACCATCAAGCTCTACTAATAACTTTTTATTTTTTTCAAAAGGTATCATAAAATCAAAACGTAATGGATAACCTTTTTTAGATAGTAAATCATCAAAAATATATTCTCTGGTATATGTAATTCCAAGAATGTCAAGGACATTAGCGAATGCTCTTTCTCCACTAGACATTCCATTGTTACCATTACAAGAACCTGATATAATATGTCCCAATTGAGCATAAAATGGCTCGCCTATTTTTTTACCATCTTTATCTAATTGAATAAAATATCCATATCTAGAAACACGAGACTTATATATTACAGATTCGGTTTCTTTTTCAAATAAATAATCAATTCCATAAACAGAAGTAATAACATTACCAGGATAATATTTCTTACTGGCATTATGCATTTTATTCATATGACACTGTTTACATACAGCACCATTTTCAACAATACTTAATTTTGTTTCATATTCTTGGCCACACATGCCACATTTAACAATCCCATACTGGTCACTGTAATGTCTGGTTGTCAATTTTACCAATGTAGATTTTGTATCATTATTAAGAATTTGTCCTTCTACATAATGTTTTTTTGTACGTTTTTCTTTAAGAATTTTTACAGAACAATCTTTGCAATACCAATCTTTTTTATCCATACGTAACTGAGTAGTGTATAAATTGTGACATATGCCGCATTCGCAAATACACATTCTTCTTTTTTTCTTGCCAACAGTTTCTTGTGGCAATTCTTCAACAAATTTAGTGCCAAAGGTACCAAGAAGCTCGCCTTTTACAAAAACACGCTTTGCCACGGTCTATTCACCGTCCTCTTCTACGTCTTTTTGTGTAAATTCATAGTCAATAGTAAATGAATCAGTATAATCACGAGCCACAATGCCAATAGAAGAAACAGGCACTTCTGATAGTTCATAGAATCCGCTCGGACCAATCCTAATCTCTTCACCATTAATAGCCATCATCAAACCAGAATGGCCCCAAATACCAATTCTATCAAGCGTAGCATTATTGTTCATACTTTCCACTAGATTACTTAATTGACATAGCTCACATTTAATTTTATCTAAATCTACAATGCGACCATAAGTCGTACCATTTGCTGTCGTATGTTGAATATTGTAGTCTTCTGCTTGTCTTGTCATTGATAGCACAACAGAAATGAATCCATCTTCTATTGGCCTGAAAATCATTTCAAACAGACCATAACGTTCACCAACATCTGTTTTCCAAGATGCCGCCATAGCTACAATATTGCGTTTATCTGTCTGTGTATACGCATTGCCACCAGTGCCCAGATAATATTTTTTATTCTGTTCTCGATAATATAAAGCATCTTTAATAGTAGTTTTACCATATTCATATTTAAGCGGTATCATAGCATTAATGCTACCATTACTTTTCTCATATAATGCAACGTTATAAACGTTGCTCCCGTCTCCACCTGCGTTAACGTTAACGGTCTTAATATACTGATACGAGCCTTGGTCTGTATCTGAATTTTTTGTTAATTTAATAGTAAATTCCATAGCATAATTCATGTCTTGCGGAATTTGAACTTTTAAATAATAATCTTGACCTTTAACAAATTGCTTGTCGGGAATGATAGCAACGTCTTTGAAAACTGTATTTTGTTCATCTAATCCAGTAATATCAGCATTAGAGTCAACATAAGATTTTTTAAAAGATAGTTCAGTAAGACCTTCTCCCGCATACCTATATTGACCGATATTTGTGGTTGCCAATTTCCCTCCTTTTATTTCCAAAATATACCTAATATAAAATAAAAAATAGGGCAAACCAATTATACGGTTTTGCCCTATTTTTAGAATCTTTCTATTGACTGATTACACGAAACGGTCATTGCGTTGCCCGGCCCAAGAGGAATAGAAAGTGTGTTTAAATTATAATCGCCATATGTATTTGTAGAAGTATCATTTAATTCAACTCTAGAATTAGGCTCTAGATAAAATACTGGCAGCGCAGTAATTGATACTGAATTTTGATAAGTTGTATGAAGATATAATTCATACTTCACTTGGTCAAAAGCACTATTCTTATAGCCACCAGTAGCAAGATTATAAAAAATTTCTCCACGGACCTGAGTATATGGCATACCATTGTCTTCACATTCTTGTTGCTTTGTCCTTCCCTTATCATCTTCATCGGCATTGATGAATACAATATTAGGAATCTCAGGAGCAAACAAACAGTTTACGGTATCAGATGATACGGCATCTGTTCTGCGACCAATGGCAGATACAGAGAATCTTCCTAAGTCAGATGTTGAAGAATCAATAAAGTCTAGAAAATAATTACCATCAGTCAACGCAGAAGTAAGCAATTCAGCATTTGCTTTCTCACCTATGAACTTCTGGTCTGCAAGGTCATAAATTTGCGGCCAGAATGCATCTAATTCTTCAAAATAATAATCTGTATCTATCTTACAATTATGTGCATATTGTAGAATATCTCCCTGCCAACCAGAAATACCATCAATTTTAGCATAATAATTGCCAGAATCAATTCCATTTTTCTTAGCCAATAGACCTTCAAGATAAAGCTCGGTACGCCAGTCTTTCACAGTATAACCATCAATGATAATCGGTATTGCCGCAGAGCTGATGTCTCCTTTATCATCTACAACAACGGCAGAAGTTGAAGCATCTATTAGAGGATAATATGCTGCACACTTTAATGCTTTATAAGTATCATCTTTCCAATAGTAAGCAGTTTTATTAGTAACATCAAAATAAATAGTATTGAAATCACCAATAGTAGGAAAATCTTTTACGCTTGTATATACAGTCGGAAATGCGGCTTTTAATTCTTGAGTAGACTCTTCTGTATATAATAAAACGTTGTAATAAGTATTATAGTAACTATTACCTTGTTCATCTATTGTAACGGGTGTCGGCTTGCGGTCAATGCAAAGATGATAACGAACGTCTACCTGCTGCTGGCTATTTGTACCTTGGCGCTTACCTTGAATAATAAAGTCATTCTTGATATTATTGAACTGCGGTGTTTTACTAATACTAATAATATTGTCTTTATCATTAAAAGCATATACACTTTTACCTGTAGTTGTTTCTACAAGATAATCATGCTTCTTCATGTCATTGACTAAAGTCGTAGCTTGCGTAGTATTAAGATAATTCTTAATTTCCCTAAAATGGAATACACCAAATTCATCATAAAAATATTCAAAATTACCAAGATAACTTTTAATCTTATCGAGTACAGATGTTACGCTTTCGCCAAGATTAGCAGACAGCTCAGAATCATACACAAAATCATCATAAACATAGCCGCAGTCTTGACCGCTTAAAATTTCAATCGTACCGTCTTCTAATTTTGCCGGCTTATCGACATATGCCGCATACCATATCCTGCCTGCGCTTCCACTTTGCTTAGGTACAAGATAAAGCGGATTAGAGCCAGTCCATTTCATTACTCTTTTGATGCGGCGAGGCACATCTTCAATGACAATATTGTTTAAATCTTCCCCGCCGTAATGATTCACTAACTCTTGGATAATATCATAAACTAATACTTTTTTAGTAACATATGCACCGCTTGCGTCCTGTGTATCCATTTCATCGAATATAACAGCCGCAGGCAACGTGCCAGAAACATCACCTGATAGTCCACACATTTTGTCTTTCAATGTCAATTGCAATGACACGGCAGATGAAACAGAAGATGATGCACTCGCACTCGCAATAAAGAAAACGCCTTGAGGGAACCATAAGATAGGATAATCTAAAAATTGATTGCTATGGTTTTCAACACCAATCTCAATAAAGATTTTCTTGTTAATTGCAAAATCATATGACATATTTTCAATGTCATAATCACCGCTACTAATAGATGCAGTCAATGAGCAAGTACGTCTAATAGACGAAGAACCGTCTTTAGAAAGACTACCAGATGCAATAACACCTTGAATCTCCTTCAACGGTTCTTCATTCCAATTGAGAAGGGTTAGCCGCACATACTGTTTTTGATTGACAAAATTATCAATAGTCTTGAGAAAGTTTCTACGCTTTAATGCACTATTGGCATCTTCATAGAAGCTGTCATTTAAATAAGAATACGTCCTTCTCATTTTCCCTCCTATTGATAATTTGTAGTCATTACAGTGCCATAATAGTTAATCATACCTTCTACTGGCATAGAAGCAATACCAATAGTTTCTGTAGAATTATTATTCTCTATATTATCAATCATACCAAACGCAAAATTATACCATTGATAATTATAATAAATCTTTAAGTCGCCATTGATATTATATACAGTGTTTAGTATCGGCTTCTTAACTTCGCTAACATCCATATATTTTACAACCTGAACTGGTCGTTCACCAATAACGTTCCACGCATTTACAAAACTATCCTGCGGTGGATTATTGTCTTGAATTACAGATACCGGGTCTTTTGTTTCAGCAGAATCAATAATTCTAATCCAATTAAAATTGTTAATTGTTGCATCATTAAGCGAAGCATCAACTCTAAATTCGTTCTCTTGTAAATATTTTGTTTTGTTTACTTGTTTCATACGAATTCCTAAGAAACACATGTCATCTACAGGAACATCTTTCAACATGTGTAAAACGCCTGTGCCACCTACGAGATAGTTCTTATATTCGGTTTCATTGTGGTATTTAATACTAGCAACCGCATATGGAGTGACATCTAAGCAAATACCCTTCCAATATTTCATGCGCTTGCTTGAAATCATAACATCACCATTCATCTGAATAAAGTTATATTTATTCCTAATCTTTCTACCAAGATAAATATTAGACTTAAAGATACCTCTCTCTTGACCGACTACTACTCGGTCAACAAACGCGCTTGAAACAGCTTCTTTTGAGCTAGAGCGCTCTTTATAGCAAAGTGTGTATTCAACAGTGATAACATCACCAATTTGGAAATAAAGACCAATAACATCTAATTTGTTTGGAATCTGATAATATCCACGTTCGTTAACAAAAATATTATGATTGCCATTACTACCACGAGTCATAACACCAAAATAGTATCCTTGCTGAACTCGCTTTTCAGCAATCATCTGAGACACGCCATTTGTTTTATCTGTCACTTCTGTAAGTCCATCTGAGCCACTTTGGAAGGTATAGTAACGAGGTTTAGAATGATAATAAATTTTAATATCTTTAAGTACGATTTCTTCTGCTTTGCGTTTCGCAAGAACTCCACTATATTTTTTACTTAATATATCATTAATATCATTTCTAATATCATTGTTATTCGTAACAGTAAACTTATATGTTTGACCAGGTTTAATAACTTCAATGTAATCTTTAGGCTCGTCCTCGGAATCTTGTTTACCGTTACCGCTAATAGAACCAATCATCTTGCGGTTATAGATACCAAGAGTATCAAGAGTATCTAAGGAAGAAGCATCTTCAACCTCATAAACAGTAGCAGAAAAATTCCATAGTCTGCGGCCAACGGTTTCATTAGGTGTCAATGCAACATCTGTAAGCATAACGACCATTGAACCTTCTGCCATTGAACGATACAGCTTAGGCTCACCATCATTTAACCATGCAATTAGCTTTTCACGGAATTTACGCTCGTAGAGCCAATCGTTTGTAGTAGTCGTTAAATACTCTTGTGACGTGATACTAGAAACTGGTGCATTAGGATACTGATTACCGCCAGTCTTTTCCCAGTTCTTAAAATCGTTACGTACTAATTCTTTAACACCGGTTTCATCTTTATATTCCGCATATAAATTTTTAAGAGTATCATTATTATGATGGATAAGTTTTGTTTTGTTCGCAAACTCTGAATAAACATCAGACTCAGCACTAATCAGACCTGAAATACTAAACTGTTTATAATTCAATACAGCATTTTCTGCAAACTTAGGATATTTGCCACCAAGAGTATCAATCTTAGCCCTATTTACTACTGGCTTAAAACTACTGACCTGATAATTATATCTTACCGCATATTGTTCTTTCCCACGAGAGAAATAAGCGTCATAAAATTGCGGCAAAACCACTTTTGACATGGTTGGTTTTGCAATTGACATTCCAGCAGAAGTAAGAGCTTCTACACGATAACGATACCACGTTAGGCTTTCTACGGTATTGTCTACAATTGAAAAATCAATCTGTTGTAGCTTTGCACTATAAATTGTTTCCCACTCTTTAAAATTATCTTTATTAGATGCACGCCTTACATACACAGATACGCTGTCACTAAAAGAATATTCATTTTTAACCGAAACCCTGATTGACGCAGTTTCATCATTGACTTCTGCGGCAATCGTAGGTTGCCATTCATCGGCACCAGTATATTCACCTATCTGGAACTTATATTCTTTGCTAAGCTGATACTGATTCTTTGTACGGCAAGTAATGCGGCATACGTAATATGTATTGGTAGGGTCTGACGTAGAACCATCTGAACTATTCTTTAAAGATGAAAAATCAATATTATATACAATATTATTTGGATTAAGATTTTCACCAGTATAAATGGTAGGTGTAGAGAACAATACCTTATCTGAATCATCTAAAATATCAAATTGATATGCTTCAAGTGTTTCAGTTTCAGTATTTAAAACTACCTCTTCGCCACTTTCATTTTGAGTGACAAAAAGAAGACCTCCCGCAATTTGCGTTAAGCCTTTATTAAAAGTCATATATGAATTACCCGTATAGTTTTCAAATACAGACAGATAAATTTTAGGTTGGTGAATAGGTCTAATTAGACAAACAGAAGACCATTCTGAGAAATATTGCGTATGTGATAAAAGATAACTATTCTTCTTCGCTTCATCGTTGATAGGTACTTCATCAGTTCCATTATAGCTATCAAATCTAATCTGAACCTTATAGAACTGATTTGTATTGAAAGCATTTCCTTCGATATAAGCGGTAGGTATCGTTACATAATACATACCGCTTACTTTATCGAATTGTAAATCTTCAATGAGAATGCCCGAAAGTTTATTCAAGGCATTCTCATTGTTAAGCTGATTTACGCAACTGACATGTACGTGCTTAATCTCAGATGCAGAATTAAAAGAAGAAAGAGTAAAATACACAACAGCATCTTCTGTGTTCACGAAAGCATTTTGAAATGTCGAAACCACAGGTGGATACAGTGTACTAACGACTGTTGCCATATTTCACTCTTCCTTTCTATTGGTTAGAAGAACTTGTATCAATCCAAATGCCAACATGAGTATTAGTAGGCTGGGTTTTGCCAGTGTATACAAACGTTGTATTTTTCATGAAGTCCATGTAATTGTCAAAAAATTGGGCAAGAGAATAATTGCCTTTATCCCTACGCGTGTCCACTACGTTTTCAAAGCCAACTCCAAATTCAGAGTAAGGCAAAGTAAGTGAACCGTCTTTGGCCTTTTTACCAACCTTTTTAACAAAGGATTTTACTGCCATTATTTAACTTCCTTCTCCTTGGGAGTGGCTTTTTGCTCTACTTGATTGACTACCTGAGCTTGCTGCTGAGCAGCTGCTTGAGCTTGCTGCTGGGCTTTCTTGGCAGCTTCCATGTCCATGGCTCGTAACATTTCACCTTGAACTTTTGGATAAAGACTGGTAAGAACAGAATTAAGAGCATCTACCATAGCGGTAGCGCTAACTCCATTCCCTACCATAAACTCGTCAATCATATCTTTTGCAAGAGCGTGAACCCTCATACGTACTTCTAGTTCATTCATATCCTTTTATCTCCTTTTTAATCTTATACTTCATTTGAAGTGCTTGAAACATAACTACCACCAGTAACTAAACCACTAACAAATAAATCAGTAGAGTTCTTACCATCAATACGAACTTTGGTCATTGAGTAATTAACATTATGATGGTGATTCTTTTTAGCATAAGAACTATCGTGATTGTGATTTGCATCTGCCTTACCATCAGCTGTCCTTTGTGCCGCAACAGCTTTATTTAAAGCATTTTGTACACCAGCGGCACGAGTATTTGCTTCATTAGTAATCTGTGTCTGTAAGTTATTTAATAAATCATAAATATAGCCTAAGTGCTCTGAAACCTTTGACGAACTTCTATTGGCTCCCATGCACCAATGTGCATAACCATTATTATAGCAATATTCATTACTATAATTCCAACCATTAATGCTACAAATATCTCGTTCAGCAATAATAGAAGTAGTTGACTGTGAATCGGGTGTGCCTAAAAAAGTACCCCAATTTGATACAATACCGTGACCAATACTTACATAAGTTCGTTTACCAACATGCTTAATTTCATCATATTTGGATTCAATGCTACCAGTGCCAGACCTAATATAAAAAGCACCATTACCACCAGACTGAGGTACAAGACTAATACTTACACCACCCTGTGCTTCATTATCCTTAATTGCAGTAGCAGTTAACTTAATACCATTAGGCGAAGTATCACTTACGATACTAATTCCATTATTTACCGCATTGAATTTAAGACCTTCACCAACAAGTGTAGTATTTTGTCCCTTATTATCATTCAATGTTAAGACAGCTTTGGCATTATTTGCACCAATAGTAAAAGTACCATCTCTATTGTTTGCGACAGAAGAGAAAGCCTTTGAATACATCAAATAGTCTTCTCCTGCTTTAATCTGAAAGTCTTTATCTGCGATATTTCTGATTGAATTGGTTGCATTTAATCTTAAATTGCCGCCGATGGTATAAGTATAGTTACCATCTTTATCTGTCTTATCATCTTTTGGCGTTCCAATAGCAGAAAGAGTAAAATCACCAGTAGACATAGTAGTTTTTCTGTCTTTTGGGTTCATAAACTCAAAATTATTATTAAGATATAGAACAGATGTTTTAGTTTTTCCATCTGTTGTATCATTTGCCGCAGATAGAGCAGATAATCTTAAATAAGAATTTTCGTGACCAATAATAGCCTGTTCTGAATCTATGTGGAGTCTATGTGTCGAGCTATCAGATGATTCCTTGCCTAAATCTGGCGCATAAAGACTAACATGCTTACCATAAACATTAAAACCTCTTGGATATTCATTATGAATATTTGTGCCAGTAGAAAGATAAAGGTCTGTCGTAGCCTTTTCAGAATTTCCAACTGTACCGTCAACAAAGAATTTAAATAGATTTGTATCAGACCAGCCAAACTGTGCACCGATATACTTAGTATCGAGCGCACGCTTACCAAAGGCTCCAATTTTACCGATACCCATTGAAGACTCTTGGTCTTGAATTGCGTTCGTGTAAAACTGTCCATACTGATTGATGCCGACAAGCGGATAACGATGCCACTTATCATCTTTCTTATAATGTCTATAAATTGAAAAAGTTGAATCTTTGCGCGGGTCAATTTCTACTTCAAGGCTATCTCCTTCGGCAAGTGCGGCATTTGCTCCATCAAAATCAATATTTGAGTTTTGTTTTGTAAGGGGCTTACCTTTGACTGAAATATATGCGGGATTAGCACCTAAAATAAGACCCTGCTTGTCTGATGGAATTGAAAATTGTGAATCCTTTACAGGATAATCTGTATATGGTCTATCTACTTTTGCTTCTGTGAAATTACCGTCTTTATCAACTTCCGCATTTGCAATATTATATAACGCACGAGAACCAATACGCCATGCGCCAATATAGCTTTCGCCACCTGGGACTAACTTGATGCGGCCTTCCTCAAAATGATTATTCTGCGATGCCTGCTGTTCTGGCAGACCGAAAGTAGCAGAACCGTCTTTAGCATCTAAGAGGATAGATTGTTTACCTTCCGAGAATCCCATTAAACCAATCTGAGACTTATCAGAATCATAAGTCTTAGAAGTTCCCATAACAACGCCAGTGAATTGATTGTTTTTATTCTTTTCACCAGCGCCAATTTGCGGCGCAAGGATGTAATTTTCATCTTCATTGATTTCTAGGTGTGTTCCATCCCAGTCATTCAGTGATTTAAGACCGTAAGTATTTAGCGACATGTATATAGGAACATATAGCTCTATAACAGGATTAGCCGCATCTGCTGACGTATAAACTTTACAATGAACTAAATTATTTCCATACTCACCATCATATACATCATTTGGAAGAATATAGACTTGACTTAATCCTTTTGTGCGGACTGTCTTTTGTACACCATCAGATGTATTCTTTTCTATAATAATTTTAAAACAAGCGCTTAATGGATTCTCGTCATATGTTTGACCAGTCTTTGAAGGTTCACCGCCCTCTGCTATCCATTCAATGAATAAGTCTTCAATACCAGAACCAATAAGTGTAACACCTTGGTTTTTATTATATAACGGATTACGTCCATCTGCGTTATAAGTAATAGACTTTAGAAGAGAAGTCTTATCAATTTGGATGTCATTATCGGCATATTTTTTAATCACTGGGATACCATAAAAAGCATAATACTTATATGAAGAATCTCCAACGGTATAAGTTGTTTGAGCCTTTACAATTTGGTTCATAAACTTACGTTTGGTCGCGTCAGTTGTATTCCAAGAGACAACACCATTGTTACAGCTCATATATTTACTTTGACCGTAACCCATGGACCAAGAAACAGTAGAGTCATCATTTATTTTTTCATTACGTTGATAGAGCTGGAACTGCAAAGCCTGTTGCGAGATTGCCTGTCCTGTATTCCACACAACTTTATTATTCTTGTCGATAATAAGCGCAAGCATTTTATTCTTTAGACTCTTGGAAGTAGGAGAAATCTTAGCAACAATATCTGTACCGTTCGTACCATTTTCTCCAACCTTTGTAAACAGAAAATCAGTCATTTGACTATATGTAACGCCTTGATATGTTACAATGGCTTCAATCTGATTTGATACTGCGGAGTAATCAAAATTCGCGGCAATCGCCATAGGATAAATTTGCGATGTACAATACTCGATTTTCTGATTAGACTGATTGAGTACCATTCCTTCTTTTGGAATTGTAATCATTGAGTCTGTTAATGGTACTCGCCATTTAATATCATATGTATCTTTATTGACTTCAAGACCAGCAGGGTCAAAGAAATGACAAGTAAGTGGTTTAACCTCTAATGGGTCTTCGTATCTATCATCGTCAGGAGATACACCAGATTCGCTATACTGGAATACTTGGTCACCATTTTCAATAGTGATATAATAATCAGTAGGGTCTGCGGCAGTTGCGTTCTTTAGAGTAAGTGTTGCAATACCGATATTATATTCAATATCTTCTACAGATTCATCTTTTGAAGGTTCCCTATCGCGCAAATAAACAGCGCATTTGAAAGTAGCCTTAGAGTCAATACCTTTCACTGGATAAGTGAGTGTATTTTTATCCCATGACGCACCTTCAAGTGCGTTCATTTGATTTTTCAAAGCCGACAAATTATTATATCCAATGCCTGCTTTTATACCATCTTCATAACGAGCTTTAAGCTCTTCTACCGTTTCAATGAAAGATAACGTCTGACCATAATCGTCAACTTTAGACCAAACAAATCTAAAGAAATTATCTGGATGCCCATTTGCTTTACCAGCTTCAAAGTCAGAAGATTTACCATCCAAAAGACAAGTTAAAGTAGGTTCGCCACGGTCAAAACTAAAACTGACTCCAAGAGAAGAAATAATTTCAATGTCACGTTTTGCTGCTTCATTATATAGCGTGAAATAGTCCTTTAAAACCATTTGTTCTTTATAAACGCAAACGCACATATATTTATTTTCATAGGCACGATTTTCTGCACCAGTAGTAACAAAGCTATATTTATTACCTTTGGCTTCAAGATAAGACCAACCAGCTCCACCGTACATCTTATAATCTTTAGAGCTTGCGGTCACTCGCCCATCTTCTTTGAACCAGTAAAACATTGCATCGCCTGAAAGGTCTTCATTCTTGTGACGAAGAGTGCTGACAACGCTTAAAGAAGAGTTTTCAGTTAAGTCTCTAAGAGTTGAACCTTTCGGCATAGACAGGTGCATTTGGTAATCACCATTTGCCGCACTGATTTTTCTAAGGCCATAAAATTCAACATCTTTAATAAAAATATCATCGCCCCAGCCAATCGGTCTATCCTGTGATTGAATTGGGTCGGTAGCTTCTACGAAATCTTTACAATAGAAAATAATCTGGTCGATATATAAGAAATTCTCAACGTCTACTGGAAAAATCTGATATTGGTCAAAATAGCTTTGATATTGAAGCGGCGAACCAGTCATGCTATTACTGTCAATAGTATACGATAGCTTTTTAACTAACGCCTGACCTTTATCGTCTGTAGCATCTCCATCTTTAAAGGCTAAAATAAAAGTGATACCATACTCGCCAGTCTTTGTAAGTTTGTGCTCTCGCGGCAGAGATGTGCGGAAAGACGCTTCAATTAGCACCGCTTCGGCCTGTTTAATATTATTCTCTAACTCTTGGGTGTCAATAGATAGAAACTTAGGTTTAGAGCCGCTTACATCTTCATCTTTCTTATATAGAACTTTATAATCTTCTTTTTTATAAGAACGAAGTCCCGCAGGCGTGACTTTATTTTTATCACTAAGGCAATTGCGGCCAATGAGATTATAATTACTAATAGCCGAAGATACAAAGCTAATATTGTTATCATCTTCTGCTGCCTGCGCAACACCTACGATATTCTTTTTCTTGGTGAAATCACCTTCTGGGATAAGGACATACACTGATTGACCTTGAGTATATGTGTTTCCTTCTTGGGCATATGCTTTTAATTTGCCACCATTATATGAAACAAGGTATTCTCCTGTAAGTGAATTAGTACAGCCAGCGACAGTGGCGGTAACTGTTTTATCCGTAGCTATCTGTTCTATTCTATTGGATACAATTGTATCCACAGCTTCAAGAACAACGTCCTGTAGATTCGCCATTGTCAACTCCTTTTCAATCCAAATAAAAAACGGGAGAACATAAAGTTCTCCCGTTTATAAAATTATGCTCTAAGACATATCAAAACCATAAATATTCGATTATAAAATTTTGCCCATGTTTATCTGAACTTATAAGCGTATTGAACTGCCCTATCATTTAGTGACATAAGCGCAGATTCGATTTCTGCCGCACTGTTCGCAGCTGGGAATTCAGCTGTGATATGTACATTTTGGTCAATTGTCTCGGATGCGTTATTTGCTTTCGCGCCACTTACCGCTCCAAGAGCAGTAGAAAGTGATTGCGCAAGACTTGTAGATTTAAGGCTATCTGCAAAAGACCTTACGGATTCAACTGCCGCAAGAATATTCTGTGTATCTGTAGCATTAAGAACAAGTTCTTTCTGATGTAGGAATGCAAGTTTACCATTCTTGGCATCTGCGGTCTTATCAGACCAAGAACCTGTATAGCCACCTGTATCATAGCCAATTAGATTCTTAGAACTATATTTCATAGAACCGTAATCAACAAGTTTACCAGACCTAGAATATTGGTTGATAATATCCTGAATGTGGCGGGCAAAAGCAGTACCATATGTGCCAGTCAGCTTGCTAGAACGTACAGGGTCATTGCCCCAGCCAGAAGCCCAGCCATAAGTCCAAATTGCCTTGGCAATACCCCAAGCAGTATCTTCATTAGCGCCAGCTCCACCGCCACCGCTGCCAGATGAAGGACCGTTAGCGTTGCCATAGTGCTCATAGTTATAATTCTTTTGTTCAGCCTGCTTTAGAGCTTCGCTTAGATTGGCGTTCTCTTGTTCCTTCTTAGACAGCTTGTTTGCAGTTTCATCAGCAAGTTGCTTGAATGCCTGCATATTGTTGTTAGCATCTGTAATACGATTGGCATAATCAGTCATCGTAGATTCGGTCTTTTTGACCTCGCCAGATACATCTTTAAGGATATTGACAAATTCTTTTGTACTGTCTGCAAGTTCTTTTGTCTTATCGGTTGTACCGCTAATGCTATTGGAAATATCATCAAAATTAGTCTTTGCTAAGTCAGCGATAGTCTTTGTACCATCCGCATAATCTTTGCCAGCTTGCGTCAAATCGCCAAGCATCTTATCTGTATCAGCCTTGAACTGGTCCATATTCTGTAACCAAGAGGTCAAAGAAGTAGACCAACGTGTATCAATCTGGTCGAAAGCATCTGTACTGCCATTAACAATCTGGTCATATACGTCTTGTAGGTTATCTTTGTTCTCACCAGTCAGCATATCGCACATGCCGATGAAGTCATTGATAATGTTCTTCTGGGACGTGCTTAGCTGTTCGCTGGTTCCCGCAAGATATTCCTTGAGCGAATCAATGATTGCTTGCGTTCTCTTGGTTTTCTCTTCAAGAGATAGATTAGCATTATTCCAAATGTCATTGACTGTAGATTGAGCATCCTGTAACGCAGATAGTGAATCTGCCTGAGTCTGCTTCATCTGGTCTTTAGACATATTATATGCGTTGTTCTGTGCATCTAGAAGGTCAGATTGTGCGGAACGTACATTATCATCGTTCGCTGTATAGACATATGAATAATTGCCCTGAGTATCCCTGCGAAGTTTCATTTGAGACTTATTACGCTGAGCTTCTTCAAGCGCAATTTGCTTCTGTAAGATTTCAAGCTGTGCGTTCGCATAGTTTACATCATACTCAGATAGCTTAGTCTTATCGCGTAGATATTCAAGCTGCTCTTTCATTTGCGCTGAAATTTTTTGCTGGATAGCTAAGTCGTTTGAACCATCTAAGAGGTCAAGATATTTGCTCTGTAGCTTTTGGATATTATAGGATTTATTAACATCATCGAGATAATAATCAGCATTGCGATTGATTAGCTCCCACTGTGTATTCATCCAGTCAAGGTCAGTACCAACGGCCTTGGTTCCCCATGCTTTTGTAATCTTTGAAACTGTATTTGAATACTGCTTCTGTAGATTCTCTAAAGAATTCTGAATAAGGTCGTTAATATCGGAAGTAGCATCTTTAATCTTGTCAGATACTTCATTCCACTCTTCAGAACCTTCTTTCATGGAGCCAAGCATATCTTTCCAAATATCGCGCTGCTGCATTAATTCATTCAGCTGTGCTTTGTAATTATTCTGCTGTGCGCCAAGGATGGTATTTAAATCATCATAAGATTCTTCACCATGTAGAAGTTCTGTAATATCTAACCAATGCTCAAGTTCATCAGTAATAGCTTCGTACTGGTCTTTACGCCTATCCATCTTATCGCTAATATCATCAATCATATCCATGACGTTATCATGAAGATTTTCAATCAATGACCAATAGTCCTGAGCAAGTCCTGCGGCCTGTTCGTATACTGTCTTAACTACGTCATAGAGGTCTGCGGAATTCTCACCGAAAATATCAGATTTACCAGTTTCTTCAAACTGCTTCATCTGAGCGTTAATATCAGTTAGATTCTTCATAGACATATCGAAATAACCAGTGCCGTAGTAGTCTACACTCTTGTCACCATTGAGCGCACGCTGCTTGGCAGCTTTGAGTTCATCTACGCGGCCTGCCGACCATTTCTTATATGCGTCAGATGTACCTGCGGCATTTGCTGCATCCTCTTGTTTCTTGATAAGATTATCATAGTATTCATCAACGCTCATGGTAGCGACATCAAAGTATTTGCCGAGCTTAGCTACATTATCTGCTGCTTCTTGATAAGGTGTTAGCTTGATACCACGATTGAATGCACGGTCAAAATCAACGAGACTTTCTTGAATATCTTTAAGATTATCAAGAGCTTCAACTTGAGTCTTAAAAATATTAATACGCAAGTTTTCAATTTCATCATTGAGGTCTTCAATCTGCTGGATTGTATCTCTCAAATCGCTTGAAATCAAAGTATCATAGCGCTGATACAGTGTCTTAAATTTGTCAAGATTGTCATTGGCAGCATCAATTTGGTCGTTAATAGCATCTTGCGCTTCTTCTGTACCAGCTGCATTATATTGACCGATAAGATTATTGACGTTATCAATCAAACCTTGATGAATTTTTGCATAGTTAGAGATATAACCCTCAGCATCAAATTGAATACCATATCCAGATAGCTTAGATTGAAGTTCATTCATCTCATCGTTCTGGATAGACAGCTTTTCTTTCTGTAAATCAATCTGACGTTTCAGAAGCGAAGTCTGCTTAGAAAGATTCTCAACTAACTTGTCACCAGTTAAGCGTTCTTGCTCCTTGTTGATACGTTCATAGTCATTTGCAATTGCATCAAGAAGCGTATTAACGCGCTCATAGCGGTCAATTTCATCATCAAGTGCTTCTTTGGTATCAGGAGTGAAGGAACTACCACCTCCACCGCCACCTCCACCGCCACCTCCACCGCCACCGCCTGAGCCAGACGAAGGAAGTCCGAAGTTTGACGGTGACGCAGCACCACCAACACCAGAAGGCGCCCAGTTTTTAAGGCTAGGAGTTGAAGACCCAAAGAGTGAGCTTAAACCTTTTGCAAGTTGCTTAGAATGTTCCTTAACAGATGCTTGTGAACCAGCATTAACATCTGACCAAGTAGATTTACCAGTAAACTTATTTACATATTGTTCTTGAATACGTCCATCAGAAGTGGTTCTCGTCTTACCAGTAGAGGTAAGATTTTTATTCCTACTTGCAGCAGAACCCTTAGAAGAAGAGTTATTAGAACCTTTAATGTGCATCTTGAAATTTGGAACTGAAACGGTACCAACTGATTCTGAACCTTTACCTTTTTCAGTTGAAGTAATATCATATTCAGAGGAATCAGTCTTTTCAGTACTGCTGGTAACATCACCATCAATGCCGCCAAACATTGCCATAATATCTGTGATGATACCTGAGATACCATCTGCCATATTTGAAACTGCGCCTTCGGCTTCTGCCATTGTTCCTTGCATCGCCGCACTAGCGACTTCGCTGTTGGACATCATGGCACTCGCTAGGCCTTGTCCTGTAGTCAACATTTCATACGCTTGAGCTTGCGTCATTGCACCAGTAGCCGCAATAGCGTTCGCAGTATTTACAGCGGCTTCTGTGTTAGTTTGATAAAATGTCTGCATAGAAGATGCAAGACCTGAAATTGTTTGACTATATTCCTCTTTGATTCCACCCATATCATTTGTAGCATCCACGGCTACTTTACCAGTGTCTTCAAAGATTTTATTCATTTGTTCAAAATTGTCTGTAACAAAATTATTAAAATCAGCGGCAGCATCAAGATTTTTCATGCTCTTGGCTAATTTATTAATTTGCTTTGCAGCAGATTTCTGCTTTTTTGTCATGCCAACGGTGACATTGCTAATATCTCTAGAATTCTTAATTTGTTCAACTTGTTCATCAGTTAAACCACTAGTTGCCTGTTCCATTTTAATAGATTGCTGCGCAGCTTTTTTCATAGTATTGGAATACTGAGTAACATTCATTTTGCCACTCTTGAATTGTTTGTTGGCCTGCTGTAAACCAGTATACAACTCATTTGTCATAATCTGAGCAAAGTTAGAAATATCATCATCATTTAATACGTCAGCAAGTTTCTGACCGCTGTTAACAGCGTTATCAATTTTACTTGCTAAAGTATCAAAACCAGAATTTAGTCTATCTAAAAAGTCAGAATTAGAAATTGCACCATTGATAAGCAAATCATTAAGTTGCTGTATTTCTTGAAGCGGCTGCTGCAAGTCAAGATTATTACTAGAAAGACTTTGATATGCTGCAAGAATATCTGTATTAGCTTGAGACATATTAACAGCTTCACCAGTTGCTTCTTTCATCGCAGCGGTCTGTTCACGCGTCTTTTGTGTCCATTGTTCAACCGCACGCTGATTTAGTTGATACTGGTCGCCAACCTTTTGCAAGAATTCAACGTATTCAGGATGTTCCACCATAATGTTGGCAGCTTCGTCTTCTGTGAAACCACCGTTCTTTTGATATGCAGTCTGATAATCTTCAAGTACATCTTTCATTGAGGACTTGTTTTTGGCCGCACTCTCTAGATTGTCAGTTGAAATATCAGAACTTAATCCTGCCATAACAGAATTTTTAACATCATCCTTACCGCCTTGCATAGCAGAAACGAGTCCGTCGATATATTCTTGTCCAGCTTCTTTTCCAAGAGACTGATATTTAGCTTTAATAGCTTCATTGTCTAATAGAGAATCTTCAATCTCTTTTTTAGACTTGTTAACGAAGTCACTCTTGTTCAAACCTTCTTCTGCGGCACTAGCCATATTGTCAATAATGGTTTTTGCATTAGCGACATTTTCATCATTTAAATAATCCTGTGCATCAGAAACATTTTGCTTTGCTTGGTCTACTTTGGACTTTCTAAATTCGTACATGGCATCGTCTTTGCTCATGCCGTCAAGAATTTTTTGTTGTTTATCTGCTTCTTTTTGAGCCTTAGCGGATGCATCTGTGACCTTACCGATTTTCTCTGCGAGAGATAATCCGCTAGTATCTTGACCAATCCAATTTGTAGTCAAACCAGCATTACTTAAAAAGTCATTCTGATATGCAATTCTTTCTGCATTATTAACAAATGGTGTATATGTAGAAGCACCTTTTTCTAGCGCAGTTAAAGCCTGTTTACCTTGAGATTCAGCCAGCTCCTTAGAAGCAGTACTCGCGTTCTTGATTTTCTCTGCTAAAGTATCAAAGTCTCCTGAATTTTCAAGTGCCTTACCACCAGCAATGTCAAGAGAATCAATTAGATTATCAGTAGCACTCTTTAATTCATCAGTTACTTCGCCAGTCTTCTTGTACGAAGCATAAGCAACATCAAAGGAAGAAGTATCAACTGACGCTGTTTGTTGAGTATTTGTATATGTCTCAACTTGTTTATCTATTGCAGCTTGATTTTTTTGATGAAGGAAATTAATTAAAGTGCTGCCAGCAGCAACAAGCCCAATAGAAAGCATCCCAAGAGGACTGCCAAGGCTTTCAATAATTCCTTTAAATACCTCAAGCCCAGCAGATGCAATCTTTGCGCCGGTATTAATTGCTTTAAATCTTGTTTCCGTAGCAGTTAAACCACTTAATACAGGACCAAATTTCATTGTAGCAAAATCACCAAAAGCATTCTGCAATTTTTCAATTCTTGTTGCATCTATTGCTTCTACTAATCTACTCATATCTAATTTTTGCGATGCTTCTTTTAAAGCTATAAAACCAGATACTAACTGTGGAAGCATCATAGTTAGATTTAAAATGGTTTGCTCAATTTTATCTCCCAGTGTTAAATCAGAATTAGCCCATATAGAGCCTAAATTCTGGAAAGATTGCCAAGCAAAGCCAAGTTGACCAATAGCAGAAGTAGCTTGAACAATTTGCTGAATTTCATTTTGTAAATCCATACCTTCATTGAAGCCTTCACCACGACCTTGCGCGGTTTTCAGTTCTTCTTGTGCGGCTTGCATTTTATTATTTTGCTGTGCTGCTTCTCCAGCATTAGATAACGGTACTCTGTCCTCTTTACGAGTTGCATTTTGTTGCTTAGTGGCAACATCAGCCGCTTCGGCGGCTCCGTTAGCTGCTTTCTGTACTTTTTCTAATGTATCAATCGCTGCGTCAAAATTATAATTATCTTCGTTAATAACTTTTGAAAGCTCTCTTAGACTAACAATCAATTGCTGAATTGGGCTTCTGAGGTCTTCTATTTTTTCTTCATATTCATTAAACCTATCGTCCCAAATATCATCAGTACCCATAAGTTCTTTTACTAAACTTTTACCTCTATTAAGAGATGTTTGCATAGCAGCAGTTGCCCGTGTTTTAGTACCAGTTGTCGCATCTTCTGCTTTTGCAGCTTTGATTGTACTTAGGCTTCTAGTTAGATTAGCACTATAAGCACTACTTTTAAGCGCCTGTTCTCCAGTAATTTGCTTCAATTCATTAGTGCCAAGTTTGCCTAATTTATCTTGACTATTTCTAATAGCTATGTCATATACATCAGTAGGTTGGATTTGTAAAACGCCATTTTCATTTCTTGTAAGTTCTAGGTAATCAAAAGAAGTTTCTAAAGCTGCTCTCATAGCAATGTTAGTAGCTTCAACAGCTTCACGCATCTTATCTTCTTCTGTAGTTACCTTTTGTACAGAAGCAACTAGGCTATCAAGAATACCGTTATATTCTTTAGCTTGCTTTTCATTCATATCTGGTTGATATTTAATACCAGTATTGACGAAATCCATAATGGGCTTTGTTGATTCGTTTTCTTTAATATTATTATAGCCCATTTCCTGTAGTTTTTGCTGTCTTGTCTGCGCATTGATTTTACGAGTTTTATTAACTTCATGATTTTGTATCATAGAAGCAATACCACGAGACATGGTTGTACTAAATACTTTAGTAGCAGTAGCACCAAATAAAGTTAGCGCAGCAGAGCCACCGCCAATAGAATCAACTAATTTCTGCATTAAATCTAATGCAGTAGATAATCCATCAATGAATCCATAAAAATCAGAAGAATCACCAAGGCTATTTATAATACCTTCAAAGGTAGTTTGTAATTTATTTAATTTTCCCTGTAATGAATCAACATACTTCTCATTCATTACATCAAGTGTACCATTAGCATTTTCAGAACCAGCTTTATATTGCTTATATAAATCTGCACGGTTCATCAATGCTTCAAAACGTGTAAGTTGGAATTTACCAGCAAGTGTTTGGCCTACGGCAGCTTTTTGTGTAGAATCAATAGAATCCCAAACTTTCATTAAGTCTTCCATGATATTGCCAACGCCACGCATTTTTCCATCGCCGTCTAAAACCTGTACACCAATTTTATCTAGTGTAGAAGTTACTTTTCCTAAGTCTACTCCATCATCTAGGGTTTTACCCATTGATAGGTCTGAAAAGCGTGCGTAAAGTGTCTTTAAACCGTTACCAATTTGTTCTGGGGCTTCTCGGGTAACAGATTCAATAGTTGCAATTTGGGCGTTAAGTTGGTCTGTAGAAACTCCAAGAGTGGCCGCTGCTGATGCAGCTTTCTGTGATGCTTCTGCAAGTTCTCCAACGTCAGCAGCAGAAATATTTGCTACATTGGCCCAAGAATCTAGTGCCGCATTAAGTTTATCAATATTATCATCAAGACCATAAGCATTCATATATGCTGTGATTTGGTCTGACGTTGTAGAAGTATCTTGCTGAGAAGCATTTGCTAATTTAGTTGACATTTCAGCAAGTTGTTGAGACTTATTCAAGTCAAAGCCTTGCTGACTATAGACCAGAGAAGCGTTTGTCATAGCAACAGTCGTAGAACCAAGAGCCTTAGCAGCTTCATTAGCTTGTTTTGCATACTGAACCATCGAATCACGCGAATAATCAGTAACAAGCATAATCTGTGTCAACGAATCATCAAGGTCTTTTGCATATTCAACTGATTGACGAATGGAATCAGTTACACCATTAAAAGCGCTTGACATAATGCCCCAGCGCACAGTATTACCCATTGTGTTAAAGATTTTGTCAACCATAGAGCTTGTACTTTTAATGCCGGTATCAATTTTACCAAGCTGTCCTAATACACCAGCAAATGCAGCCTTGCCAGTATTACCAGTTAAAGCAAAAGAATTCTGCAAGCTATTTAAAGATACTTTACTTTCTTGCAATTGTCCAACAAATTTTGACATATCAAGCATACCAATTTTTGAATTGAAGCTAGAATTCAATGCACTTTTAAATTTGTTGATTGTGCTGATTGACGAATCTACTTGAGAGGGGTCAAGCAACCTCTGAGATTGCATTTCTTTCAATTGAACAGAAACTTTATTAAGCTCAGTCTGCAATTGAGTCAAACCAGAGCGGTCTAATGTAGTTCGTAGATTATACTCAATAGTATTTGAATATTTACTAATGGTAATCACCTACCTTAAATCTATCTGTACGATTCACAATCGTACCTCCTTTTATATCTTTATTAACGTTAATATAGGCATAAAAAAAGAGCCTACTTTATATAAAAGTAGGCTCATAATAATTATTGAATTTTGTACTAAAGCTCGAATAGAGGACCGTCCTCTTGCTCGCTATCTTCTTTAATCTCATCATTTTTTGTTGGCACAGAAGCAAGATAGTCGGTGGCGGCATTAATCGCATCATTAACTTGTTCAGGGGTTGCCATAGCCTTGACTTTGACTTTTTCCTTTAATTTACTTTCATCTTTTGGAGTATTATTCATGCCCCATTTATCTACAATATCAAGAACAGTCTGTGCATCGTTTTCACTAAAAGCATCTTTAAAACGATTTACTGTAGACTCTACAATATCGCCACTAAAAGTTTGGAACGTAGAGAAAATACCACGAGCAGATTGTAGATATTTAATATAGTCATCAAGCCATACACTGCCAATTCGACCAAGAGCATCCATATCTACCGCAAAGTTTTCATTCATATCTGCGATAGTACCATCAGTCAAAAGAGCATCCCAAGCATCTAGAATATTATCTGAAACAATGCGGCCAAGCTCTTCCTTACGGTCAGGATATAAAATAATTGCCGCATACGCATATAGCGCACGTTCAAAAACAAACTGGTTGACGAAGCCATTATCCTCAGCAGACTGTGCTGCAAAATGAATAATATCATACATGTCTTGCGAGGTCAGCTTTTTAGCTGTCTCTGTTTCAAAAAGAATTGCCATAAAAATCTCCTTTTATCTCTATACATATATGGTTATATTATACCATACTTTTAAAACAATGTCAACTAAGATTTAAAAATATCTGGTGTAAATAAATGACCTATATTAAGTGTGATACTAATCTTAGTATTATTCAATACCTTGTAGGCAAGTTTATTACGATTTAACGCCATGCGGAAAACGTTATCTCCTGTCTGTGACGGCATAACTTTACTTCTTAAAGTACCTAAGTCAAAACCTTCAACAAGATAATATTTGCTACCACCATATTTCAAAATAGTATCTGAATTATCATAAATCTTTCTAAGAATATCATAAATTGAAAATATCTTATTATTTACAATAAGCAAGGTTGAATAGTCTCCTTGAATACCACTACCAGCTATAGCATCCACAAGACTCAAAGCACCAGCCGCCTGCCTGATATTGTACCAATCCATAGCATTAATAGTAGTACCAAGAGCACCGACAAGGCTATATCCATACTGACCAGCACCGGGCGCAAAGGAATTTAATTTTTTGGCTAACTGCTGATATGTCATACTTCTAGCGACAAATCCTTCAACTCCAAGAGCGCGCGAGCCTGGGCCACTGCCTTGAAAGGGCGCGCTTTCACGTAATTTGACATTTCCACCAAACTCAAGCACAATGCCGCCTTTGTTCCAATAAATATGAACATCTTCCTTAGATTCTTTGCCTTCAAGAGTATCTGTTATCTGTTGTGCCGTCCAATTGGAATAAAACTTACCATCTGCGGCAGATATCATCTGCTTTATCTTTTCATCATTTTCCATAATAAGCTGTTGGCCTTCATTTGCGGCAACATTAATTGCATGTGCTTCTGCCATTTCGTGAACTGTGCCACCAATAGAGTTGAAAGCCGCTGCAATAGAATCTGCGGCAGATTGAAAGCTATTCTGAATATCAGCACTGCTACCATCACCAAGAGAAGCAAGAATATCTAGGTTTTCCCGCACCTTCTCCATTGCCAGAACAATCTTCGTTTCAGACTCCTTGACCATTCCCGCACTAATACTCGCATCTGTTGGAATACCTTGTAGGTCTGATGGGACATTTCCACTTGTATAGTATGCGTCAACTAGACGCGCGGCTACAAGGTATTCGTAATTAGACGCAAGCGTCCAGATAACATTATTAACAGCTTCATTTACTGCTGTAGTGATACTTGATACATGGGTCAAACAATCTTGCACAGACGAACTAAATGCAGCACCTACATTTGCCAAACTGACACCATCGACAAAAATATCACCAGACGTACTATATGATTTAGCAATACCTTTGCTATCAAAGTTTGCAATGTTTTGCATTACTTTATCAATATTTTGACCTATTATACCGCCATTTGAAACCCAGTTATCCATCATAGATTTAATCTGTCTACCAGTATATTTTTTACCACTGGCCGCATTCACCTGATTAAATCTTTGAGTAAATGTACTTACTTGGCGTTTCATGATACGATGCATCGTGTCATCGTCAATATCGGCTTGTCCTCTGGCAATAGTATAAGCAAGATACTCTTTACCGCCATTATATGCTTGAACGGCACGCCAATTGAAATTGCTCATATTACCTATATTACCTCCTAAATAACATTAGTATATATTGCAATAGCAATACATATTATTGCTATTTAAAAAGAAAAAGGGTGTCCCAGTTAAGGAACACCCTTTAGCTTATTTAGCTACAGACTTCTTTAGCTTAGAAACACTGGGAATAGTTTCATCTACAAAAGTCTTAGTAGTCGAATCAACTGCATTAGCAGTTACGTCTGAATGTTGGTTGTCAGCCGCAGATTCAGTTGACGTTGCGGCTTTTATTCCCCCGCTACTTCGGAGAAGACAGACTTAGAATACCAACTATCTACATCGGAATCCTTTGTACGACCATCGTGACCAAGGACTTCTTTGTTCTTGTAGTTGTGAGTTGTATCAGTCTTGTCAACAACCTGTAGCGTAGCCATAACCTTCTTTTTCTTGTTGAACTTTGTGTAGGCAGGCATACAGTCAATAGTGAATGTAAATGTAGAGGGATCACCGTTGTTGGCCATGCTAAATGTAAAGTTACTCTGGATTTTACCACGAGGAATGATAAATTCAGCAGGAAGGTCTACGCCAGTCTCTTCATCACGGAAGAGTGTAGACGCTTCGATGTAATAGTAACCAGCGAAGTTCTCAGCATCAATCTGCATCTCATAGGCTTCATCGTAATGAACCTCATAGCAATCAATACGTACAGTATCGCCAGCTTTTACAGCAGCATCCTGCTTACTATCGCCGGGAGTGTCGGCAGCAAGCTGGAAAGCAATTGTCTTACCTTCGGCTTCAATTTCACCGTGGTTACCAAGAGTAGCGGCAGTCAGGGTCTTGCCATCATTAATAACAAAAATCTGCTTGTCGGTAACGGCAGAAAGATAATTAGCTTGAGCGCCAGCACTATCGAGAGTAACAGGATAGATAGGAGCTTCTTTTGTAACGATGATAGTTGCACCATTACGGTCTTCATCAGTTAGCTTAGCGATAATTTTATCATCAGAAGTTTCAGCAACCATATCATATGTAGCATGGACATAGACAGGAGTCTTATTTTCACCAGTCTTCTTGCCATGTACTAGGCCAGCACCAGAAAGCATGGCAAAACTGGTAGGACTCATTAGAGAATCCTCAAGAGTCAAGGTAAGAGTCTTCTCACCATCCCAGGCGATTAGACGAGGATTACCTTTGCCACCTTGTGCATAAACAGTGGTAGCAGCACCTTCAAGGCTAGAAGTCTTGGCGGTGTCAATATAAAGCATAGGCTGACCAGCATCGAAGTGCTGGCCACCGAGGTCTACGGATGTAAGAGGCTTGAAGACTACATCGCAGATTTCTCGCACGCCAAATCTATTCATAGATTTCTCCTTACATTTAGGAATTTGTATACATTTTCCTTAGTCATAGAAACATAACGCGCTAATTTCTATGTCTATTATATAACGCGGCAAAACCACGATTATACTCAATAAATACCGTCCATCCAATTATCAGGCTCGTCCATCTTGCTAACATCCATCATAGGAGTAGTAGCTACCTTCTGATATAAGTCATATGCCATTTTAATTGTATATCTCTTAATACTGTCAAACAACTGAAATGGAGTATAATTATATATAACATTAATATCAATTGCCAAACCAATAGAAAGAGCAGAAGCGTAATTGCCAAAGATACTGTTAGCTTTCTTCTTATCTTTATCACTCTTTATCTGATTTCGTATTTCTCGACCACGTTGAAGTTTGGCCGCAATTTCGGCAGCTGCATCATTAGCAGGATTAAATTCTTCTTCATACTTATCAGTGCCTACTGGCAAGAATAGTTCTTTCAATGTAATTCTGAAATTTTCAAAATTCATAGGATTGAGTTGCCCTACTATCGGTCCATTTTCCTGTACTCTAAAATTGATACACCCAGCGTCATATTCAATTATATAATTAGGAAAAATAAGGCCGAAAAGGTTATCTACATTTCTTTTCGTGTTTTCGTCCTGTTGGATGATTACTAATAATATTTGAAAATCGTCCATATATCCTAATTGACTTTTGCCCACGTTTTTCATTTCTGCGGCAAGTTCTTTCGCCTTGACAAAAAGTTCAATTGACATAAGAAACGAATCTTCACCAAAAGCACAAATATCTTTAATAGACGGCTGCGAGATAGCAACATTTGCTCCCGCAACCGTCACTGGCATTCCAGAAAGATATTTACCTAAATCTCCTTGTAACTCTGCCATGCTGCACCAACTTTATAAATCTTGCGGCGCAGGCTTAGTATTATCAATATTCTGTGAATCATCAGCTTCGCTGTGGCTAGCTGAGTATCGTAGCATTACGCCACCTAGATATTCATTTAAAACAAGTTGTTGCGCACCTAGGAATTGTAGCTTACCTATGCCAGATAGACGAGTATCATTCATAATACCATCAACGTATCCCGCAATCATCCAAGGACGTAACTGATAGTCATCTAGTTCCCAATAGTCAAGCTGTGAAATAATCGTAAAGCTAATAACACAATTGCGGTAGCGAGGATTCTCAGAAGGAGAAAAATCATCAAAGTCTAACATGATATAAGACTTAACCTCTTCGTGTTCTCCAAAAGAGAGCTTGGGAGTAGCCTTAATATATTGATTATCATGTAAATCTTTAATACTATACTGTTCAATTTTACGCTGATATTGGTCTTGAGTTCTATCAAGACAATCAGGTGTATTAATAATAAGTAATTTTTTCAGCATATCGCTATAAGGTCTACTTTCAACAAAGAGTTTGCGCCAAATGGTTTCTTGGTCTTCTGCATGAGAAAGAAAAGTAGACTTATAATTAGTTCGTAAGATATTAGAAGCAACGTGTTTCATGTAACCTCCAATCCTTATAACGATTTAATCTTAACTGGTAAATCTGTTTCAACGTTACCATATTCCGCATGGATAACAAATTTACCTTTCTTGCCAGATATAATTTCTACCTTACAAGAATCATTGTTGGAATCTACAATCTTAGCCATAGATTCATCATCAATAGAGAATGTGGCTTTTTCGCCTTCTGGAAGATTCTTAATCCAATAGGTGTGAATATCATATGGATAAACTTCTTGCGGTCCTTGGATTAATGGCTTCTGCCATTCGACAATTACTGTCTGAAAGAAATCTCCATAGCAAATATCAAAAGTTTTTACCGCACCTGCATATACTTTAACTTTACACATGCGGCCATTCTCATATTCCTCAAGTATTTTGACTCTTGGATTATTCTTGACTTCCCAATGAATCTTTGGGTCATATGCTTCATTTGAGATAGCATATCCAACAATAGTATCTTGTTTAGCCGTTGTCGCACCGCTAATAACATTGATGGGTGTAGTCTCGTCTTTGAGAATACTGGGCAGTTCTGCGATGCTATTATCATAATACTCTTGGATTTCAAGCTCTAAAATACCAGGTACTGTAATCGAATCTGTAACTTGTACTTCCCATGTATGTCCCGCAAGTTTGATGTGAGTAAAACGATGAAAAAAGTCTCTAGTATTTTCATCATTCTTAATATAAATGCTACCAGATAGATTAAGCTCGTTAATATTGATGTTATTTTTAATAAACCAACGCAAATCTGTTTCTACAGGTCCCCTAAAAAAAATCCAATACTCTTGACCATTTACATTAAGCGTGTAATCACAACGAATAATTTCAGACCGCAAATAAGCTGTTTCTGTAATTACTGGCAAATAAATCATCCAATGAGTTCCACTGTCTAATAACTCAAAAGTTTCACCAGCTTTTAGACCACTCTTGAAATCGACAGAGATATACTTTTTATCGTAATTAGCCTTCAAACCTCCTGACATGGAGTTAATGAGACAAGGCCAAGACTGATTATTGAATTTAATCATTCTCTTATTATAGTCATTTTTTAAAGCCGCTTGAAAAGACATATATTTAGACTGATTAATTCTTCCCATATTATCGCCACCAAGCCATTGAAGACGAGCGCCTAATGTTTGAATACTCATAGGCTCTCCCTAACATCGTTAGCGATATTACAGGCTTCAAAAATCATACGGCGAAAAAGCATAAATTCAATATCTTTCCCCTGCTCTTTGATGCCTTGCAGCTTATATACGAGTTGATAAAGTTTTGGCGCATTAGGAGTTACAAGAGCCATACCTGTAATCTCTATAACTAAAGTATCTAATGGTTTAATCCAATCTTTACCATCTTCAAATGTAGGTAGAAGTTTAAAAATTTGATTTGTGATGCGTTCTAGGCTATCCTTAACATTTTCTACCTGATAGTCTAGAATCCTATTATCTATTACCATTAACGCCATTTTTACTTCACTGGTTCCATAATCATACCAAAAGAAGAACGAACATGGCCTTTCTTATCAACATACCTGCGGCAATAAACCCTTTGAGCGTGGAAGGCTTTCTGCTCATATTCCTGCTTCATTGTAATAAGAGAGCGCATATGATTAGCCTGAGAAGTAAATGAAAAGTCTGAACTTGAATATTTCTGGCGAATAAGGTCAACAGTGGCAAGCTGGTAACTAATCCATTCTGCAATCATATAATAACGAATAATAATCTTTTCCTCTACTGTAAGGCAAGTAGAGAAGCATTTATTTTCATAATCTAGAGTAAATGGGTGCGCCCAATGCGGGAACTCAAATTTAGGAACTGCCGCAATCAGAATTTCCTCAAGTAGCTTTTCAGTATCCTCTTTTGTAAGTTCCATAAACATGTCATCGGTAACGCCTGCTAGGAAAAATTCATACATCTCCTGAAAAGAAGTTGGAGGTATGACTTCCATATCTTTATCAATATCTATATCTTGTGGCATTAGGCAAACCTCCTACTTATTTTATATTACTCGGTAGTTGCCTTGACGCGGCGCTTACGCGGTTCGGCATCTTTTTGAACTCGGCGTTGACGTGGTTTATCAGCAACATTGGTATCGCTATTATCATAAGCATGTTTATTCTTAATAGCGGCATCAATATCGACACCAGTTTTTTTCGCAATGGCTTTAATTTTTGCACGGTCGTTGATTTCAAGTTTAATGGCATCATCTTTAATGGTTTCAATAATACCTTGTGGCGCAAAATCAAGAGCGTCCAGCAGAACATCAATTTCATCTTCGGTCAGACATTTCTTTACATCTGCTTCTGTCCAATCATATTCAATTGCATCATACGGAACACCAAATTCTGCGGCAAGTGACTTATTACCTACATTGATGTAGTTCTGTAGAAGAATAGAGCCGCCGGGCTGGAAAAATAACTCACGTAGCTCACCTGCGGAAACACGCATAGTAACGCCCGGAATAAGACGGCGTGCGCGGCCAGAAGACGAAAGAATGTAACCAGTCTCGCAATTTACGATATTGCGGATAGGAACTAGTGTATCATCGCTAATTAGTTCAACTTCGTTACTCATATTATATTTTCTCCTTTTAAATCTAAAAAAAGAAGGGACGCAGAGCGCCCCTTCCAATAATTCATTATTTGAAATTAACAACGGGGTCGTTAACTCCATCAGCAAGAATTCCCTGAGTATCGGCATATACATAATATACCTTATCCATTCCTTCACCTTTTTCCATGAGCTTCTTAGAGCCACGAACAAGGTTGTCGAAATTGATTGTAAACTTAGAGAAATCTTGCTTGCTGCCAGCCTTAGAATAATCCTTTAGCAGCATAAAAGCAGTATAACCATCAGCATTTGGCGTATCACTATTGAATGAATACGTGGTATCCTTAAAATTAAAGATAGCAGAGACATTCTTAGGATTGCTCAGACGAATTGGGTTATTACTTACGTCAATATCTTCAAATACGTTACCCACAAAGTTTACGGTAGCACCTTCGGCAAGATTATAAAGGCTTACGCCGTTATTCTTTAGCTTACCCTTGAACGTATTATTCTTAAAGGTGACATCCGCAATATCACGTGCATTGCTGATGCTAAACTCAACCATATTGTAAATATTCTTATCGCCAGCATCGAATACGTTGTTCTCAAATACAATCTTGCCAGAAGTCATGACAGATAGTGCAGTGCGGGTAGTACCTGAAATTTCACTATTCTTTAGCGTGAAAGGCTTCGTACCGTTAACTTTGACGGCAAGTGTCTTGTCATTAGCATCTGCGCCAGTAGCTACAAGTTTAACATTATCAAATGTAACTGCTGCATCTGAAACCACTACTGGTTTTTCAAAGGTTACACCATTACCCTTAACAGTAATATCATTATTAAAAGTTACAGGCTCTTCGATTGCAGCGGTTCCCGCAGGGACAAACAGTGTGCCACCAGCGGGAACATTTGCGATTGCTTCTGAGACAGTATCATAATCGCCAGCATTTACCTCGTCTTTCCCAGGTGTGGGAGGTTCTGGGTCAGGCATTGGCGTTTGGTTTAGCGAGTTGCTTTTTTTAGTGCTGTGTTCTGATAAGAGCAGATAGAAGGATTAGAGAATACAGCAACACCAAACTTCTTGTAAGTTTGGAGGTCGGTTGACCAATCGTCATTATCAGAAACGGTACGAACAGCAGTTTGACCCTCGAAGACAATCTTGACAGGCTTTTCACCAACGGAAGCGAAGATATAAGCCTGAGATGGGTCAACGACCTTCTCAGCATTGGTTTCATCAACCATAGACTGCTGGAGGATAATTACAGGGTGGCCCTTATAATCGGCGAAAAAGCCCTTGCGGAAAAGCTCTTCCTTCATAGAATCAGAAGCCCAGTCAGCAGAAGCAGGCTTCATAGTAGAAGCGAACTCACGAGTACAATAGATGGTAGAAGTGCCGTTACCATAAGCATCGGAAATAGCAAGTAGTTCATCCATCTTAGTCTCGTCAAAACCAGCACCGACATACTTGTTAGCAGTAGGAAGCTGTTCGACAGTCTGGGTCAGAGCCTTTAGGATTTCAGCGTAGATGTATTCATCAACACCTTCAAGCATGATATTGGTGAAGTCTGCGAATGAATAACGACCATCAAGGAATTCCTCAAAGCCAATGCGGATAGCATAGCCGATAGCGCTAGTAGCGACTTCTAGTTCCTTACCATCAAGCATCATTGTCTCGTAACGACCAGCAAGGCCAACACGAGTTACGAAAGCCTTGGCACGCTTACGAGCAGCTTCAGTAATGCGGAGCTTGAAGACGGCCTTATCGCCCTGAGCAATTGTCTGGACGTCAGCGAACTGTTCAAATTGCTGCATAACCTTAACGGGAAGAATCTCGTCAATGGTATTCTCAATTAGTTCGTAGACAGCGACTTCGTTTCGACGGAAGAGACGATAATCGCCAGCAAGTAGATTGAACTGTTCACGAAGGGTACGGTTAACGGTGTCAACGTCAAATGATTCCTCGTTGCCATTTACTGAAAAAGTAAGGGGAGCATTCTTGGTAGCGGCACGAGCGAGCTTTTTAAGTTCGTCAAATTTCATTAGTTCCATTATCTATCTTACTCCTTTCTTATTCAGCAATGACTTGTAGTTTAAGGCCGGGCTGACCATCAGGCATAGTGGTGAGCTTAGCGACCTTGACGGCTAGACCTTCGCCCTTTTCGCCCTTCTCAAGAACACCATTGGCGCCGGGGACGAGAGTATCACCGAGATCGTAATCGTCAGCCTTGACGTTATTTGTAGTGAAAATATCACCAGCATACATGCGGAAAACACGAGGTGTCATAACGCCGTCATAGAAGTCAGACTTCTTCATGGCGTAGTCACGGTGCATCTGCTTACGCTCGTCATAGAGCTTTTCTTCATTGAAGACCATCATCCAAGGGCCTTCACCAGTGAAGTTAATCTTGCCAGCAGCATAATCGTACTTAACGAAAGTGCCCTGTTCAAGCATTGTAATAGAATCATCAGCGGGGAGCTGACCATAAACGCCACCACTGCGGGGAGCAGAGAGGTGGTTAGGTTCGACAACAGCAAAATTGTCGTGACCAGTAAGCTGAATCTTAGTGTCAGCGCGGTCTACATGTAGAGCCATTTAATCCTCCTATTTAATAGTTTTGTGCTTCGCGGAGAGCAGATAACATTGGGTCAGCATCTTCCGCAATAGTTTCATCATCTAGAGAAAATGTCGTGAGGGGTGTAGAATCTACTTCTTCCTCTTCATCAAAGTTTACATTCTTCTGGACATATAGTAAAGCGAGCTTGCTTTCAATCTCGCCAAGAGTGAATTTATCTTTATCAGCGATAATTTCCGCTTTGTCTTCGTCAGAGAGCATATGATACTTAGCAATCATAACATCTTTATCGGCATCAATACGCTCTGCTTTAAACTTACGAAGCTCTTCTGCTTCTGCTTCGAGAGCCGTAAACTTATCTGTAAGCTCTTTTAGCTGTTCAGAAAGTTCAGAAACCTGATTCTCAAGCTCATGCTTTTTCTCTGGCTTCTTTTCATCTTCCTTATCATCAGAATCATTAGAATCGTCATCTGATTCATCTTCTTTATCTTCGGAATCAGAGTCTTCTTTATCTTCTTTCTTCTCTTCTTCCTTAGCAAAAGTTTCTTCGGCGGAGTCTTCGCTAGATTCAACGTTTTCGTTTGTCTCAACGTTTTCGG